AGTCTACTGATACCTTAAATTCTGTCCTTGTCATTTCTAAATCCTCCTCTAAAAGTAATCTCTTGAGCCTTGGGCGTCCCCTCAACTCATGCCTCTATTATAAGGGTTGGGGCGGAGTTTGTCAATACCCAAATTTTTCTACATTTTCACCAAATAATCACAAAAATCGCGGGTGAATTTCTACATTTTGCACAAAAATAAAAGTTCGTTTTTACATTTGCACAAATTAAAAAGTAAAAATTCTACATTTTGCACAAAAAATTTTTTTCTACATTTTGCACAAATCGGGAGTGTGAAAATTTGTGCAAAATGTAGAAAAAAAGTGCTTGACTTTGTGGCGGCACTGTGGTATAATTTTCCGGCCTGGTCGGCCGGTACTCGATAAAAACGAACATTCGTTCGGTTTATGGGAATAAACCATATGTAAACAAATTGTGAACAAATTGTAAATTTTTTCCGAATGTATGTTCGTTTTGAAAAGCCCAGCGCGAGGGCCGGGCGCGCTGGGGCAATCTACCTTTGTGCATATTGCACAACCGGGCCGCCGCATATTTGTGCAGGTGCACAAACTTTATTTTCTACATATTGCACAAAGCCGGGATGAAAACTTTATGCAAGTGCACAAAATTTAAAATTTACATTTGCACAAACTGACCAGGAATTATTTGTGCAAATGTAGATTTAAAATCGGGGGCGCTATGCCCCCGTTATCTCAAATTCTTCTGTCCTATTGGGATATTCGATATACAGTCTGTCATTTGTTCTCCACATCGCGGTGTATACGTGGCAGTTCCTACTGCGCACTACTAAGTCTCTGCCGCCGCTATGTGTCATCCTATCTTGTATGCGGCGCCATGATGCTATCTTAGCCATTGAGGGCTTGCCGTATGCCTCGAACAAATCACCTTTTGACCAACGATACATATTATTTACCGATTCAATTGTTATAGTTTTCATTTTATTTTCCTCCTCTATTGGAATTATTATTGTATATGTGATTTGAAAAATGGGGGGGCTTATGCCCCCCTGAAACTCTCCACTTTTTTACTTACGCTATTATACAGCTCCTCATCTGATAAGAGGTCGTTTCCTTTGAGAGTCCACGTAAGTTTTAAAACTTCGTTTTCAACCTCAAAGTATGTTATTACTTCCAACATGAGCTCGTGATAATGCCCGTATGCATTATGCTTGTTCCACAACTCACGGAATGTTCTAACTGTTGCCGTGAAATTGTCTTTATCATCGGAATACATTGTACCCCAAACGAGCTTTGAGCTATAGTCCGGGTGTTCAAATGTCGCCCTTATATCATAGGCGATAACGTCGATCGTATCACAAACTTTAAATTCCATTTTTAATTCCTCCTTATCTATTGGCTACAGCCACAATAATTATTATTAAAATTGCTATGAAAGTTCCCATATTTGTTCCTCTCTAAAAATAGGGGGCGCCTTATAGGCGCCTTGCCCCCTGCCTTATTGCTGCCTCTGGCACACCTGCCAAACCTATATATTGCTCTTCGTTTAGCGGTGTAATAATTGGACATGACCTATCAATCTTTGTTGCCACATACATGAGACATACTGCCTCTCTACAATATGCGTCCTTAAAAACGCCAATTGTGAGCATCCAGCCGTCCTCATCAAGAGCAAAGGCAATATTTACATACGCCTCGCCAAGTCGTGCGTCCATATATCCCACAATCTCATCATTGTGCTTGTATATTTCAGTCTTTTCTGTGACTGCGAATTCTTCGATCATATAATATATTGTTGTATAATCAATTTCTGTTAATATAAGTTCCATATTATGCCTCCTTTTTATTAAGATTGTGTGTGTACTCAGTGTTATACCACTCGTACACATTATTACCGAAATAGTGTGCTATGTAGGATAAGGACATGCCCTGTTCGAGCATGTCCCTTCCGTATTCTCTAAAGAACTCTACACTCATTGTGTTATACCTCCCTTCCTACCTTGATTGTCTGCGGTCCCTTTGTGCCGCGTAATAGCTTAACGTTGCCATTGGTGACAACATCAACCAACTTATCAGCAAGTAACTTCATACGTGCCCTTGATACTGCCCAAGACATCAACACAAGTCCTTTGTTACTTGTGTCTGATACCTTGTATGCTCTGTTGCGCTTGCCGTCTGTCGTGATGATATACGACAACCCCTTATCACTGTATGCGTACACTCTTGCCTTGCCTGCCTTAACGATTACATCTGATACTGTGAACATCTTTATGTTCCTCCTCTATTATAATATAGTCTTGCCTTATAGCAAGCCATCGGATAGGCAGAGTTGCCCCTGCCTATCCTGTGGCGTGTTATATTGCCCAAGTGTGCACTCTTGCTGAGTGTTGTCCGTCGTCGCGTATATGGACATCAAGTACCATACACTTTCTGCGCCTTTCGTCACGCTTTGTGACAGTGTAGAACCTGCCACGCCTATATTTTGCATAGACAGTAACGTCCAGCCTTCCATTCGCATCGCTATACATCAAGTATGTCTTGAAAGACCTTGGCATCGAGTATGCGACCGGTTCACCCTTAATGTCGCTAAGGATAGCGCTTACGATTTTTTCGCAACGCATAGCTCCTATCGAGTTTGCGTCATAGATCTTGTAGATGAATGTGTCTGTCATAATTTTGTCCTCCAAACTATTATTTTATCGCTTATGCGATAATCTACCTATAGACATTATACGCCTATAGGCACATTACCGCAAGCGGTATTTTGTTTTATTGCGCGCCCGCTTGTGGCTTATCGGTTAGTAGGTATCTGCCACCGACTTGCTACCACGAGGCGCAACCCTTAACTTATGCGCAGTCGTGGTGCAGTAAAAGCACGCAATAGTAGTATGTATGGTAGCCCTATACGGCAACATATAGCCCAATTGTCAAGATACGACCTTATAGCGAAGTGCAAGTCCGCTACATTATGCACCCATCATTAACCCTTGCGGACACGATGATTTATGCAATTTCTACGCATAGCTTTAATCAATACGACTAAGCGCCTTTGTATTGACTTAATCACTAAAACGTCTTTAGGTAGGTTGTGTTAAGGTACGGTGTCAAGCTCGGTTTTGATGTTCCCTTGCTTGATGATTGAATGATACAACACGGCGGGGACACAGTACAGCAAAATTTGCAAGTCGCCGCCTGGTGCTGGAAAGCCCCGTAGTTACTGCGTTTGAAGATCTTTGAAGGGGGCAGGGATTTTGGGAAACGCCCGCAGTTACTGCATCCCCGGGCTTTCTCTCCATCCCCCACAAACTCAAAGCAATTTTTATTCCAAAAGACGAAAAAGTTGACACTACAAAAATTTTTTGTTATAATATAGTTACCGAACGAAAATAGAAAGGAGGTTAAAATACCTTGTTCTTAGATACTAAAATAGAAACATCAGAGGGTAGATTAGAATTTGTAAATAACTACTTAAAAGATAATCCTAATCCAAATGAAAAAGAATTAGAATGGTTAGCTGACTAGTTAGTTTACCCTTTAGATAAACAAGAACGAATTCGTGAGCGTAAAATTACAACTGAAAACCGTATGAAAGTAATTAGAGAGCATGAAACTTCCTATCAGTCTCTTTCTGCCAAATTTGAAGCTGGTGCAGATGCAATCGAAGCGTTATCACAATCTCGTTCAGTCACAAATGAAAAAATTACTAGAAAACCACGTGCTATTACACAAAGAGATTTAGATGAAATTCCTGGTTTGCGCGACCGCCTTGAAGCAGCGCAACTCTGGAAAGAAATTCAAAAAAGTTCTACCGGACGTCGCGCATGGATTGCGGCCAAGGCCTTCCGCGAAGATAAGGCCCTTTGTTATGAACTCAGAGATATGCACTAGGGCGTTAACCTAAGCTCATCGCCCCCCACATAGGCACCTTTGCCGCAAGAATATCCCGTAAAAGAATGGATTGACTCAGACGGTACAATCCATTACGAAGGTGCTTCTCTTATGAAAAAATCTCTTTGCCGCGAACTTCTTCAATCTTACATCAAACTAAAAGGAAAGAATTGGGGCAAGTTCAATGACATGTGGTTTTTAATTATGGACTTTGAGAATTGTTTATTTGAAGCCCTTGAAGATAAGCCTATCTACCAAGCTATTACCGAATATAAATGGTCTTCCATGTCCAACAATGAAATAGCGCAAGAATTATATGCGGAATTTGGAAAACAATATACACCAGAATATATATCAAATATTTATTGTAATAAAATCCCCGAATTAATAGCAGAAAAAGCAACTGATAATTTCATTGACTATTGGTAGATGTATGAAGAAAAAGGAACATATAAAACTTGTTCTTGCTGCGGCCGGGTGCTCATTGCACATCCACGATTCTTCAACCGCAATTCCACTTCTAAGGATGGTTTTTATTCACAGTGCAAAACCTGTCGGTCTAAAAATCGTAAAAAGAAAAAGGTCCAGAGCTAAAAAACTCTCCTAAGTTTTTAAAATAATATATAAGAAAGGAGAGATAAAAATGGCAGAAACAGAAACTAAATTTTGTGTTAGATGCGGCAAAGTATTAAAAATAAGTGATTTTTATAAATCTAATAATACAGAAAAATATCCAGATGGCCATGTAGATTTATGTAAACAATGCTTTGTGGCGCATCTTGATAATTGGGACCCTGCAACTTATGTTCCTCTGTTGGAAGAAGTTGATGTACCTTATGTTCCAAATGAATGGAATAGATTATTAGCTAATTATGCGGGAAACCCTGAAAAAATGACTCCTACTACCATTATTGGTAAGTAGTTAGCTAAAATGAAACTTAATCAATTTAAGAAATATCGTTTCGCAGATAGTGAAACACTTCAAAAGATTGATGAAAAAGAAAAAAGAGAAGCTCTTGAAAGACAAGGTAAATAGTCCGAAAGTGAAATTCAAGAAATGATTGCGGCCGGGCAGGTCGAGGCACCGCCAAAACCAGAGAACTTTGGGCAGAACAAAACCACCGACAGCGCCAGTTTTATAAGTACGGATGATTCAGATCTAGAATTAGATTTAACTCAAGAAGATTTAACATATCTTAGACTAAAGTGGGGACGTAATTACCGTCCCTTTGAATATGTTCAACTTGAACAACTTTATAATGATATGATGGCTTCTTACGATATTCAGACCGCAGGTCACATAGATACTTTAAAAATGATATGTAAGACCAGCTTAAAAGCTAATCAGCTGTTGGATATAGGTGATGTAGATGGTGCTTTAAAAATGACTCGTGCTTATGATACATTAATGAAATCTGGTAAGTTCACTGCCGCGCAAAATAAGGCTGAATCTGGTGAATTTGTTGATTCTATTGGTGAAATAGCTATGATGTGTGAAAAGCATGAATTTATTCCAGTTTATTACACAGAACAGCCAGAAGATAAAGTAGATTGGGTAATTAAAGATAATCAAAATTATGTTAAGAAACTTGTTACAGAAGAAATGAATTTGGCTGACTTACTTGATAAAGCACTTAAAGATATTGAAGAAGATAGGGAAAGAGAAGAAGATAAAGAAGCTGATGAAGATGGTTTCGAGCAAGAGTTGTTTGCGGACGAGGTCTCTGACACGGTCACGGACGAAGATATAGTGAAGTTTAGGGAATTTGAAGAAGAGCTAGAAAAATCAGATAATCTAAGTTTACAAGAGAAAAAACAAGAAATAAAGAAAGAAATCAAAGCTAATGAGAAGAAAAAGAAACCATCAGTTGTAAACATTAAAAAGAAAAAGAAGGGGGAAGATTAAATGGGATTACAAGACTTACTTAATACTTCCTCTATGAATAAAAAAATAGGTATGAGTGAAGAGAGGTTCGAAGCAATTCGGCCTCGTCTTGCTCAATACATTAGTTTTTGGAAGGCTTATCCAGATTTATTTATAGATTTCCTCCAAAAGGGAGAAAATGGAGAAGTACCTAAAGATGGATTAAAGTTTTTCTTTTATCAAAGAGTTTTTTTAAGAGTATGTTTAAGATATCGTTAGACTTATTTTGTTTTTCCTAGAGCTTATTCTAAATCTTTCTTAACTGTTTTAAGTTTAATAATTAAATGTATTTTATATCCAGGTGCCAAGTTATTCGTTACTTCTGGAGGTAAGGAACAGTCTGCGGGCATTGTTAAAGAGAAGGTAGATGAGCTTTGCTCAATGGTACCTAATCTGGCACGTGAGATTGACTGGAGACCTGGTAAGACTCGTATTGGTAAAGACTATGTAATTTATAGATTTAAAAATGGTTCATAGTTTGATAATGTCCCTGCTAGTGAAAAGTCAAGAGGTAAAAGAAGACACGGGGGTGTAGTCGAGGAATGCGTTGGTGTTGATGGTACTATTCTATCCCAGGTAATTATTCCTATGATGAACGTATCTCGACAGGCGATGAATGGACAAAAATACGATAAAGAACCTTTAAATAAATCTCAAGTTTGGATTACTACAGCAGGTTATAAATCTACTTTTAGTTATACTAAATTGATACAGTATCTTGTATGGATGGTAGTTGAACCAGAAAAAGCATTTATTATGGGCGGTACTTGGAGAATACCAGTTCTGATGGGGCTTCAAGATAAGAGCTTTATTCAGGACTTAAAACGAGATACTACTTATGATGAAGCAAGTTTCCAAAGAGAATATGAATCTATGTGGACGGGCGTTGTTGAAGGTTCATTCTTTAATGGAGATGCTTTTGAAAGAAATCGTACACTCCAAAAGCCAGAATATGAATATAGCGGACGTTCTAGTGATAGAAGTTATTATATTCTTGCTTGCGACGTAGGTCGTATCAAATGTGATACTGTAGTATGTGTGTTTAAGGTGCGGCCGCAGGAGGTTGGCGCGCCCATAACCAACTTAGTAAATATTTATGTTATTAATGATGAGAACCTATTGGATCAAGCAGTTGTTCTTAAAAGATTATTTTATAAATATCACGCAAGAACAATTTTAGTCGATGGTAATGGTCTTGGTCAAGGTCTTGTAGACGCGATGGTTAAAAGTCAGGATGACCCAGAAACTGGTGAGAATTATCCAGACTTTGGTGTTCAGAATGATAAAGACGGAGAATATAAAAAGTATAGAACTCCTCGTACAGAAGATGATGCAATGTATATTATGAAAGCTAATGCGGAAATTAATACAGAGTGTCATTCAAATGTTGTAACGCAGATGAGCGCGGGCAAAGTAAAATTCTTAATTGATGAAAGAACTGCTAAACAGAAATTATTAGGTACTATGATGGGTAAAAATATGACTCCTGAGCAGAGAAAGATTTATTTAATGCCTTATGAACTTACAACAATTCTAAAGTATGAAATGTTAAATTTAAGAGAAGAAAATCAAGGTATGAATATTTTGTTAAAACAAGCTAATAAAAACATCCAAAAAGATAAATTTTCAGCTTTTGAATATGGATTATGGTATATTAGAGAAACAGAAGGTAAGAAAAAGAGAAAGAGATTTAAAGCTTCAGATTTTTGTTTTATGAACTAAGGTCAAAATTTTACAAACTATTATTTCAATTTTTTATATAATATATAAAGAGTTGAATTATATTTAAAAAGGTGGTGAGAACATTGAGAGCTTCTAGAGGAGAAATAACAATAGAAGAAATTTTAAAAGAAAATGAAATGAACTTTAAAGAAGAATATAGTTTTGAAGATTTAAAAGCTCCCAATGGTACTCTTTTAAGATTTGATTTTGCGGTTTTTGATGACGATGGAAATTTAGATTTTTTGATAGAGTATCAAGGAAAACAGCACTATGAAGCTAGTAATAAATTTGGAGGAGCTACTGGTTTATACCGCCAACAATATAATGATAACTTAAAAGTAAGATATTGCGGTTTACATAATATAAAATTAGTTATAATACCTTATACTGAAGAAGTATTATTATCTTATGATTATATTATGAGAAAAGCCGGGTACTAAAAGGAGGTGACACTTTGGAAGATAGACAGCAAGAAATCCATGAAAAAGGATTTAATTTATATCGATCAAACGACACTTCTAATCCCAACGTTGATTTTGGCTCTATCAAAGTCGATGTTAAAAAACTTGATGATGCTACTATAAATTTAGGGAAGTATAATAAACCAGAAACAAGAAATATGTTGGGTAATAAGGCTTATGTATTACAAGCATTACAACAAAAAAATGCAGAAGCTTTAAGAGAAATTTCAGATTACTTCTTTATTACCAATGGTATTTATCAAAGAGTGTGTTGCTATTTTGCTACAATGTATAGATATGACTGGTATATTAGTGCAGAGTTATACACAGACTCTGATAAGATAAAAGAAGATAAAGTAAAGAAAGATTTCAGAGAATTACTTAGATATTTAGATGATAGTTATATTAAAAAAACTTGTGCTGTTATAGCTTTAAATGTTATAAAGTATGGTTGTTATTACGGCTATGTTGTTGAGGGTTCTGAAGGGTTTGTGCTCCAAGAGTTACCTAGAAAATATTGCCGTACAAGATATAATAGAGGACCGTTACCTGCTATTGAATTTGATATGAGATGGTTTGATATAGCGTTTTCCGATCCTATCTATCGTTTAAAAGTTTTAAATATGTTCCCTAAAGAGTTTAAAAAGGGTTATCAACTTTACAAAGAAGGTAAAATACCAGTTGAACACGATGGTGATGGATGTCGTTTGGGAGCTTGGTAGTTACTTGACCAAGGAGCAACAGTTAAATTTGATTTTGGCCTTGGCTCAGGAGATTTGCCGCTGTTCGCTTCTGCGATTCCCGAACTCATCGATTTAGACGCGGCACAAGACCTAGACCGCCGCAAGCAGTTACAAAAACTTTTAAAAGTTTTTGTTCAGAAACTTCCAAGAGATAAAAATGGTGATTTAATATTTGATGTAGATGAAGCTAGAGATTTGCATAATAATGCAGTTCAAATGCTAGCTAATGCTATTGGAGTTGATGTGTTAACTACTCCTACAGATGTTGATTCGATTGATGTTTCTGATGATAATACTACAAGTTCTAATGATGATTTGGCAAGAGTTGAAAGAACTGTTTATAATGCTTTTGGTACTCCTCAAAGCATTTTTAATTCTACTGGTAATGTTGCTTTAGCTAACTCAATTTTAAACGATGAAGCATAGGTTAAAACCATGGTATTACAATTTAGTTCTTTTTTTGATAGATTAGTTAGACAGAAAACGAAGAAAGGTATGAATAATAAGAAATATGGTTTCAGATTTTTCATGCTAGAAACAACTCAGTATAACTATAAAGAATTAGCTAAAATGTATAAAGAACAGACTCAACTTGGTTTCTCGAAGTGTTTACCTCAAATTGCTCTTGGACATTCACAATCTATGATTATGAATACAGTCGTATTTGAGAATGACATTTTGAACTTGCCAGCTATTATGATACCTCCTCTTATGAGTAGTACAATGAATATTGAAACTATTAAAGAGGTTGGAAGTAAAGGCACTAAGTTGATGGATGAATCTAATGGTCAAGCTGGACGTCCTGAAAAGGAAGACAGTGAAAAGAGCGATAAAACAATTGCCAATAGAGAGAGTATGGGATAAGGAGATAAAAAATGAAGCATGTTAGTATTAAAATGAATACTCCTGCGGAGTTCATTAACGTAACTCCCATTAATCCTCTTGTAAGTAAATGTCAAATAAAGGTTTGTTACGTTGGGGATACCCCCAACCGTAACGGATCTATTATTACAAAGGAAGTAGCTACAGAAATGGCTAATAGCCTTCCTTGTTCACCTATTGTAGGTCGTTACTTAAAAGATAAAGAGGATTTTGAAGAACATAGCCGTGAGATGGTTATTGAAGATGGCGAATTAAAATTTAAGGATTTAACACAGCCTTATGGTTTTGTTCCCGAGAATGCACAATGCTGGTTTCAGAAATTTCTAGATGATGGTGTTGAGCATGAATATCTCATGACTGAAGGTTTACTTTGGACAGGACGTTATCCAGAGACGCAGAGAATTATCGAACAAGGTAATAATCAATCTATGGAATTGGATAATAAAAGTTTACAAGGAACTTGGTCCAAAGATGAAAATGGATATTATGAATTTTTCATAATAAATGAAGCAGTAATATCTGCTCTTTGCATTTTGGGCGAAGATGTAGAACCTTGTTTTGAGGGTGCTTCTATTTACAAAGGTAAAGTTCAGTTTTCATTAGAAAATAATTTTAAAGAACAGTTATTCTCTATGATTAGTGAAATTAAAGAAATTCTAAGTAAAGGAGGAGAATCAGTGGATAAGGAATTAATTGAGACTTCAGAAGTAGAAGTAACTGATACACCTGAAGTTACTGAAGAATTTGCGGCAGAGCAGCCTGAAGGCGCTACTGAACCTGCTGCTGCAGAAATTGAGGAAGAAGCTCCTGCTGTTGAAGAAGAAGCTCCAGCCGAAGTTTCTACAGAAGAAGCTGAAGTAGTTGCTGAGGAAGCACCTGCTGAAGAAGAAGCTCCTGTTGAAGAAACTCCTGCTATTAGCGCAGAAGAGTTTACAGCTTTACAGGAAGAGAACGAAAGTCTTAAAGCTGAAATTGCTGAATTAAAGGCTTTTAAGTTAGGTATCGAACGTACAGAAAAGCAAGAAATGATTGATAAATTTTATATGCTTTCTGACGAAGATAAAGCAGATGTAATTGGTAATATTGATACTTATAGTTTAGATGATATTGAAGCTAAATTATGCGTTATTTGCTTTAGAAAAGGTATTAGTTTCTCTGATAATTCAGAAAAAGAAGATGATGTTACCGTTTATAATTTGCATGACAGTTACGATGCTACACCGGCTTGGATTAAAGCAGTTGAGCAGCATAGTAAGAAATAAGAAAAAAATTTATAAGGAGGAAACTTGAAAAATGGCAAAAACAAGATTAAGTAATGCTACTTACGTTGAGCGTGGCTACGGTCAGGTTGAGCCTAACCATCTTTCTGCTCAGAAAAATGGTCAGATTTATGCTCAGCTTCCTGCCAACCCAAATATTGATATGCTTGAGAATGGTCAGTTCGTAAAGTATGATTACGCTCGCGGAGAAGTTAATTTTGGCACTACAGGTGATACAGGTGCCTGGATGCTCGTTTATAACGAAGTAAAAGTTTATAGACCTGGCGAATCAGATTGTGATTTCGCTATGTTAAAATCAAATTATGCGGCTAAGGTTTATAGCCCTGTAGATGGAAGCTCTGCTGCATCAGCTCAGGCTCGTGATTATTCTTCAATCACAACTCCCGCTGATCCTTATGAGGTAGATAGCACAGCTACACCTTTCTCTATTACTAAGTACTCACAGCCTTTGAATATGCCTGCAGGCACAACAATGGTTCCTAGAGTATTTGGTACAGTAGTTGGTGATATTTTCACAACAAATACTATTAAGGAAACAACACTTGCAGTAACAGACTTACTTACTGTTGGTACAGATGGATACCTTACAAAGACTGGCGCATCTGCTGCTACATCTGATGTATGGCAGGTAGTTAAGGTTTACACAATGCCCGATGGCCAGAAGGGCGTTAAGATTATGAGAATTGCATAAGGAAAGGAGAAAAGAAAATGGCTTTAGATAAAAAGAATTTAGTTGCTTTAGCTATTGCAGCTGCAAAAGCTACTCCTTCTGCTCCCGTTGCATATAGCTATGAAGGTAAGAATTTTTCATACGCTGAGCTTAATGAAACTCTTTATACTGAGTTAAGTGCTCTTGCTGGTGATAATCGTTCTTATCGTGAAAATAAGAATACAATCTTCGCTATTATCGAAGAGACAATTGATGAAGTACTTCCTAAGAGAGCTCAGGATATTTATTCTGGTCTTGCTGAGATTAAAGTAGTTGGCCAGGGTGATAAGCCCTTGTTCCGTAGAAAGGTTAATAACCGTCTAAGAGCAAAGCAGTTCGTTACAAGAGTTGGTCTTGCTGGACGTTACGAAGTTTGGAAGATGGCAGCTGGTGAGAGCTTTGAAGTTCCTACATCTGCTATTGGTACAGCTATTCAGATCGGTTTTGAGGAATTCCTTGACGGTAGAGTAGATTGGGCAGAAATGCTTAACATTGTACTTGAGGGAATGGATGACCTTATCGCCTATGAAATCGAGGCTTCTTTGAAGGCTGCTATTACACAGCTTCCTACAAACAATGTCGTTGTTACAACTGGTTTCTCTGAGGCTGATTTTGATAAGTTGCTTGTTATCGCTGATTCCTATGGTGATGCTACAATTTATTGCTTCGATGAATTTGCTCGTAAGATGATTCCTGCTGAGGCTTGGAGATACTCTGACAGAATGAAGGAAGAAGTATGGACTTCTGGTCACCTTCAGGGTTATAAGGGACATAGAGTAGTTATCTTCTCTAATGTTGTAGCTGATGAAACAAATAGCGCAAAGGCTCTTGATCCTTCTTATGTATGGATTATCCCTAATGGCGCTGATAATAAGCCTGTAAAGGTTGTTATCGAAGGCGATACAGCTGTTAAGGAAGTTGATAGTAATGATGATTGGAGCAGAGAGCTTCATATGTACAAGAAGATTGGTGTAGTTGCTATGCTTGCTAACGACATTTGCTGCTACAGAGATACATCTCTTGACAAGACAATTACTAACTGGAACTTCGCTACAACAATGAGTTTCCCTGTTGATGTTAATAATTCAGAGAGCTGATTTAAATTAAAGCGGGAGGGACTAACCTCCCTCCCGTTTTTTTATTTTTAAGAGACAAAGGAGAAAAATTATGGAAGATGAAAACAGAAAAATATTGGTTAAAAATCGTAGTGCAGCTACAGTTATAATCAATATACCTAATAGAAATATAAAACTTACTCTACAGCCTGGTCAGGTTGTTAATTCTCTAACTTTTGCGGATATGAAAGATTATTCTTATCAGCCTGGAGGAGAGACAATTCTTAAGCAATATTTACAGCTTAGTGAGGCTGACATTAAAGATTTAGATTTTGGCGAGCCTCAGCTTGAATATAATTATTCAGAGCAGGATATAATTAATTTATTAAATCCTGCAACACCAGATAATTTTGATGCTTTCCTTGATTGTCTTGATTTTGCTCCAACAGGAGTAATCGATTTGATTAAGAAATATGCAGTTTCTCTTCCTGTTACAGATACTCGTAAGCTAGAAGCAATTAAAGAGCAGACAGGATTTGATGCGGCTGCCGCAATTAGACACGTAGAAGAAGAGAAAGAAGAAAAGCCTGAAGAGGCAAAGACTCCTACAAGAAGAGTTGTTTCAGAGCCTAAAAAGACTACGACAGGACGTAGAGTAGTAACACCTAGTAAGTAATCATTTTTGAAAGGAGCGTTATATTATGGCAACAAGTTTTACTAAAGTATATAATGCTTTCCTAGACCAGATTACTGATGATATGTAGGTCGAGCTTACACCAGAGGATACTTTAAAAGATTTACAGAATTTATTACTTAATGGTATACCGAGATTTGAATTTCCAAGAAAAAATCTTACTGATTATACCATTGAAACAGAAGTTATTGATGAAAAAGATTTAACTGAAAATGATTTTGTAATTGGTATTATATGGAATGAGTTAGAGCCGGGGCAAGAAGGTGACCCAACAGTAGCAAAAGTTATTGTTGAGCGTAGCACTTTCGCGGCTGACCTTACTTCAGAAGAAATTTTTATTTTAGCTTTAATCATGAAATGCGGCTGGCTTCAGCGCCAAGTTACTTCTATTGAGAATACCAGAATGAAATAGAGTGGAAGTGATTTTAAATTTACTTCTCAGGCAAATCATTTATCAAAGTTACTAGCCTTGTTAACTGAGTGTCAGAGACAGGACTTTCATTATCAACGTCTATATAAGCGCCGTAAGGTAGCAGAAGATGGTTCTATTAGTTCTAACTGGGGTGTTCTAAGGGAGGTATCAGCGATTGATGACTAAATACGGTTTTGATATTCCTGTACGTCAGGAAAGTGGCCGATTAATTAATCATCTTTATAAGCTTATCCCAATGAGAGAGAACGAAGAAAATTACATTTTACAATTAGAAACAGTTATAAATGAGATAGTTGGTTTAAATGAGATTTATGTCTCGCAAAACGACTATCTTATTTTATTGGCTAAACTTGAAGGTTTGCTTCATAGTGAGTCAGCTTTTGATTTTTATCGAAAGACTGTGTTTGAATGTATCAGTTTGGTAAGAGGGCTTCAAGATGAAAATTAATGTACCTTATCCCAGTGCTTTGGGCGGCATGGCCGCTCGCTTGAAGCAACATGGCGGGTTCCCGCAGCAAGATAGAATGATTAAAGATAAAAGGCGTTCTTTGGATAAAGCAGTATTGTACTCATAGCAAGGTGCTAAAGTGCAAAAATTAGATAGTGATGTTGTAGCTAGAGCTTTGGTAAACCCAAACAAGCTTACAATGGATTATGACAATAAAATTTTATCCGTAGGATATGAGTATGATTATAAACCGGGTGATATTTTTAAATGGTTAAATACTGATACCTATTGGATAGTTTATTTACAAGATTTAACTGAATTAGCTTATTTCCGTGGGGACATAAGAAAATGTCGTTATACTATAAGTTGGAAGAGTGAAAATGGTGAAGTGGTTACTACTTAGGCAGCGGTTCGTGGCCCAGTAGAAACCAAGATTAATTTCATCCAAAAGAGTGGAATTAGTGTTGATGAACCTAATCACTCTTTAAATATAATACTACCTAAAAACCCAGAAACATTAAGATATTTTAAGAGATATAATAAATTTTATTTAAGAACCTTAGAAGATAATGAAGCTGATATTTGTTGGCGAGTTGAAGGATTCGATACTATTAGTACTCCTGGTATCATTGAACTTACAGCAGTTGAATATTATTCAAATGAAATGGAAGATGATTTAGAAAATGGTATAGCTGGTGGATTGATTGTGGATCCTATCCCTCCTGAGCCTGCTTCGGATTTAATAGTTGGTGAAAATTTTATTAAGCCTAAATTAACTTATGTTTATACTTATGAAGGTAGTGAAGAGGGTCAATGGGAACTTATTAGCGATAATAAAACTATTCAAAAGGCTATAGATGGTAAAACTATTAAGGTTAAATGGCAACAGAGTTACAGTGGCCAGTTTACTCTTAAGTATGGCTCTGCTGAAAGGGTTATCGTGGTAGATTCCCTTTAATGAGAGACAAAGGAGAGTAATATGAAAGTTAATAGATATAGATAGCCTGAATCCAGTTTTTTATCAGTAGATAAGGACATGGACATTATTATAGGCTGGCTGTTAAAAGACGAAAGATTTAAAAAGCTTTTGTATTATACAGAAAAAACAGCCTTAGATCAACCTAATTTAACTGAAGAGCAAACCGTGGAATTAATGGGAAAAAATATTAAGCGTGTACCAAAATTATATGTAGACGGGTCTGTATTGAACTAGATAATAATAAGTTTTGATAACTTTACCCTTAATTTGAACAATCCAGAATTTCGTGACAATGTAATTACATTTGATATTATTTGTCATTTTGACCAGTGGGAACTCAAAGATAATCAGTTGCGGCCGTAGCGTATTGCCGCGGAGATAGACACCTGTTTTAATAATAGGCATTTAACCGGTATTGGAAAACTTCAGTTTATGGGGATGAATCAAATTATTTTAAATGATGAATTTGCTGGAGTAACTTTAATGTATGCGGCTGTTCATGGTGGCGAGGATAATTATGGTATGCCCAATCCAGCTGACGAGCAAGCATATATTGATGAATTTAATCAGTTGTTTAATCCTGAAGAATTTAGAGGGGATTAATGGAATTTGATTATAGGTTGGCATTGATGACTGGGGTTGATATTCCAATCCCCGAGTGTCAATTAACAGTTAAACAGCCTACTATTAAAGAAATTTCAAAAATGGGTGAAAGAGATTTTTTAGTTGGAGCGCAATTATTGTGCGTTACGAAAGAAGATTTTAAAGACCAAGATATAAATATAGAGTCGAACTTTAATTTGCTAATGTTTATTTTGCAACAAGATGAGGCAAGAGATAAAAAGGTAACGGTCAAGACACTGTTATCAATGCTCCTGCCGCAATAGCAAATAATGATTACTCCTAGGTCAATCTTATGTAAAAAAGATGAAGAAAATCTCATAATAGATGAAGGCAATTTTGATAATTTTCAAAAGATTGCTAAAAAGATTTGTGGTTTAGATAAACAGAGGGATCAAGATGGCGAGATCCACGAAGTCTACAATCCCGCAAATGAAAAAGCTAGACGCATAGCAGAAAAGATTTATAAAGGACGAGCTGAATTAGCTAAAAGAAAAGCTGAAGCGAATCCTGATGATTCTATGTAGTCTAGATTTATTTCTATTTTGGCTATTGGTTTACATATGTCAATAGAAGATTTGAATAATTTAACAGTTTTTCAAATCACAGATTTATTTGAAAGGTTTAGTCTATGGACTCAGAATGATATTGATCTTCGTGTAAGATTAGCTGGAGGTACTCCAAATGATCAGCCTGAGAACTGGATGAAACCTTTACATTAAAGAAAAAATTAAATTAAGGAGGAAAAAGACAAATGAAATATGGCGTTCGTGAAATTTGCGATGTTGTTTTCAAAGCAAAGGGCGTAATGAAGGTCGGTAATAGAATTTTCTATAAAGACGAGCCCGTAATGTATTTCGATACTCTTAAGACTTCTTCTCTTGAAGCTGCTTCAGCTACTGTTTATGCACAGGGTGGCCGTGGTAATCCTAGACTTATTGCTTGGGATGGTGACCGTACATTAACATTCAACATGGAAGATGCTCTTATCAGTTCTGAAGGTCTTCAGATTCTTGCTGGTGCAGGACTTCTTGAAGCTTCTAGTAAAGAGACTTTGAAGGTTCATACTACTTCTCAGCTTTCTGGTAATGATATTATTACTCATGTTACTGGTTCTGGTTCTTCAGCTTATGTAGACAGCGTAAGTATCGTATTACCTCAAAAGCCTTATTGGGCTTTGACAAGTGCTGGTAAAGTAGACCCTACTTCTAATTACATTTATGTAATGGTTCTTGATGAGTACGGTGAAGTTTTCTCTGAGCCTTTTATTCCTAATGTTGGAACAGTAGATGCTCCTGTTGATCCTGATGCAGCTTTTGTTCCTGTTTATTGGGATGGAGATAGCTGGGAAGAAATTACTTCTGGTTCTACAGAAAAAATTGGTGGTTATAAGATCACATTGAAGACAGGTGATGACTTAGCTAAGACAAATTATGCTACTAATAAAGCTCCAGTCTTTGGTGATGATATCCCTCTTGGTAAGTTGTTTGTTGGTTCTGGTAAGGATGCAGTTCTTGTAGATTACTATACAGAGAAAGCATCTGGCGCTCAGCAGATTGAAATCACAGCTGATAAGTTTGGTGGTTCTTTCTACATTGAAGCTGATACACTCTTCAGAACACAGCAAGGTCTTGATATGCCAGCTGAGTTCATTATTCCTAATGGTAAGATTCAGTCTAACTTCACACTTTCAATGGCTGCTACAGGTGATCCTTCTACATTCACATTTACAGTAGATGCTATGCCTGATTACACAAGATTTGACAGAAGTAAGAAGGTTCTTGCAGCTGTTCAGATTATCCAGGATGGTGCAGTTAGTGATGCTGCTCGTGAGAGAACATACACAGCTGCTCCTGGGGTTGACACAAGTATTCTTTAATTATGAGAGTTAATTCTAAAAGAGCTTGGTCAAACGGAAGTAGAAGTATTAAACCTTCTGCTCCTGTTGCTAAAAAGGAAGAGCCAAAAGTTGAAATCATTGAAGAAGAAGTAATTTTTTTAGATGATGAAGAAGAAAGTGTAGAGAACGGCTTAGGCTAATTAATTATATGGGGGTATAGATTAATTTCTATACTCCCATTTTTTTATTATGCGGGAAAGGAGGAAAAGGAGAAAATGAGCAGTATTATTGATAATTATATTCACTATAATAGAGATTATTATTTAGCTTTTGGTTTGCAATCTAAGGCAGGCCGCAGGTTTGATTCGGGAACTTGGGAAAAAACATCAGGAGGACCTGAAAAAGTATTAGAAGATGCACATAATAATATTGTTAATTATTAGAAAGGTTTAGGAAATTGGACAAAAGCTAATGATTTAGCTAAAAAATTGAATTTTTATTATAATAGTCGTGGTAAGACACCTCTAACAGGGGCTCAGCTTACAGAAGAAGAATATAAACTTTTGGAAAAATATGCTTTAGAATAGGTAGAAAGTCAACTTAATAGAACAGATGTTTTAAAAGGAAATTTTGAACATTTGCGTTTTGATTACGCTGAAGGAAAAGACCCTAGAGAATTAGTGGGACTTAAAGGAGATTATATTAATAAAACTGGTGAAGCTAAAAGTGTAAGAGCTTCAACAATTAAGCAAAGAATAATGGCATTAAACAGAGCATATAATAATTCTAAATTTACTAAAGGTTCTGATATAGAGGCTAGAGTAAAAGAATTAATACAATTAGATAAACAATTAACTAAAGATTTAAAACAAACAGGTGAAAAAGTATATTATTTACAAGATGTAGTAAATAAAAATGGAGTAACTACTCATACGGCTAATGAGAATGCATTATCTTTCGTAGAAAAATATAATAGTTTAATGCGAGATTATATTTTTCATCAGGCTATGGCTAATGGACATTTAGGTGAATTTATGACTATGGGAATATTATTTATGTTACAGCAAAAAGGTAATAAAGTAACTAAAGAAATAACTGATGATATGATGAAAAATTTTACTGAAAGCATGAAGAAGGGAAAAAGTAATAATGGATATAGTATTACTGGTAAGGATACAAGTCATAAAGGTTTATTTCAAGCTAATTATGCTATAAACTTAAATTTATCAGGTGAAAATTATGAGGGTCATACTTTTGCAGGGGATTTAAATAGTAGAAATAATTATTTAGAATATCAAGCTAATGGTGATGCTGGATTAATATCTGTTAAAGCCACACAAGATAAAGTTGATGCCGTTATTACTATGGATGGAGAGGAAGATTTAAATCTTTCAATTAAAAATTATCAGTCTGCGAAATTTGATAAAGTTTCTCTACATAGCGGCAGTCTTATACGTTTAATTCAGGGTAGAGATGAATTTATTAATCATTATTTAAATATCGCTACTACCAGAACTGCTTCTGGAGATTCTCGCCACAATGAAAAAAAGAGAGAATGGAATAGAACGGGTGGTTCAGATTTAGTCACAAAAGCTAAGGATATAATGAAAGAATATACTTTTTATAAGGCTTTAGCAGGAGGGGTTAGAACAACTGCTCTTGATCAATATACTTTAGAAGCTAACTATTTTGTATTTAACGATAGTACTGTAGGACATTTTGTTGTTATTCCTATTAGTGCTTTCCCAACTTTATTTAAAGAAAAAAATACTGGTGGGATAGATATTAAATATAATGGTAAACCTGCTCTTGATTTAAAAAATAGTTGGGAAAAGAGTGAAAAAAAGACAGGTGGTTATAATGATTATGCTATGGCTTTTAGACGTATGAGAAATTTAATGTTATCTTTATTTAGTGTGTCTACTCATGTTAGTTTAGCTATTAAGCAAATTACTGAATTAGGTCGCCATCAGCATTAATTTTGACAACTAAAAATTTTTATGTTATAATATAAACATAGAATATAAAAAGAGAAAAAGGAGGTCATTATACAATGGCAAAAATTGATTTTGAAAAAATAGAATTTCCTAAAGATAATACAATTACTTATGAAGGTGAGACTATTACAATTAAGGGATATGTACCAATAGAAGAAAAGCTTAATGCGATTTCTACTATTTTATCTTTAAGTCTTAATTCTGATACTGGTTTTTATCTTCCTGGACATCTTGATGTTTATAAGGAAATTTTTATTCTTAAACTTTATACTGATATAGAGTTTACTGATGAAGATATAGATAACCCTATGCCTATTTATGATAAGATTATGGTTGCTCCTTTCCATGAACAGATTATGGAAATTTTAAGAGAAAATGAAGATATACGGATTTTTATCTGGTTATTGGATGAAAATGTAAGAAAGCTTGAAAATTATCAGACTAGTGCTTATGGTATTCTTGATAGTTTAAAGAAAGATTATAAAAATTTAGATTTTGATATTGAAGCCCTCCAGAAGAAAATAAAAGATAAGGAAGGCCTTGAGCTTGTTGACGAAGTCGTAAAGAAGCTGGGCTAATTTAAATAATCTATATAAAGTAATTTTTATTTTATATAGAAGTAGAAATTTTAATCCCCTCTACTTTGGTGTAGAGGGGATTTTTTCTTTTTATATAAAGAAAGAGAGAAAGGAGAGGATACAATGGCAAAAAATTTGAACATGCAATTAACTGTAACAGCTGATGCTTCTCAAGCCAAGCGAGAAATGAATTCTTTATTACAGTCATTAAATAAACTTAATACAGGATTAGATTTTGGTAAAGGCTTTGGCACCGGCTTTACTAAAGATATGCAAAAAGCTAAAGCACAAATTGCTGAATTACAAGTAGCTTTAAAGTCTGCTACCAATATGGATACTGGTAAGTTAGATTTTACTAAATTTAATCAGCAAATAAAAATGTCTGGCACTACTTTAAAAGATTATGCAATGACATTAAACCAGTTGGGTCCTGAAGGACAACAGGCTTTTATGCAATTAACGAAGAGCATAAGCCAGTCAGAAATCCCGCTACGCAGAGTAAGTAATACTATGAAAGAAATGGGTGTTACTTTAGCTAATACGATTAGATGGCAAATCTCTTCTAGTGTTCTTCATGGTTTTATGGGAGCTATTCAAACTGCTTATGGATATGCTCAGGATTTAAATAAATCTTTAAATAATATAAGAATAGTAACTGGACAGTCTACTGAGGAAATGGCACAGTTCGCGAATTATGCTAACCAGGCCGCTCAGAGACTTAGTACTTCTACTACTGATGTAACTAATGCCGCTTTGATTTACTATCAGCAAGGTTTAGACGAAGAGCAGGTTAAAGAAAGAGCAGAAGTTACTTTAAAATTGGCTAATGTAAGTAGACAATCTGCAGAAGAAGTTTCTTCTCAGATGACAGCTATTTGGAATAACTTCTATGATGGCTCTGAGAGCCTTGAGTCTTACGCAGATAAGATTACAGCACTTGGCGCGGCCACAGCTTCATCATCAGACGAAATCGCGCAAGGTCTTGAGAAATTTGCGGCCGTAGCTGATACTGTGGGTTTAAGCTATGATTATGCTACTTCTGCATTAGCAACGGTTGTTGCACAGACACGACAGAGCGCGGATGTAGTAGGTACCGCTTTTAAAACTTTGTTTGCTCGTTTAGAGTCTTTAAAATTAGAAGGTAGTTTTACTGATGAAAATGGAACTACTGTAAGTTTAAATAAATATTCACAAGCATTAGAACAGGTTGGGGTTAATATTTTCCAAGCTAATGGTCAGTTAAAAGATATGGATGAAATTCTTGATGATATGGGCGCCAAATGGAAAACATTAGACAAGAATAGCCAAGTTGCTTTAGCTCAGACTGTTGGTGGTATGAGACAGTATAACCAACTTATTGCTTTAATGGATAATTATGATTTCTTCAAAGATAATTTAAGTGTCGCTCGTGGAGCTGAAGGAAAATTACAAGAACAGCAAAATATATATGCTGAAGGTTGGGAAGCTTCTGCTAAGAGAGTAAAAGCTGCTTGGGAAGATCTTTATGATACTTTTATTGAAGATGATTTTTTTATAGACTTAAATAATAACTTAGCCGACGTTTTAAAAACCTTAAATTTATTTATAGACAATATGGGTGGAATAAAAGGAGTATTATTAACAGTTTCTCCGCTTTTAATGTCTATGTTTGGAGATAAGCTACAGCAAAGTATTACAAATACTGTTTCTAATATTAAAATGATGCTTCCCGGTGTCCGCGAAGCAATGGAATTAGAAAAACAAAGAACAGTTCAACAAGGTTTGAATACTGCTAAATCTTTATATGGACCAGATTCTATAGAATATAAACAATTTGATACGATGATTAGGTATCAAGAAACTTTAAATAAATATAATAAAGATTTAACTTTTGAACAAAAAGAACAATTAAAAATAATGCAAGAACAAGCCCTTAAGGGATATGAATTACAAAAACAAAGACAAGAAGATATTAGTAAATTAGAAAAGCAAAATGAAGTTTTAAAAAGAAATACAAATGAATTAATAAGTCAGCAAAATTTTTATATTCCTTCACGTGAGCAAGATGTAAAAGATATATTAAATCCTCATGTTGGAAGAGTGGCTGTAAGTAATATTTTAACTCAATTACCAGAGCCAGGAGAAAATGGTGAAGGAAATTGGCAGCTTATGGGGGCGCGAGTTGAGCAAGCCGCGCAGTTTGCAGCAAAAAATCAAAGTCTTTATAAATTCGATGATTCTTAGGTTAACTCATTACAAAAATTAGCAGAAGAATTTGATAAATTAAACAAAGATGCTGAATTGTTAGATAAAGCAATACGTGATTCTACTATTTCAGAAGAAGAAGCTAAAGAAGTAACTAATAATTTAAAAAAGAGACGTGGAGATTTAGTTACTGCATATAATGAACAATCAGGACAGGCTGAGCAGAATTTATTTCAAAGTCAAAGTGATACTTTTGCAAAATTACAAACTGAGATAGAGGATGATATAACAGCAGAAGTTGATGATTTAAGAAATGAAGCAGTGACTCAGTTGAAGCGTACATTTCAAGGTTTAACTTAGACAGATAAAGAAGGTAATCAGCAAAGAATTAATAAAGGTTTCTTTGGTAGTTTTTCACAATATAATTCACAGGCTGCGGCCGTGAAGGTAAGAATAAATGATTTTATTAACTCGCTTCCAGAGAACACTAATGATGAAATAAATATTAAAGAAGACTATAAGCAAGCTTTGAAAGAAGCAACTGATAAAATAAAAAAAGCTCAAGACATGGAAGATAAAATGGCAGCAGCTGCCCAAAAAAGGGCTGAAGAGCTTGAAGAATCTGCTGCTAAACAGGGTGAGAATATAGCTCAAGCGCATGGCATGCAAGCTGAAAATACAGTTGCTGGAAGAGTTTTATCTCAACAAGATATAGATGCAACAGCAGATAATATGGCAGCAGCTACGGCCAATGCCCAAGCTTTAGGTAATGTAATTACTGGAACCGCCCAAGCTTTTACGGGACTTGGTTCTGCCGTTAATCAAGCTATATCTATACAACGAGCTTGGGATCAAGTGGCTAAAGGTAATATGACTGTAGGCCAAGCAATGTTACAGACAATAACTAGTATAGGGTTTATAATTCCTTCATTAACTAATGGAATTAAGGGCGCACAAAAAGTATTTGCTGGTCTTAGTAATTTACAAAAGGTAAATATAGTTACTACTATAAAAAATGCAGCCGCCGCAAAATTGTTAGCAGCTTCTGAAGTAGAGGTTACTGCTGCTTCAGTAGCTGCTAAGGCCGCAACTATGTCTTTTGGTCAAGCTTTAAGCTATTTAGCACTTAGTGCAGCAAAAGCAATAATACCTATAGTAGCTATAGCAGCTGTTGTTGGAACGGTAGCTTATGTAGCAAATGAAATAAATAAAATAAAAGAAGAATCTGAACAAGCATTAGAACATGCTACAGAATTGGAAGAAACTGTAGAACAAAATAATGCTTTATTAACTCAAATTGATGCTTTAGAAAAATTAAAAGCAGCACAAGATGGGGCTACAGAATCTAAACAAGCTTATCGTGATGAATTGCTTAAAGTGGCAGAAGCTTTAAAAGTAGAAAACGCTGCTATTTTGGCTCAAGCTGGCGCTTATGATCAATTAGAATATCAAATTGATAAAAAGAAAAAAGAATTAGTTGAAGAAAATAAACAATTAAATATAGAAGAAAGTCAATCAGTAAGATATGGTATGTCTTCTGCTGGAGCTGCTTCTTTACAGCAGAATGATAAAGGAGTTACTGGAATTGGTACTAAACATAATGATGGTATATTAAAATGGGGAACAAATTTACTCACCAATCAAAATTATAGTTTAAATGAAAAAGAAAGTAACTTTTTAAAAGATTTAAAAGCTTTAAATTTATCTGGAGTTAAAGTAAATGAAAAAGATTTCTCATACAATCTTAGTGAAATGGACGATCAAACTCTAGCTAAATTTAGTAAATTTATTGCAGAAGCTCAAAAAAATACTTATAGATATGGAACCGCTGAAGATAATGATTTACTCGAATCTTTACAAGATGTTGGAATTGATTTTGGTGACGTCCAAAAGAAAATGGATAAAATTATTGCAAATCAAGGAAAGCAAATTGCGGTAGAAAGCTTCCAAAATAATAAAGCGGGTATTCAAGCAAAAATTAATGCAGCTGAAGCTAATGGTGGTTTTAAAGTAACTGATTTTAAAGAAATTGAAAATGCAGTTTATGGCAATTGGGTTAAACGTTGGGGAAATGATGTTCCTGCTGAAGAACTATAGTCAGAATTTATTAATCAAATGTCTCAACTTTTAAATTCTGATCAGTTAAAAACAATGCAGCAAAGTGTTGCAATTACTTCTGCCTTTAGTAATAAATATGCTTATGCTCAAAATGGAAGCAAAACAAAAAGTGGCGAAGAAGAAGCAGAGCGTAGAGAAAAAGTATTTTAGGAACAATTAAGTGCACTTGGTTTTGATAAAGATAGCGAACAAACTCAAAAAATAGTAAATACATTAAAAAATGATTCTGAGTTATTTTTTGCTACTTACGAAGCTACTGGAAGAAATTTAAGTCGCACTCTTACTATTTTACAAGCAGATATTGAAAAGTTAGAACTAGAAGAATTATCTGGTAAAATTACTTCTTTTGTAAATGCTATAAATAATTTAAAAATTGGTGATGTTTTAGATAAAGAAGGATTTGATAAATTAAAAGCCCAATTTGAAGCTTTAGGTATAGATATATCTCAATTTACTAAAGAATGTGCTGATGGTACTTATGTAATAACAAAAAGTACAGAAGAAATGCATCGTGCAATGGTAGATTCTACAAAAGAAAATATTAAAGAAGTTTTTGAGGCAGGACAAGGGAAAAATTTATCAGAATCTAAAGCAGAATTAGATAAATTATTAGGTGAAAGTGATATTACAGCTGTAGAACAATTAACAGCTGGTAAAACAGCAGAACAAATTAACCAAATGGCCGAAGAGGCTAATAAACTAGAGCTTAGATCTAATTAGTCTGATTTATTAGATTATAACACTACTAAGGGAACAACGGCAGAATCTGCTTATAATGATCTTATAGAATCATTAAAACCTTCTCTTGTAAAAATGCTTGGTAAAAATGTAGAAGATATAACAGCTGAAGAAGTTAGCAAATTTTATAATATAGAACATCATGCCTATGGAGAAGATTCTGGACGTTATGTATATTCAGCAAATGAAGAAGCTATTAATAAATATAGAAAAACCTTAGAAGGTGGGGGAGATTATAGTGATTTAGCACCTCTTTTAAAATATCAACAGATGCTTGAATCTTTAGAATCTGGAAAAGGATTAGAAGAAGCTTTAAAAAATGTTGTACCAGACACTTCTACATTAACGTTAGACGAATTAGAAGAAATTTATCGTTCTTTACCGGAAGAAATAAAAGAAAATGTAACTATGAATGAACAGCTTGAAACCGCTGTTTATGCTAGTGCAAAAGCTCTTGGTATAGACACCGAAGAATTAAAAAATAATGCTGATTATTTAAAAAAACATAACGCTTATTTAAAAGGTAATAAAGAAGCTTCTTTAGATGTAGCATTAGCTTATGCTAGATTAAGTAAAGGAATTCAAGATTTAAATTCTAATTTTGATAGTTATGAAAAATCTTTAGATCCAGCTTTAAAAGGTACTACAGAATATACTAATGCCTTAGAAAATATTAATAAAGATTTACAAAATGTATTTAGTACAAATGAAGATATTGATACTTCATTTATTTTAAATAATTTAGATTTAATTAAAAAAGCTTCTACTGGAGATGCCGAAGCTATCAGAGATTTAGGCAATGCCTATTTCGCTTTTGAAAATCAAGCTTTAAACGAGTCTCAAGCATTTAAAGACAAAATGGGTATGGACTTCGATGAAGCTATGGCAAAAATGGATGAGTTGGATAATGAATTCACTTTTGGAATGACTTTAGACAATAGTGAATTTATGAAACAGCTTTTAGACGCTATGGTTGCTGCAGGATATAGCAGTGAACAAATAAATAAAGCTTTAGAAAAATCTGGCTGGTCTGGAGAACTTAGATTTGAAGAAGTAGATGATTTTGACGCCCATGGTAATAAAATTGGTAGCCATAAACAATTAGTAGGTTTAGATTCTGTTCATTATACAAGAGATAAAGTAACAACTTCTAAAACCACTAAATCTTCTGGATCTGGTAAATCTCGTTCTAAAAAGGATAAGAAAGAACTTAAAGATGAGAAAGAGCGTTACTATGTTATAAGTCGTCAACTTCAAGACCAACTTGACATTCTCAAGAAACTTGATAAAGCTAAATCTCGTGCTTGGGGTAAAGCTAAACTTGATTACATAGATAGAGAAACAGAAGCCTTAGAAAAAGAACTTGATATCCAAAAGCAATACTTAAAAGAAATTGAAGATTATTATAAGTTAGACCAAGAAAATCTTAACTTCTTTGGCGCTAAATATGATGAAAATGGTGTCGTTACAAATTATGACGAGATGATTGAGAAAGAACTTAAACGTTATAATGATGCTGTTAAAAAATATAATTCTGGTAAAATGTCTGAAGCTGAATTTAATAAAGCTAGCCAGCGTTATGAAGATTTCAAGAAAAAGTTAAAACAGTATGACGATACTAATGAATTATATCAGAAAAAGCTTGAAGAGATTCAACAGCTTGAGTATGAAATATATGATAAAGCTCTTGAAAAAATTACTACTAAAGTAGAAATGGATATCCAGGTCAATGATGCAGAGCTTGAAAAACTGGAATATGACCTTGACCGCATTCAGAAAAAAGCATTTTCAACAGCTGAATCTATTGCTAAGATGAGTGAACAGCTTGGTGTTAATCTTAGTAGTCAAACTACTTATGATGAAGCTGTTAATCAGATTCTCGCTAATCATGGTATAGCAAGTATTAATGATATAGGTAATCTTTCCGATGATACAATAGCTAATCTTGGTTTTACTGAAGATGAGGTTAATACTTTATTAGACTATAATAGTAGTCTTCTTGAAACCCAAAAGACTATAGATGAACTTCAAGAGTCTATCATACATGGAATGGTAGATGCGTTTGAAGAATGGAATGAAGAATTTGATTATCAGCAAAATAAAATTGCTTCTAATATCGATTTATTAAAACAATATCAAGATATTGCTGATTTAATCTATTCCAATTCTCCTGGCGTTACTAATCAATTTATTACTGATGTAATGGGTTCTCAATACGCGCAAATGGTTAATGGAGTTGAAGCAGCTTATGCTAGATTGGCTTCTCAGAGAGCAAGTTTAGAACAGGCAAAAGCTGAGTATGAAAGACTTATAGCTTCTGGAGCTAGTGAGCAAACATTAACTGCTTTCCGTAATGACCTTCGTGAGATGGAATCTGAAGTAGAAAATTCTCAATCAGATATGCTTAAGAAAACAGAAGAAGCTTTAAAGCAAGCTGAAGATATTTTCAAAAAAGCTGTTGAAGATATGTCTAACAATTTCAAAGAGATGGTTAATACTTCTGATTGGGATATGACCAAATTCGATAGATTAAAGAAACTTGATGAACAGTATCTTGATGATTATGAGAAGATTTATGAATTTAGTAAATTAACTCGTGATATTAATAATTCTATTGATGATGCAGATACTATAAGACAGAAGGAAAGATTAAGAGAAATTACTCAAGAAATAGCTGATATTGAAGCTTCTGGTAAGGAAGTAAGTCAGTTTGAGGTTGATGCTCTTCGTAAAAAGTATGAATTAAGACTTGCTGAAATAGCTCTTGAAGATGCACAGGCCGCTAAGCAGACCGTCCGCATGTCAAGGGATAATGATGGTAACTGGAGTTATATTTATACGGCTGATGAAGATAACGTTGATAAAGCACGCCAGAACTATGAAGATAAACTTTATGAGTATCAAAAGTTAAATAGTGATTTTATTAAAGAACAGCAAGAGAATTTTTTAAATCTTGAAAATCAGTATGTTGAAGAAATGACTAAAATCGCTCAAGATTCTAGTCTCAATGAAGAAGATAAAGAGCGTAGACTCCAAGAGACACAAGAATATTATCAGCGTATGGCTGAGATAATGAGCGATCAACTTGGTATTGCTATTGATAAGAACTCTGAATTGTATAATAAAGATTGGTTAGATTATTCTAAAACAACTGGTTATAAAATCAGTAAACTAGAAGATTATCAGACTAAGATTGAAGATACATACACTGGAGTACTGCAGCCTAACGTACAAAGCGCTTCTGACCTTCTTAAACAATTTACTGAAGCTACTGTTGGTGAAGGCGGTTATTTCCCTAGTATTATGAATGCTCTTGGAAATTTTAAACTTAAACAGGAAGAAGTATTGGGCGCAGCAGGTACTAGCCTTGCAGATTATGCTGATTTAGTAAGTGGTGCTATGAAGACTGCAGAGCAGAGTTCAAAGGATGCCGCTGGGTCTGTGGAAGAAGCTGCTAAAGATATGAGAAGAGCATTTGATGATGTTATTAATAAAATTAATGATGTTAATAATCAGAAATTAGATAAACTTAGAAAAGATATTAGTAATACTGTAAATCAAGTTAATAATTTAATTAGTAAATATAAAGAATTATCAAGACAAATGGATGAAGTTAATAATAAGAAAAATAATACTGGAGTTAATAAAACCACTTATAGTACAAATACTACGGATGATTCTGGTGGAGGAGGAAAAAAGGGATCTAAACCTTATAGTGAAAAAAATAGCTTAGATGCTGCAAAAACTCAAGATTTAGCAGACTTTTTAGGATAGATAGGTACTGGTACAGACGGTAGTTCTCAATCACAAATGAATAAAGCTGCTAAAGATGTTTCTGCTCTAAAATCCTTGGTGGGATCTGGTAAAAATGAAAGTGCTTTAATTGCCTGGATAAGAACCACTTTAACTGATACAGATATTAAAGATATTAAAAATAAATTAATAGGAAACAAAAATAACAAAAAAAGTTTTTATGATTTATATAAAAGAGAAGGTTTTACTTTTGACACTGGTGGATATACCGGTTCTTGGGGAAGTGAAGGTCGTTTGGCTATGCTTCACCAAAAGGAATTAGTACTTAATGCTCATGACACTGAGAATATGTTGAATACTATTCAGATGGTTAGAGACATTGTTGCTAGCATTGATGTGCGCGCGGCTGCTGCCGGGGCGGTCAATATCAACAATGCTTATGCGAGTGCTGCAACCGCCGGCCCGCAAGACCTTAATCAGAATGTTCACATAGAAGCCAACTTCCCTAATGCTACTGACCACAACGAAATTGAATTGGCACTTACCAATTTGGTTAATCGTGCATCACAGTATATAGGAAGAAAGAACCTTTAATAAGAAGGGGACTCTATTAAGAGTCCCCTCTTTTTTATTGGGCAATTTAAAATAATTTAACACATATTTTTTTCATATTTAATATAAGAGATATTTTGGAGAGAAAGGAGAGAAGATATGGCTAATAAGGAAGAAGCTTTAGGAAATAATATTATAGAAGCTATTGCTACCATCGCTAAAGACGCTGTGTCAAAAGCTGGCTATGATAAAACCATAAAAGCTCAAATCATTTCAATAGATTCTGCAGATACAGGAACTTATTCTTGTAAGTATGGTGGCACAACTTTTACTGCTGTTGGTGCTGAAAACACTTACAAAGTAAATGATACTGTTATGGTTAGTATTCCAGAGAATAATTGGGATAATCCTAAAGTTATATTAAATAAACTATATTCTAAAGAAATAGAATTTAAATCATTAGATCCATTTAGTGATTTTCTTGATGTAAATGAAGGTAAGCCTTCTTTAGTAGATGTGGAAGAGATAGGCGTAAAAGCTAATATTCTTCCCTGGTCAGAACGTACTTTTACATTAACAGATGAATATGATTTTGCCAAATTGTATAATGAACCTTATACCAGAATGGGTATAGAAATTGCTTTAAAGACTGGTGAATTAGGTAGTATATAGAATGTTAATGCTGGTACTTATGGAATTAGAATTAAACTATTTAAAGATACTAATTCTCTTGTACCTTTTATTATATATGAGTTTAATTCTACTCAAATGTTTGGCAATCTTTATAATTTTAATGATTATGTTATTCAGAAACTTTTAGTACCTGTAGCACCTGAAGATATGGCTTTGGTTAAAAGTATTCAAGTTTCTGTATTTCAAAATAATGATTTTACTTGTTATAATACTACAACTGGACAAGTAACTCCTTTGGTTTATCCGATGCCCGAAAGTGACGTTCAAGTAAATATTTTTGCTAAAGATTTAAAACTTTATTTCGGCTATGGCAAAGAAGAGTATCATGAAGGTGACGTGACGCTCTTACTCAGCAACCCCGCGCAATATTTTGAAAAGTGGGAAGATACAGAAAATAAAAAACATTTTTCATGGGTCTATTGGTATAGAGATAGCCTAGGACAACTAAAAAGAAGTAGTGAAAATAATAATAGATTTCCCCCTGCTTATTTTGAATATTGTATTAACAATAAAGACTGGTTTAGTTGTTTTTATAATGATAACTATACTCCTCCTGAGCCAATAGAAGTGTCTCATGGTGGGGGAGAGTTAGATTATTTAATTGGCTCCGATTTGATTGGTAGTCCAGAAGTTAAATTTAGGGTTAGAATACAAAAAGAAAATTTTGACTCTCAGTCAGCTTTAAGATATTCTAATTTATATAGTAATACTATTACTTTATATAGATACCAACCTATAATTACTTCTGAAGAGATAGATGCAAGTAACGCTATTCAATTCAGTTATGAATATTAGGATAAAAACATAGATGGAGAGGATAAAATTTATACCGAATTAAGGTATAATGACATGGAAAATCAGCTTTATACTCAATATGAATTTATACTACCACATTGTATTCATTTAGATTGGAGTCCTATAACCGCTAATTTCCAAAGTCCTAGTTATCTTGCAGGAGCAACTGTTACTTGGAAGGTTCCAGCTTTTGAATACACAGAAAGTATAAAGCAAAAAAGCTTATATGAGCAAGCTAGCTTAAGATTTAATTTTGAGTCTTCCACGGTATTTATGCGGCCGCGCGCTGGTTATGAGTATAGTTCTACCAATGATACGGTTCGTTTTGAAACCATAGAAGGTATAACTTATATGGTTTGGGATGTAACATTAAGTGATGATTTTATCTATGATTTAGGTCAAAGGAATAAAAAATATTACTATGGTGATACAGATCAAACTAATTGGTTAACAATGCAAGCTTTAACTCTTACATTTAGACCTAAAGAGTATTTTTTACCAACAATGGTTAATAATACTATTTATTGTACTATTAAAAAAGAAAATATAATATTTGAAGGAAAATATGAAATTCCTATAGCAAATGTTAGATATTCAGAGACAGGAAATAAGACTTTTATTCTTACTGAAGATTTTGAAAAGCCTTATTTAATAAATAAACATACTGTCCCTCTAGATTATGAGCATACATCTGTTACGGCTACAGAAGAAAAATTATTCCATTTCTGCTTTTATCAGAATGATTATAATGGAACTTTAAAAAAGTCTGGGCTGCTTTCATTATTGCGTCCTCTTGGAGGTGAGGCTACTGGTCAGAATATATTTGATGAGTCTTTATCAGATTTTCAAGATTTTAAGAGTTGTATAGTTTGGATTGGTAGTAATGTTTTTTCAAATTATTACAAACAAACAAGTAAAATATCTAAAGGATTAAAATATAATTTTATTTTGAAGAAAGTAAATGATAATGTAATTCGTTATTATTTTTATTTCTTTAATGTCAAACCGATGGATGATAATATAGACCATTCTTATCTTCCTGCCCTTACTAGTGGTAATATTAGTGAAGAGTTTGATCCTACTGAGATTTATTATATGAATGTTTATCCCTATGAAACGGACTATTGGCTCACAGGAGATAGATGTATATATGAAAATGTGGTATATAAAGCATTAGATTCTCAGGATGGAAGTGATCCATGGGACCCAACTAAATGGGAAGAATGTACTTTAGATACTATAGTAGAAGATATTGGAGACGGCGGAAAGTGGGTTAAATTAGGAGCACCTAATGCTCAAGAGGCTAGTGATAGAAAAAATCGAGACCAAACTTACCATGTTAAAAATACTTTTACTTTTACCAATAGTAATAATATAAAGATTAAATTTCAACATTATAAAACTTACGTTATAGAACAAGAAGTAACTCATCCAATAAATACTTATACTGTTAATACAGAAGATAACAAAGAAGAATACATAGAAGATAATATTCTTTCTATATTAAGTAATTATATTGTTGATGGTTATACTAACTTCTTTAAAGAAGGTTATTGGTATTATAATGATTCAAATGAATTTGTTCAAAGTGATACTGTTCAAAATAAAGAAATTAAGTGGTACACTTTAAGATGTCCATCTTTAGATAGTGATTATTATAAGTTTTTAGCATTACAGTCTAAAACTTATGGTATTACTTCTATTAAAGAAATTCCAATTTATTTTTATCGAGAGACATGGGATTCAGATTATGATGATGAAGGAGAACTTGTTCATACTTTAGAAGAAGCTAGAATTTATCTTATTGAAGGTATAAATAAATTATAGTGCGATGCAAGTGGAGTAATAAGAGAAAAAAATATGGGACCGGGAGAAGCATATTTCTCTCAAGTCGGTATTCATTACCCTCCTACTCCTATTTCTCGTATTGATTTAGTAAATCCAGAATTTCCATAGGATTTTTTATTTGACCTTATACATATAAATCCTAGTTTAATTCCTTATGAATTTTCTACAGCTAATGTTCTTGCTCCAGTGGTTACTAGAGCTAATGAAGAAGATTCTTTTTCTCATTATATATTAAGATTTGATAATATAGGCTTTACAGTTAATTATAAAGAAATTGGTGAAGGTAATGATTACCCTGCAGAGACATTGGGAGAATGTCTGGCAAATTCTAATTTGCCTTATGCTGAAGATTATTATTTACCTATAGTTTTCCAGCAGAGACAATTGTTTAGAGACGATTTTAATCAGTGGACCGGCGAAAAAGTACAAATCGGTGAAGATGCTATCTTTTCTCCTGTAATAGGTGCCGGTACTAAAGTTGGTGGTATGTATAATGGTTTACTTATGGGTGAAATAGGTAAGATAGACCAGAGTGTAAGTAGAAGCGTTTATGGACTTTATGGTTATAATAACAATGTTCAATCTTTTGGATTAAAAGCTGATGGTACTATGTTTTTAGGTAAAGCTGGTAAAGGTCAGTTGTTATTAGATGGTAATAGTTCGATTATTCAAAGTGCTAATTATGATACAGCTAAAAATGGTATGTTAATTGACTTTGATGACGCGAAAATTAGTATGAAACATCCATTTACTAAGAGCGAAACTACTTATAATGGTTTTATTACTTTAGACGCTCAAAATAATATTTAGCCTTTAAAAATAGGTACTAATGATAATCCTAATCTTTCTGTAGAATGGGATGGTACAGTACATGCTAAAGATATTGTTATTGACGGCGGTACACTTAGTGGCGCTATTAAAGCAGCTGATAATAATACCGTTATTGAAAAAGTTATTATGAAAAATTCAAAAATGGTAAATAGTAATGGTAATGGATTAAGCATTGGCGCCGACGAATATTTACATTTAGATAAAGGTATTATTTTAGATGGCGGAGGAGAAATAAAAGCTGATAATGGAGCCTCTTTAGCCGTAAATGGAACTAAGTTAACAATTAGTGGAGGTTTAGAAATTAGTGGAGGATTAAAAATTGGTTTATAGGATTGTAATTATTATGTAGCTGACATTCCTTCTACTGATCATGCACTTAATGTTACTACTACACAAATAGATGGACAAACCGTGGTGACCGGAGTTACTTTATCTACTCGTGAAATTCATTATATAGGTTATCAACCATTATAAATAATTTTTATTTTAAAAGGAGACAAAGGATATGTTAGAACAAATAGTTAATATACACAATGCTTTATGTGGTATTTCCACTAAAGGTGAAGATACAATAGTTATGGCGCAGTGCTTAATGCAGCTGCGCCAATTAGCTAAAGAATTACAGTCAAAGGAGGTAAAGGAGGATGCCGACGATAACACGTAAGTTATATCCTCCAACTATTGGTAATCGTATTCCTGCCTTTTAGCAGGACGTAGAAACTAATGAAGTTTTTATTACAATTCCTTTTCAAAATAATCGTTCTGTTTCTAGGGCAGACATAAAAACGTTTGCCCTAAAACTTAAAACTATAACGAATGATTTTAGAGCGATTAATGGTTATGCTTATATTGAAGAGGGGGAGGACTTAGACCAAAAGGTTACCAATGCTTGGAATGAAGGATTAGTCACTTTTAAAATTGAACCCGAAGATTATGAAGATATGTTAAACATCGGTCAATTTTATAAAATTCAATTAGCTTATATTGCTGCTTTTACTCCAGCTGAAGAAGAGCCTACACCTGAAGAATGCGCTCAACATGTAGGTTATTATAGTGAAGTTGGTATATCTAAGTTCTCTTGGTATCCTACAGTATATATAGATGGATTAGATGAAACTAGTGATAACAACCATACTTACGAATATTTTGGTAGATAGAGCCAAACCACTCAAGGGGGAGAAATAGCAGACTCTACCGAGAAAGTTTATAAATATAGATTTGTAATTGGAACTTTAGAAGGAGAGACTGTTACGCCAGTAATAGATAGTGGTTGGATGCTTCATGACGCATCAACCGACGAATCTGAGTATGAATCTTATGACCGATGGGAATATGTAGATCAATTACCAGATGAAGAAAATATTGTTATTCAATATTTGATAGAAACCAACAGTGGAATAGATGCTGAAAGTGCGGCCTAGCCGCTTGTTGACACGACAACAACCGATGATTTAGGTACTGTTGTATTGCGTTATGATTTTGATAATGGTTATGTCACCCTGATTACAGACTATGATGACAATGACGGTTATTGGTTAAGGACTGATTTAGAGACTGGTGAACGTGTAAAGATTGGAAATATAAATCCTGAAGAGGCATTTAGAGATTTTACTGTTGAACAAGGAAAGACTTATAAGTATCAAATTATGGTAGAAGATAAAATTAGTACTGCTTTTGATACTGTTAAGGTTGATTTTGAAGATATTTTCTTGTATGATGGCGCGCGCCAGCTTAAGGTGCGCTTTAACCCTTCAGTAAGTGGTATACACGAAACCATTCTGGAAAGCAAAACTGATACGATTGGTGGTAAATATCCATTTTTCTTTAGAAATGGTGATGTAAAATATAGAGATTTTACATTAGGAGGTCTTGTGTCATTCCACATGGATGAGCAAAGATTGTTCAGTGTTTATGGGGTTGAGGACCAGCCGGGTCGTGAGAAAACCTATACTCCTATGCCCGACATAGAAGATTTCTCTCTATCTACCGATCTCACTGGAAAGAACTTTACGCATGAAAGAAAATTCCGTGAAGAAGTGCTGGAGTGGTTAAATAACGGTCAAGTAAAATTGTTCCGCTCGTCTTCTGAAGGTAATATGTTGGTACGTTTAATGGGATGCTCAATGTCTCCCGACCAGACTACTAGTCGTATGATTTATTCATTTAGTAGTCAAGCATATGAGTGCGATGACCACGACTATGAGGCGTTGGTTAGAAATAAAATTATAAATTTGAGTTAAAGGAGGTGGAGTGTAAGTGGATCCATTGTTAGATAATGAATTTTTAAAAGAGCTGTTCTCTCAAAAATACAGAGAAACTTACGCTCGTGTTATTTCTTTAAATATAGATGAGGAGCCGCTCGAAGAAGTCCAGGGTAGAATAACCCAGGGATCAGTGAATTTGGATGGCGCCTCATCGCTCCGCCGCACCAGCAACTTAACATTTACTTGTAATTATGACACTAATATTACTGATTACTATTGGACTTTAAATAGTAAATATAAATTAATGCTAGGTTTAAAAAATACCATTAATTCTGATTATCCTGAAATTATTTGGTTTAAATTAGGTACTTATGTTATAACCTCATTTTCTTATAATTACTCTACTTCTGGTATGAGCATTTCAATTTCGGGTAAAGATAAAATGTGCCTTATTAATGGTGACGTAGGTGGAGCTATTTACGCTTCCGTAGATTTCGGCACTAGAGAAGAAATTGCGGCAGATGGCAGTAAAGAATTAGTAGATATAAATATTGAAGATATAATTCGTGAGGCTGTGCATGAATATGGACATGAACCTTGGGAAAGAATTATTATAAAAGACATAGCAAAATATGGTTTGTATCTTTTAGAGTGGCAGGGTGATAAACCTATGTATGCTTTAATTCCTACTGATGCTTCTGATGAAGCTTCTAATGTATATATTAATCAATCTACAACAGTTTATGTAGATGGAGCGGCTACAACCATTGATAATATTCCAGTTTATTTATCTACTAATGAATTAAATTTAGTTGATAAATCTCAATACACTGTAGTTACAGTGGGAGATAGTGGTAAAACTTATTATGTATGTAAGATAAATCCCGGACAAACAGCTGGATATGATGTGACGGAACTAACCTACCCGCGCAATGGAGAAGAGAGTGGTTTAATCACTTCTGTTGGTGATAGCGTAACTTCTGTATTAGATAAAATAGTAGATTTCTTAGGAAACTATGAATATTTCTTTGATGTAGATGGTAATTTTATTTTCCAAAAGAAAGATAAATGGCTTGATACAAATTGGAACGCTAATGATTTTGATACAGTAAGTATGGGAAATGATTATACTTTGTTATCTTATTTACCTACCTCTTGGTTGTTTGAAGGAAGTGAATTAGTAGTTAGTTTTGATAATTCTCCTAATATTGGTAATATTAAAAATGATTATGCGATTTGGGGAGAAAGGGAAAGTGGAGATAATACACTTCCTATTCACATGAGATATGCAGTAGATAAAAAACCAGTTTATTATAAATCTATTGCTGTAACTGCTGAAGAATTAAGTGCTTATAAGAAATTATATCCAGAGTTTGCAAATGGCTTTAAAGAAGTGGATAGTAATGGGAATTGGCCTTCTAAAGTTTATTATACCGAAGATTATGAAGGTGAATTGCCTACTGGCATTGAATGTTATGAAGAAGACTGGCGAGAATTAATTTATCAAATGGCTTTGGATTATAGAAGATTTAATCATTTTGATACTTTTAACGCTAGAATATTACAGAATAATACAATACCAAAAGCAGATGGTGGTTTTGAAGTTCTTTATCCAAAAGGAATAACAGGTTATGAACAATATTATGTTGACCTTGAAGGTTTTTGGAGATATTTGTATAAACCCGATTATGATAAAGGGCTCAGCACAGGATTTTCTATTAAATCTGTTAGTGAATTAGACTTAACTAAAAATGTTTATGTTAGAGACCATTGGTATAATGTAGCAGATAAACCAGCTGAAAAAGAGTGTGAAGAATATTATGTTACTTATATAGATGATGAACGTCTGTTGGTGGAGAACCCAAGAAGATTAAATCCTAAAATTTGGTCTGAAAAAAATCTTTCTGCTTGGGAATTTAATGGAGCAGAAGGAAACTGGGATGCGGCCGCAGAATATGATTATCTTTATGTTCCTGCTGTTTTTGAATCAGTTGGTGATGGTTATTGTGGATTTTATTATGATAATGGAGCAGAACAAGATATAAGATATGACCGTTACAATAAAATAATAAATAATGGTACAGAACTTTCTGGGCGTTTAACTAAATATAATTTATTAATAAATTATAGAGAAGATATCACACAACAAGAATTAGAAGAAATTTGTAATTTAAACTTACACACTAATGTTGTTGATTATACAACTTATAATACTTTTACAGTTTATAAGACGGGAGATAATCTCTATTAGATGTTAGAAAAGAAAAAAACTGGTGTAATTGGCGAATTAATTTTTGAATTAGCTAGGGTTAAGTATCCTGTATTTACAGGTATACAATATTATAATTCTAGCGATTATGTTTATAGATTTTCTCGTCATGGAGAATGTTATTCAAAAGTTGGTGTTTTAAATAGCTTACCTTCTACTTTTACTTGGAAAGATTTTTATAAAGTTCCGATCGAAAGATATGCTGAAGTTTCTGGAGCTTATAAGTGGGAAGAGTTTAAAGAACACCCTTTCTTTAATTTCACAGGAACAGATAATTTTGAGAATAGTGCAATGTTTTTATCTAAGGATGATAACGGCTAGATTAATTTAGCAGACCAACCAGCTTATGTTCGGTCTATGTTTAAATATGATACTAGTAGTTATTATAATTATTATACATATATTAAGTTTAATAATTATGACGTGCCAGTAATTGATATTAATGATGATTATACTTATACGCATTTAACCATAGCTTATTATCAAGAAACTTATTATTATGATAATTTGGAAGGATATAGTGGTAAGTGGAATACTTTGGTGAAGGAATCACCTGAGTTGTTATTATTCTGGTTTGACTTTTTAGATTCACAGACTAGTGAAATTGGCAAATACGGGGTGAATAATGTTATGGATAGGTCAAAAGCAAGTAATGAATCTAATGTAAAAGCTATATATTATAGAGATACTTTAAACATTGTTTACCAGAGAACTAGTAAAGCTGATGATGAGAGGTATAATAAACTAATTGATTATACAAGAAGTGGATATAATATAATGCAGTGCGGCGAGTGGGTGTATGACTACTTTAAGGTAGCCAATTGCGGCAAGAGCTGTAAGGACGTGCTTGACCAGTGGTTATATCAATTCACATAGGCGAATGAATCTGTAAGTATTAATTGTATCCCTATCTATACACTTGAACCAAATAATCGTATTAGTATCCATGATGATAATATTAAATTAAGTGGTGAATATATTATTAATAGTATTTCAATACCATTAACTTATAATGGTACAATGAATATTAACGCCATTAAGGCAGTTGATAAATTATATTAAAGCTCCGCGCCCCCGGTATGAGGTCACTGCCGGGGGGAATTGTGCGGCAAAGGAGGTTTAAATGATACTTAAAGGCTTTAATAAAAAGAAAAAAGAAGATTTAAGCTATTCTTTTGAACCTACTGAAGAATAGCTTAAGCCAAGAGTGTTAAGTACTATAGAAGAAATTAAGGCTATGAATTTGCGGCCGGAGGTTAAAGGAAGTGGCGATCCATCGGAATTGCCCCCTTATGTAATCTTTGTTCGTGGGACTCCCGAGGCCTATGAACAACTTCCAGAAAAACATCCTGATACTTTGTAGTTTGTTTCTGAGGTAGAAGATGATGAAGGGGTATTGTATCTTGGAAATAAATTAATAGCTTCTCAAGTTTCTAAGAAAACAAAACTTAGTGATTTAAGTGATGTACTTATTAGTGCGGAAGTTAGTCCAGATTCACTTTTAGTTTATGAAAATGGATAGTGGGTTAATAAAGGCCTAGATGAGATTTTAGCACTTATAGCAACAGACTTTATAGGAGCTACTCAGATGAATCCTGGAAGGCATGGTCTTGTGCCGACCCCAAGCGCCGGCGCGCAGAATAAATATTTAAAAGGTGACGGGACTTGGGATAGATTAAATAGTGAAGATGTTGATTTAGATTTAATTTCTAATCTTGATATATACAATATGATGAAGGAGGAATAAACAATGCCTAATACACCAATAAAGTAGTTAGATTATAATGGCTTACTTTACTTTTGGACCTTACTAAAGGCAAAGTTAGGGGATAAGGTAGATAAAGAAGCTGGTAAAGGTCTTTCTACTAATGACTATACAACTGCTGAACAAACAAAGTTAAGTGGGATTGAAACTGGTGCAGAGGTTAATATTATTGAATCAGTTAAGGTTAATGGTTCTGCGTTGACTCCAGATGCTAATAAAGCTGTGGATGTTACAGTACCTACTAAAGTTTCTGATTTAACTAATGATAGTGGTTTTGTAACCACTGATACCACTTATACTTTAACACAAAATCAAAGTGACGGTCATATTCTTACTTTTGCAGGTTCTGACCAATCTTCAACTACTATTACTATACCGGATAATGGTGAAGTAAATACTATTGAAGGTATTAAAGTTAATGGAACTTTAGTGAATCCTGATGGTAATAAAATTGTAGATATTACTGTGCCAACATTAGTTAGTGATTTAACTAATGATGCTGGTTATATTACTTCAGCTGATTTACCTACTAATGTAAGTGAATTAACTAATGATGCTAATTATCAAACTGATGTGGAAGTAGCTCAAGCTATTGAAGATGCTTTAGCTGATATAACTGGAATTGAATTTCAAATAGTAGCAAGTTATTCGGATTTACCTGTTACTGGTGAAAAAGGTGTTATTTATTTAGTTCCAAATTCTGGAAGTGCACCTAACAGTTATGATGAATATGTTTGGATAGTAGTTTCTAATGTAGGGCGTTATGAAAAAATTGGTACAACACAAATAGATTTAAGCAATTATGTTCAATTTACTGATTTAACTCCTATTACCAATCAAGAAATTGATACGATTTGTTCCAATTAATTAAGGAGGTAAAGAGCTATGCCGACACCGTTGAAATAGTTAGATGAAGAAGGTTTAGCTCACCTTTGGGAAAAAATAAAAGAGCAAAATAATGTAATTAGTGACACCAGTGCAAATTGGGCCACTAAGACTTCTTTAGTTTCTAAACAAGGAACTATTTATATATACACAGATTATCAACAGAATAGCCAAGGAGAAGATTTACCTGGATTTAAAGTAGGGGATGGCCTTGCTTAGGTAGTAGATCTTCCTTTTGCTAATGAATTAGAGGCTCAACATATTGCGGATAATATAATTCATATTACTGCTTCTGAAAGGACATTTTGGAATAATAAGGTAAGATGTTATACCGACCCCACTGTTGACGCCGAAGAGCTTATTTTCACAACTAATTGAGAAAGGAGAAAATGAATGGCAGATATATCAAAAATTACTTTACCTTCCGGTACAACTTATGATTTAAAAGATGCTACAGCGAGAAGTGCTATAGCCAATATTCACCAATTTGAATATATAGTTTGTACTGAAGCTGGCAATACTCCTAAAGACATTCAATGGAAAAGTGGCACTACAACTATTACTGGTACTTTAGCAGCAGCTTCTACTACTATGTATAAAATATAGTTAGTGCCAGACAATATGGAAACTCATTCTGGTGATGAAGGAGCATATCGAGAATATATTACTGTAAATCCTAGTGGAACAACTTATGCTTGGGAGCCTTTTGGTAGTACACATCTTCCTGATATGACGGATTATGTTAAAAATAAATCAGGGCATTCTGGTGGAACTGCGGGCAATTTTGCTTATGCAGATACTGGTACCGTTAGCTGGGGTAATCATACTAAAGCTACAGTATTAAAATCTTCTGTAACCGCGACAGTTCCTAAACCAAGTGGAGCTACTAAATATTTAAAACTTACTAAAACTACAGGAAATGCGCTTACGGGTTTGGGAGATCCTTCTACCGATACCTTTGTAAAGTCTTATCCTGGTAGTACTTCTAAATTAACTACTACTTCTGTTACGGGGGTTCAGTCTAGTACAACCACTGCTTCTAAGGCAACTGCGGGAACGGCTGTTGCCGTGGCAAAAGCTGGCACTGCCGCTACTGTAGCTTCAGGCTCTTTGGGCACTGAAACTGCTACAAGAACTGCTAATACTCCAATGTGGGGGGCTACAGTTGAAAATGAAACTTTAAGTTTTACTTTTAAACCATTATCTACTACTTCAGTAACACCTGCGGTTTCAAATGGTAGTATTACTCCTTATACCTTTGCTGATGTAACTGTTCCAATTAAAAATACTTCAGCAACAACTGTAGCAACTGGTGCTGTAGCTACTGGTTCTAGTGGTGCTTCGGTAATGGTTGGATTAGGTACGCCTACAACTGCGAGCGCGATAACTGATTATGCGGCACCTACTTCTGATACTTTCTTAAAAGATGTTACAGCTAGTACAACCACAACTTCTACAGATGGTCCGGGGGTTATTACTGCGGTAAGTACAAGTGGAACTAATCCAGTTACTTTTGCTACTTCTGGTAATACTGCTGATGCTATTACTGCTCTTGGTGCTGCTACTGTAAATCCTGCTTAAAGGTAGGTGAGAGACAATGGCAGATATAGATGTAAGTAAAATAAAACTTCCCAATGATACAAATACCTATCATTTTAAAGATAATTCACAAAGTAAAAGTGATCATAGGCACTATGAAAAAGACATAGTGCCTATAGTTCATAAAACCTATGAAAGTACAAATTACTATGCGACTTCAGCGGGTTCATGGGAAACATCCTCTTGGTATTTTATGTCAATTAGGCCTGATGATTGGTATAAACCTTGGAGGGTAAAATTCAAAGTTCATACCTATTGTTCTAATCATGCAAGTTATCAGTCTTATACTTGGTCTACTTTTTGTGGTAGGTCTGATGGATATATTGTATCTAACTGGAACGAGAGACAAGATGCAGCTCATTATTACATGCCTATTTACACCTTGAAGAAAGCAGGTTATGATGCTGGGTATGGACATGCAATAGGTATTAGCATTCTTTATGGAGGCGGTTATACAAATCCTACTTATTATAGGACATTTGAAATTGATTATTATGAATGTGAAAACTGTACTGTTACAATTCTTGATACTCCAGTAAAATGGGCTGATTGGACTGGTTCAGGCACTACTAATTATAATAATTTGTCAGGCCCTGATGCTGTTACTCGTGGTTTACAGGAAACTAGTGATAGTAATACTACTACTGAAAATAGAATTGGATATTTTGCAGGTAAAACAGGTACTAGGGGTGTCTGGGCAACATCATTATTTATGGAAGATGAAACGGGCAGATTTCAGAATATATGTATGGGGTCTGATGCTACTGAAACTTCATTAGGTAGTCGTACTGTTGCTGCTACTAAACTTCCAAATTCAAATGGATTTAAAGTTGGTAGCTCAATATGGTATACTAATACCACTTACGCAGCTAATACTAATATTTCAGGAGCATCTGTTGTATATAGTTCTATTTCAATATTTGATTCAAGGTACTCATTTAATACTTCACTTGTAGCAAACTCTTTAACTCCCTAGAGTCTATTATATCTTGTTGGTACAATCAATCCAGAAGATAATTTATATTATTTAGATGATGTTTGGTGGACACAAACACCAAATGATCCAAATAAAGTATATGTACTTGTAGGGTCTTGTTTTGACAGTACAACATCGTATTGTCGTATCACTCTGTATGAACAAAATAAATGGTATCGTTATAATGGTACAAATCTGATTGAAATTGTTGATGACGCAAGAACAGTTAATAGTCATACTGTAGACAAAGATGTACCTAGCGATGCTGTATTTACTGATACTACTTACACAGGAACTGGAGCAATCTCTGTTAATTCTTCTACTCATGTTATTAGCACAACAGCTGAAGCTAATCAAAATGCTTTTAGTAATGTTAAGGTTGGCTCAACTACAATAGCTGCAGATAGTAAAACAGACACTTTAGAATTAGTTGCAGGCAGTAATGTTACATTAACTCCTGATGCTACTAATGATAAAATTACAATAGCAACAACAGATACTAACACAACTTACAGTCTTACACAAGATAGTTCTGACGGGCATAAAATTACACTTACTCCTTCAAGTGGTACAGCTCAAACAGTAACTATTCCTGATAATAATACAACATATACTTTTGCTAATGGAACTAATGGATTTACAGTAACCCCTTCAGGAGGTACTGTTCAAACTGTCACGGTCACTCCAAGTATCGCAAATAATATAACAGGTTCAGGTACAAGTGGATATTTGGCAAAGTTTAATGGTGCAAATACAGTTACTAATGGACCAGCTTTAGGTTCAGATACAACAAAGTTCTTGAGGAATGATGGTACTTGGCAAGTTCCTAGTTATCCAACTGTAAATAATGCCACACTTACTATTCAAAAGAATGGTACTACAGTAAAAACTTTTACAGCAAATGCTTCATCTGATGTAACTGCAAATATTACAGTGCCTACAACTGCAGCTGATGTTAATGCAATAGCAACTAGTGCTAAAGGCGCGGCAAATGGCGTAGCTGAATTAGATGCAAATGGATTAGTCCCAGCATCGCAGCTTCCTTCATATGTAGATGATGTGTTAGAATATGCTAATAAGTCTAGTTTTCCTACTACTGGTGAAACTGGAAAAATATATGTTGCACTTGATACCAATCTTACTTATAGATGGGGTGGCTCTAATTATGTTGAAATAAGTCCTTCACTTGCATTAGGTGAAACAAGCTCAACGGCGTATAGAGGCGACAGGGGAAAGATTGCGTATGACCATTCACAGGTAACAGGCAATCCCCATGGCACGTCTGCCGCTACTAGTACGACAGGTATAAGTATATCAGACCATAGCACTGGTTCAATTTATGGAGTAAAATCTACTACAACAACCGCTTCTAAAGTTACATTAGGAACAGCAATTAGTGTACCAAACGTGACTTCAGCAGGTAGTGGTGATTTTACTTCAGGCGCATTTTTTGGAGGTAGTGGTTCATTTACAGCTACTGTAACTAATGGAGTTTTATCTTTTAGTCATACACATGTTGCGGCAACGCACGATCCAGATACACATACTCATATTGCACCGACACTTGGCACTGAAATTTCAATTCCAAATGTTACTTCGGTTGCAAATGTAACTGTACCTATTAAGAATGATTCTGCTACGACTGTAGTGACAGGTAAAACACACACTGTTACAGATAATGGACATACACACACATTGAGTTAAAGGAGGGATAAAAGTGCCGGAAGATATTATTAAAATAGAAGATTCTAGTGGTCAGCAACATGAAATAAATAGTAAAATGACAAGAGGAATAGTTAGGGCTACATTGGACTCGACCTCAACTTCAACAAATTTTATTGCGACGGCTCCGAATATTACAGAATTGTATGATGGACTTACTATTATAATGAAAAATACAAAAATCAGAAGTGCTACTAACTGGGTTATTAATCTTAATGGTTTGGGAGGTAAAGCAGTATATAATAGTAAAACAAATAGTAGAATAAGTACAGCATACGAATTAAATAGTGAATATTTATTTGTATTTGATTATGCAAATGATTATTGGGTAATGCAATTGGCTTACTATGAAAACGATAGTAATACAATAGGCGAATATGCGGGTTCTGTAGTTGCTGATGAAAATGGTGCTATATTTGACAATTCGATAGTATTACAGACACAACTCAATCCACCAAGATGGTCGTCAATAACAAAAACAGGTGGGACAGGAACTTCAAAACAACCTTCTTCATTAGGATTTTTACCAAATGGCAATATCATTTGTGCGACCACTTCAGCAAGTGCGGGACAAGCTATAGGTCAAAACCATGTATGGTGGTTAACTTCTAATAGTATAAGATATTGGACAAATTGTAATACTACTACTTTACCAACTACAGCAGTAGGTAAATCAATCTATATTAAATGTACTATGAGTAATGGATTGTTATACATTGCAAATGCACCTTGGTGGGCAGTAGATTTACCTACTACTAATGATGGTTATTATTATTACTATGTTGGTAATATGTATTCTAGGTATCAATGTACAATAGCACCAAATCATCCGATTTATTATCATAATGGAGAAAAAATAATAGAGTATACGGATAATAAAGTTTTACAAACTACAGATAGTACTACTAATTCAGATTATCCAATATTATTTTCAGACTCTACTACTGCTATTGCTGATAATATAACTAGTGGGACTAAAAAATCATCATTATTATATTTTAATCCTCATAATCAAGAATTAAGATCAACAAATTTAAAACTATATGACCATTTAAATGTAGATAATTATGTTTGGATTGATGTTACAACTTGGACTAAAGATTTATATTTCCATAGAAATAGTAATGGTGATACTCGATATATTCAATCTATAGGAGACGATGGTAATGGAGGCGAAAGAGTAGATACTTTATTATCTATTACAGATAATAATACTGTAACTGCTTCTAACCTTTTAAAAAAGGCAACAAATGAATGGACTTTCATTGATGAAACAGGATTCGACGTAACAGGCGCATCTGGTATTGTCCCTGTCTCAAATTATACAGACTATAGCGAACTTATGGTAATAGTTTATATCACAAATGTTTCTGCAACAGACTGTTACAAAGGTAGTCATATTATTCCTATTGCAGATGGCGGTACTCTTCCAGGTCCATCTGCTACTGAATGTATATTTGGAGGCTATTATTACAGTTCAGGCTATTTGTTAAATTATGCTTTACAATGTTCTACTTCTGGAACTACTTATAATATTTCATGGAGAGATGGATGGTTTACTATGAAACCAAATCCTTCTAGTAATAATAAATATAATATTAAAGTTTATGCAAGATAAGGAGGAAATTATATGAATTGGGCAGAAATTTTAAGTGAAATTTTCAAGGTATGTATATTACCCCTTCTTGGAGTTTTAACCGCTTATCTAGTTAAGTACATCAATGTACAGAAAGAAAAAATTAAGACACAGACAGAAAATGACTTAATTAAAAAGTATATTGACCAGTTGGCTGATACAATTTCTACCTGTGTTATTGCTACAAATCAAACTTATGTAGAAACTCTTAAGAAAGAGGGTAGGTTTGATAAAGAAGCACAGCTTAAAGCCTTTGATAAGACAAAAAATGCTGTACTTGCCACACTTACCGAAGAAGGTAAGAAATATCTTGAATTAGCCTATGGAGATTTGAACAAATATATTAATACTCAAATTGAAGCTCAGGTTAATTTAAATAAACAGGCATAAAAAAAGAGGGGCAATTAGATTAATTTCTAATTGCCCCTTTTTCTTATTGGGTAATATCTTTTTTTGCCTTTTCAATTATTAAACTAAAAAGCGTGTCTCCTTCATGATTACCCCCTAAACCTTTATAGGCATCATGATCTCTCGTAATGTTTTCTAACTCCTCTACATCAATTTGATGGTCTTGAGATAAAAGTTTATGACATTTTTCCTTAAAAGACTGACCTTGGACAGACAATAATCCATTTCTTATTTCATCAATTTTCTTTTCATATTGTCTATCCCTTTCTTCTCTCTGGTTAAGAATACGCTCTTCGGTTTCTTTAAGCATGTTTTTCATTTCTTTAACATAAAAGTGAACAAGTTGTCTTCCGCCCCAGCCAAAGCCTGCAAGGATTAAGCCAAAAACTACTTCTAACCAGTACTTGGCCAACCATTCTAACATAACTCTGTACTTCCTTTCAAATAAATATAAACGGAAGAATTCTCATTCCTCCGTTTATATTAAAAAAATAAAATTGATAATTATATTAAGTTGACCAATCATGTCCTTCAACTATTAAAGTTGAAGCTCCGATACAAATTGCATCACAAGTATCTTGAGAAGCTTTAACTTTATAAGTATCTAATACCTATTGTTGAGCTGCCTTTTTCTGTTCAGGTCTTGTTCTTCCTTTTATTCCTAATTTACTTTTCCAGGTTGATGAAGGAACTATTTCATAAGGAATATTTTCTTCTTCGAGATATTCTAAAATAACTCCAAAAACCATAGCCAAATTTTTATAAGTTACTACGTTATTAACTACATTATTCTGCAACTGAATATCTTCAAATGCTACTTTAGTTATGTTCTATTTTTCTATAAGAGAAATAATTTCTTCTTTAATATATACTAATCGCTCTCCAATTTCTCCGGAGGCTTCGAACTTTCCGCAATCTTCGAGCCCCTCTTGTCCGAACACTGCCCAGCCGGAAACGCGTGTGCTTTGGTCAAGACTGAGTAGTTGTACTGCCAAAGCCCCCATTGCGCAGTCCTCCTGATATATCAATATCTAAAGTATTATAATTCATAACAATAGCTTGACCAATAATGTCACCCTTTTTAATTTGAATATTAAAAGGTGAAAGATTAATAACCTGGAAGAAAATCTCACCTTCATTATCGGGGTTGTTATAATAATCTGCGTCGATTATACCCACGCCATTAGCCAACACAAGCCAATATTTAAGAGGGGAACTTGAACGAATAGAAAGTTGAATAAATTGGTCTCCATTTATACGACACTTGTAACCAGTAGAAATAAGAGTGGGTTTAATCTTATAGGCTTTAGTTATAGAGCTCATTTCATTTAAGCTATATACTGCTCCCGGTTCATCAGCCTGGAACTTATTCATTAGCTTCTGGTATGATGGAATCACAATATCCTCCGCGGCCGCCATATCATATCCAGCAGAGAAAAGAGTTTTTCGCATAGGTGTAATTAAATCTGTATCCGCAAATCTACTTACTTTTTCAAAATAAGTATGAGCCTTCTTGTTGTTATCCCATACTCTGAAATTTAAACCATATTCATTACTTTCAATTTTGCCATAGGTAATGGGGTCAATATAATTCATTCTTTCTTCTACTGGAACACCACCCCATACATCAGGCTCTTCTGGATTTGTAACCTTATTTTCTTCGTCCATTACGCATCTACCTCATAAGTTATTTTGTGGTTAAGTGCAGGCTCACGTTCGTCGGTAAAAAATTTAGTTAAAGTTACACGATACCATGAATCTATGACTTCTCCCTTCTGTTTCTTCTCCTTATGTTCACAATTATACTTGGTGAGAATAAAATTGCGGTCCTGCTTAGCCTCCTCGATAAGGGCGGCTGCCTGTGATTCTGATTCTACTCTATAAGTTTCTACTGTTTGTACTAAATACTTCATAAATTAAAATTCCTCCGTTAACTCTATTTTTATTGGGTTTTCACTGAACTCTAGTGAACTGTATAGTTGATTTTTTATATTTTCCGTGTAAGATTTCGGCCCTACTAATTTTATCTGCTCTACATCTTTAGTCGCGATTTTTTCTTTTAAAAAATCTACTGTTTGATTGTGAGGAACATGCTCTATAACAACATCATTTCCTTCTACATAATTAAAAATACTTGCCTATAAGGTAAAGTTAGTAAAATTAACTACCTAAGTATGTTTTACCGACATCTGATTACCCCCTTATCATAATTAAAGAAATACATAACTAATGGGTCAGGTCCATATTCTTCTTTAGGCTGCACCCAAATTTCTACAGCTTCTGTACCTTCAATTTCCTCTGCTGAACGGAGCTCTCCGATATCCTTTACACAAGCCAGCACTTCTTTTTCAATCCTTTCTGGCGGTTCAAGGGGGATCTTATCATCTCCAATAGTAGCGAAAAGAGTATAGTAGTTAATATCACGACATATGAGCATGAAATACTTTCCACCCTTATTTTTAAATTTGCGGACGGGGGTTAGGAGAGAGATGTCATCTGCTACTCCAAGTTGTGATACAATCTGCTTATTCATATCATAAACAGATAAATTAATCTTGCCCTCTGGCAGTGCTTTAGGCGCCCAGCCGCCCTCTGTATATTCATACACCTTCTGCTCTTTATTAACATAAGCTGTGTCACCAATCTCTTTAATTTTAAGACTGTTTAAAATTGATAAACTATCTACTGTAATCATTTTACTTCAAACCTCGTTCCATCTTCTCTAGTAAAGCCGTGATACTTGGCAGCCAATGACTCATCTTTACAAAAACCATAAGGATAAGATTTAATATTTTCTTTTTGTTTCTTCTCTTGGTCTTTTTTTAAACTTTCAATATAATGGTTTAAATACCAAGCAGCTTTTTCTAAATCTTCTATTTCAGTCTCAGGATTTTTATATCCAGCTCTAGAAATATATTTTATTGTATTACCAAGACAAAAATCTAATCCCCAAGCCTCTATCACTTTAATAGCTTCATAAGGATTTGATTCTCCTCCATAATATGATGGATGATTTATGTTTTCTGCCATCTTTTATCCTCCATTACCTCGTTATTTTTTAATGACTGTTGGACGTCAATAATTCTTTGATTTGAAGATCCTCTAAGGGGCAAAGATAAATCTTTTAATTCTTCAATAAAAGGTCCATCTATCAAAACATCTATATATTTTAAAACTTCATAGTCTTTTATTTCTTCCCAAAGATAACCTGTCCACATAAAAATTGTTTTATTAGGATATTTTTCTTTAACCTTTTGGACTAGTTTGCAAATGTCCTTTTGGTGAATTGGTTCTAGCGGGTCTCCTCCTAGAATGCTTAATCCTGTTATATATTCTCTACCTAAATCAACTATTATTTTTTGCTCTATGGTATCATTATACTCTATACCTTTTTCAAAATCCCATAATTCAGAATTAAAACAATTTTTACAATGATGTGAGCAGCCGCTCACCCAGACGCTTAATCTAGCGCCTGGGCCATTGGCTATATCACAACTATCAATCCTTGCTATTCTCATTGCACCAACCTCTTAACTTTTTACTATGCTTATAACGCATTTCAACTTCTTGTTGTTTACCAAGATTAAATGCGGTTTTATAATCGCCGGTCAAATATCCAGTCACACGACGTAATCTCTGAATATTGGTACAACCGCACTGTGGACATTTTTCTCCAATTTCATCGGTATATCCACATCCTAAACATAAATCATTAGGAACATTAATAGCAAAATAAGGTATATCTTTATCCATAGCATAGTTTATAATCTGTTCAACGGCTTCAAGATTATTTTTAACTCCTGCATCAAGTTCTACATAGGTGATACATCCAGCAGAACTATAACCTGTTAATTGACTTTCAATATCAATTTTTTCAAAAGGATTGATTTCCTTCCAAACAGGAACATGAATTGAATTAGTAAAGTAATCTTTATCTGATATGTTTTCTAATTCTCCCCACTTGTCTTTGAACTTCTGCATAGCCGTATAGCAAAGGTTCTCCGCCGGGGTCATATACACACCAAAATTTAAACTATATTTCTTTTTAAATTCTGCACATCTATCTTTAAATAATTGTTCTATTCTCTTGGCTAGTTCCATACCGCTATCTGTTGTATGGTCTTTACCAATTAATATTTGTAAAGTCTCAGCAAGACCTAATTGGCCCAAAGCTAAAGTCCCATGCTTAAGTGCTGATCTAATCCCCTCCTCAGGAATATATCCAGCCATAGTACCATTTTCATACATAAATTTAGCACTTTCTGGACTTTGAGAACAAATATATTCAAAACGTTCAATAAGCATATCCTTTGCATCATGGATACGAGTATCTAATAGTTTCATAAAATATTCAACAGGATCTTCATCCTCTTGTGTAATAGCTTCCATAGCAAGTGTAGGCATTATAATTGTGACAGGACATATATTTCCACGACCATCTTTAAGTTGCCCAAATCCGTTCACATCCCAACCGTTCGCTGTCCTGCACCCCATCGTACTGAACTATGTCCGGGGATCATTCTTATCCTAACCCGCGTTGCCTGACCAATCTATATTAGCATAATTAGGATAAAGTCTTTGAGCTGTTGACTTTATAGCTAATTGATATAAATCATAATTAGGATCTCCTGGTTCTCTATTTATCCCCTTACCCAATTGAAATATACCACAGGGGAATATCGGTGTTTTGTGGAACTTACCTACACCTTTTAAACTACCTTCAAGCAATGCTTTTATCACCATACGTCCTTCCATAGAAGTGCAGGTGCCGTAATTCACAGAGGTGAAGGGTAATTGATTCCCGCTACGTGATTGTAATGTATTTAGATTGTGATACATACCTTCGACCGCCTGGTTAAGTTCCCGTGTAGTCATCTGTATTGCATAATTATAAATTTTTTCATTATATGCTTTATATTCTGGGTCATCAATAGAATAATCGGTGCAATTAGTAAGCATATTTTCTATTTCATAATCTATTTCTTCTATTGGTTTATTCTCTATATAAGTCCAACCATCTTTATAGTGCTTTGCAAAGCTCTTTCTCACATAAGGAACCATTGTCCAATCAAGATGAGTAGCCGCCACTCCGCCAAACTGTTGTAGACTCTGAAGCTGGAATAAAACTGCTACTAATTGAAAAGCTGTATTTATAGAATTTGCAGGACGAACATCTGTTTGTCTTGTGTTAAAACCTTTTGCAAGTAAATCGTCGAAAGGTACCGACAGACAATTGTGCATGCCAACAGCCTAAGCATCAAGGTCGTGAATATACACTTCATTATTTTCGTGAAGGAATCTAGCTTTAGGAGAAATTATATTATCTAAAGCATATTTCTTCATAAGCACACTATCTGCTTCGCCTTTTCTGCCACCAAAGCTTCGTTCATCTACATTAGCATTTTGGTTAGCCACTGCTGATGCAGTAAGCTTTTCACCAATCTTCTTCATAAGAGTTGAACGCTGCTCTCTAGCCTTCTGTCTTTCATAACGATAAGTTACAAATTCTTGCGCCACATCTGGTCTACGAGTTTTCATAAGACCGGCTTGCACCATGTCCTGGATTTCTTCGACCGTTAAAGTTTTAGTATAAGCAACCTTTTCTATCTAATCTGCTATACTACTTGCTTTTGTTAAAGCATAGTCGCTAATTTCAAAGTCAACTGCTTTAAAAGCTTTTAATACAGCAGACTCAATCTTTTCACGACTAAAGGGAACTGTTCTCCCATCTCTCTTTTGAATCATTACTACCATAATTCTTTTCTCCTTTGCTATTTTAGGTCATTTCTAAGGTCTGACCTTTAATATTATGAAAAATTATTTAAGATAATTACTTGTTCTGGATTAATTCCACTCGTCTTCTCTTTCATAGTAATGTTCTAAGTTTTTCATTTGTCCAAGTTTGCGCATTATCGCATAACTTTGGAGTTCTGAAGGGGGAAGAGATGTATCAATCTCTTCCCTTTCCACTTCTCTTCTTTGCTCTTCATTCATAATTTTTTATCCTCTTTTTAGTAGTCATTGTTATACAAATTAATAATGCAACTGCATAAAGTACCATAGCTACTGAAATTACAATGTTATAATTATTATTAGTATTTTTCAGTATAATTTCTGAAAGGTTGTTACCAGTGAGTCCAGCTATTGCCCAGGCGGATAGCGCAAGACCGTGGATTTTAGAAATATTTTCCATTCCAAATCTTGAGTCCAACAGAGCAGGTAAAGTACTAAAACCACCACCATAACCAAGATTAACTATCATTAACAATGCTATAATTATTATACCAAAATTTATTCCTAAAGTCAAGAGACAAATCGCAACGCATGAGATAAAAATAATTTGATAAACAGTAGCTCTATCTTTCATTTTATCGGATACTGTAGAATAACCGATGCGGCCGAGGGCATTGCATACCGCAGTAACCGAAGGTATGATGCTGATTATAAGAGGCAAGGCCGCTGCGCCCATAAACTTAGTATTAAGTAACTGTTTTTCATAAGTAATTAACATTAAACCACAATGAATGTTTATATAAAACATTAGCCAAATTCCAATAAACATTTTATTTTTAAACATTGAGCTAACTTTAAAACTATTATTAGTTGTTTTACTTTCTACCCATCCTTTTGGCTTACGAAGAAGAAGGTGTCCAGCAAACATCATTATAAAATAAAGTATCCCCAAAATAACAAACATGGCTGTGATACCAAATTTATTCTGAAGAAATTCCATAATTGGTGTTGCAATAGCTTTTGCAAGGCCAAAACCCATAATAGAAATACCTGTTGCTAAACCTTTGTGGTCTTTAAACCATAGCATTAAAGTTTTAACTGGAGTTAGATATCCGACGCCTAATCCAATTCCCATTATACAACCATAAAATAAATAAATTAAAATTAAAGCTAATGGGCCAGTGAAAAACTTAATAGTTAATCCAGTTCCCAGCATACCAACAGTAAAACAAATTGCGGCAATTAAAGAAGATTTATGAATATTAAGTTCCACAATCTTACCAGCGAATGCAGCTGACATGCCTAAAAAGAATATTGCTAACGAGAAAGCCCAACCTACCGAGAATGTTGACATTCCTATAGCATTAGCTATAGACTCTTTAAAAGTACTCCAACAATACACTGTACCAATAGAACAATGTATGAGTAGGGCGGGGACTGCCGCCCTTATCCATTTATTTTCCATTACTTATCCTTTCTGATGTAATCTACATCTGTAGAATACAAATGTTCATTTCCGTCTTTATCTGTTACTACGTAACAAGCCTTTCGGCTAATTGTAGCATCTTCATATACCTCAGTTTCATTTACATCTTTTACAATAATAACTGTCGTAGGTTCTAAAGTCTCATTCTCAAATTTGTATGCACAGACGGCAGTAAGCATAAAACAAAGAATCGTAAGTAAACCGTAAGCTATGGCAGCTAAAGGTCTACGATCTACAATAGCCGAGACGCACATAATAAGCCAAAATAAGAAACAAATGGACCAAATAATAATTAATGTTGCGGTCATGACATTCCTCCTTCCTCTTCTTCTATTCCACCTTGATACCTATCACTTGTAAGATTTAAAGTTCCATCTTCAAAATAATCAGTTATCTTATATAATTGATGCCCTATAGAAGAAGCATATTTTTTAACTACAAACTCTTCATTATTCCTTATTCCCATTACCATAATCTTATTTCCTCTAGTAAACCAACTCTTTTCTTTAACGGTCTTTGTACCATCTGGGTTCCTTTCAGAAATTTGCTTATCAAATAATGCAAAATATTCTTTTCTGAACTTAACTGGAACTACGCCATCTGTTGTTAAAAGATAAACTATAGCTTTATTTTTATCTCTTGCGATAACTGTTCCAATTATCTTATTTAATTTATAAATCGGGATGTAGATACCACCACGAGGGAAAGTATATTCTACTAAAGGCTCTTCTGGAATATCATTAAAATCATCAATTCCATATTTATCTTTATCAATGTGCGCGAGTTCGTGCTCATGATAGTAGAAACACAATACGTCCATTTCCCAAGAAGATAAGTTACCTGTCGCATATTTGTCCCAATCTTCTTTAAATATCTTAACATTTAAATCTTTTAATATCTGGTCATGGTTTTCTTTTATCCATAAACGATAAACGTCCATCGCATTCTGATATACTTTATCCCACTCTTTTATTTTTAAAGTAGAGTCTTGGTTAATTAAGGTGTCATAACCAATAGAAACAAGAAAATCAATTCCTCTTTCATCTAATTGATAAGAAACTGAATCTAACTTACATTTTGCTTTTAAATATCTATTAAACTCATAAATCTTAAAAGATGGAATGTAGTCTGGCGTCATTGGCAATAAACCATAAGTTTTTAAACCATTCATATTCTGAAGGGTAATACGCTTTTTCTTATCGCAAGTTTCCCAAAGATACCATGCCATCGCAAATTTACGATCCATCATTGAGTCAAAAGCTCCACCTTTTATTAAAGAAATCATTACACTTCTCTTCGGTTTTACTTTATTAATAAAATCTTTTATTGATGTATAAGGTCTGTTTGCTATAATTGACTCTACAACTTCATCACCAATACCCAACATCGCTTTAAGTCCAAACAAAATCTGGTCACTTGCAACATCAGGTTCAAAACCCAGCTGTGAAATATTAATATTAGGAAGACCTACTTTAATACCTTCTCTGCGGACAGTGCCTATTGCCTGTGCAAGCTTCGTATAGTCTGTGGAAGCTCCTTCACCACCGCTATTTGCAATCAAACAAGCTGTATCCCAAAATATCGTAGGAAACTTATAAGCCAAATTTAATTCTTGCAATCCAATTAATGAATAAGCCAAAGTGTGAGACTGGTTAAATCCATACCCACGAGACATCGCTATAAGCACGTCCCACACATAATGGCAAAGCTGCATGTTACAGCCTTTTTCCTTAGTTTCTTTAAAAAACTCTTTAGTTATCTTTTCATAATCTGCCGGGTTCTTCTTTGCAATAGATTTACGAAGTTTATCTGCAAAGGTCAATGAGAAACCACCAAGCTCCGGCAATTGTACTAACTGCATAAACTGCTCTTGCGCAATACATAAGCCATATGAGATTCCAACCACTGGTTCAATCACTGCTTTTTCCGCCGGCCCTAGACCGTACTGCCGCAATTCCGCATCCCACAATTTAGGATTATTCTTAAACCTAGTTAACTTCTCTGTTGGCATTTCGCCACCCTTTTCAGTCGCCATAAGTCGAATCGTTGAGTTCAAAATCGCCAATTCATCTACTGAGTTAGGCTTTAACAAAGCTATACCCTTAATACCACTTTGTTTCTCCATCTGGAACAAACTTAATACTTTATGTTCCCAGCACATCTTCCACATATCTTCTGCGGTACGCTCTAACTTATATATTCCAATAGTATCTTCATAAGTTGCTTTCAAGCTACCCTTATCATCAATATAGTCATGTTCTTGTAACAAATCTAAACAAATATGTATCTTATCCAAAGCTTCTACGCTCAACAAGTCATACTTAATCAAACTTGCTTTTTCACTATCATGCAACTCAAATTGAGTTATAATTTCACCACTCGGAGCGCGCATTAAAGCCGTTGAGTTTGTGAATGGTTCATCAACAAATATTACACCACCCGCATGAATACCTGTACGGCAAATTAATCCTTCTATCTTTTGGGCTACTTTCCATAATTCAGGATAATTGTTTGTCATTTCATAAACAAACTGCTTATTAGGCTTTATATCATTTTCTTCATCACCATAAAAAGTTTGCGCTAAGGTCCTTGTCTTACCACGATCTGCCTCAATCATTGAAGATAAATATCTTGCAATATCTACATCAATTCCTAAACCACGGGCGGCCGTTTGAATGGCGGACTTGCTCTGTTCTGTGCCCAAAGTTAAAACATTCGCAACTCTATCTTCTCCATACACTTCTCTGAGCTTTGTAAGAACCTGTTCACGTTTTGTCGATTCAATATCTACATCAACATCAAGTACTGATACACGGTCTGGGTTCAAAAATCTCCATCTATAAGTTGCGGTCTTTTCTTTTAATGGGTTAATCTGTGTTATTCCTAATAAATACAAGAGGATAAATCCTACGCCTGAGCCACGGCCGCACCCTACAAGTGAACCAGCATCCCAACATGTATCTACTATCTTCTGAAGATTTAAAAAATATGCACTCCATCTTGCATTATTCTTTTCACTAGATACCCAGGTATCTTCAAGACACGCATTAATTTCTTCACAAGTCCTATCATTTTTTAATTCATTATCATTTCTAATTCTATCTATAATATTTTCAGCCAATAAAACATCTTCCTTATATTCGCTCTTTAAGAACTTTTCAATATAAGGAATCTTTTTTGACCAAAATTGCTTTTCTTCTGCTGTTACTTCTTCTGTTGGTTCTTTCCAGGTCAAACGAGGAATAGTTAATTCCTTTTTAATACTATAATCTTCACACATATCTATTATCTTTTTTATATTCTGATATGCGGTCTGAAGCTCTTCTTCAGTTATATAATCTTTTAAATAATTTCTTACTTCATCATCAGACATAAGATAAGTGGATGAGTAAAACTCCTCAACCTCTCTTTCTCCATCCTGTGCTCTAAGAAATGCCGCATGAATAGGGGCATCCTCTTTTTTCAAATAATGAGCATCATTAGTTATAATATAAGGAATGTTTAACTTATTTGAAAGTTTAATTAATTCCTTATTTACAAAAATCTGGTCTTTATTAAATGAAGGCTGCAATTCTAAAAAGAAATTACTTTCTCCAAAAATTCCGACCATATTCTGACACCACTTAACACATGCGTCATATATTCTATTATCACCTAATAATCTCCATCTCAAAAGTTGAGTTGGCAAAGCTCCACCAATACAAGCGGTGGAACCAATTACATGACCTGGGTTAGCTTTAATAATATCAATTAAATCTTGATAATGTGTCGGTACACGAACCATATTATTTTGAGTATACGAACGCATCCAAGCTCTTGTAGATAATTCTCTTATTTGCTTATGACCTTCTGCATCTTTAGCCAATAAAATAAAATGATAGTATCTATCTTTAGTTCTATCATAATTCTCTGGTGTAAGGTCATTTCTAACCAAATAAATCTCATTTCCACGAATTATCTTAAAGTTTGGATGCTTTTCTTTAATCTTATCTCTATACTCTTCAATTCTTATTGCGTTAGCAATAGTCTCGTGTTCTGTGAATGCTATACCATCATGCCCTAATTCAATGGCATAATCTATTAAAGTATTCACGCGATTAATAGAATCACGTAATCTAAAGTTACTAAAATCGGTATGGTTATGCACGCTACCTGGAAACTTCATCGCTTCACAAAACCTCCTTTTTTACTTTTTATACTTTATTATAACATATTTTTTATATATTGTCAATTTTTTCTAACTAACACCAGCTTGTCTACCGCACGCGTGATACCAGTGTATAAATACTGCCAATGAGCATCGCCTGAAGGAAACGATTCTTCAAAGAGTAATACCTTCCCATACTCACTGCCTTGTGCCTTCCACACAGACATCGCATAAGCATAATCAAATTGATAAGGACGCAATACCTTAGGAATAAACTTAAAGTTTTTTGAATTTACAGTAGGCTCTCCATCTGTAAAGATTTTCCAATCTGCTTTCATGTTTTTAAAAACAGCATCGGTATCTCCCGGCTCTCTAAAGTCTGGAATAAAATTTAATATTACCTGTTTGTCGCAATATTTTCTATAAAGAGAAGGCATAGGATTGATTCGCGGCGGGTCGTTTATGTATCCGACTAAACCGTTGACTAATACGTCGCCACTCTTCGTTACCTCGCCCCATTCGTTATGAAGGCAAACGATTCTATCGCCCTTCTGCGGCAAAGCCTTTGCGTCGCCCCATTTGCGCTCGCGCGCTGTTCTATTTAACTGGTGTCTTAGCCTATTGGTTGCACATAATGTCATATCTGCCCATTCCAACATCGCATCTTGAAATTCATAACTATGAATAACTTGAACTTGTTTTCCTTTCATAAAAGGAATTTCTTGATGTGTTCTCGCAAGTGTAGCTATTTGTATAATTTCACTATCTGCCTCTTGGCGCATAATCTCATTTAAAACGGCATGAGGCTTATCCAAAATATCATTGGTAGCTCCAATAGCTGGTAACTGAGCAATATCTCCTAAAGCTATTACATGTATACCATGCTCTAATAACAAGTCCCACATCTCTTGAGTTACCATCGATATCTCATCTATAACAATTAATTTATATTCTAATTCACCTATTGGCTTTGGTGTAAAATAATATATTCCTGTGTTCTTATTTTGTCTCGCATTATATAATAATTTATGAAGTGTATGAGCGTTAGGACAATTTTTCCTTTGAAGATTAAGAGCGGCCTTACCTGTGTACGTAGCATAACATACGTCAAGACTCGGGTCGAGTCCAAGGGCAGCAACAATATGCTGAACCAAGAAACTCTTTCCTGATCCAGCTGGTCCTGCAATATAAGTATAAGGAAATCCTGCCTTATAACGCTCAATCGCTAATTTTAATGCTTCTTTTTGTTCTATATTTAGTTCCATTCTTTAACTCCATCTTAAAAAATTCCCAGGGCCATTTTTATTTGGAAGGCGGTTAACCTGTGTGTTTGCGCTCGGCTCAACTGGTAAAATATCTGTATGCACGAGACGCTTCAGATTGTCTTCCATACGGCCTTATACATCTTTCATAATACATCGCAAAAATAATAGATGCTTCTTTTTCATTTTTACTATTTAAAAGTTCTTTATAATGAGCAGAACCCATATTTTTTTCCATAGTTTTTCCTAAAAAATTAAGTTGGTCTCTTAGACTTTTTCCATCAACTTCTGGGCTATAGGGTAAATACCACATACATAATCCAAAATATTTTTCTACTCTTGTCATATGTTTTAAAACCATTGTATGACCACCCACTTCAACCATCATATTACCTATAATCCCAGCAGCTACATATTCTGAGTATCCTTTTTCTTCGATTGCCCAGCGCCATACTGTAGCTGCTACTGGATATTCTTTTACTTTTTCTTTCCAAATTCCTATATCCTCAAGATACAATTCTATTACTTCTTCAGTGTCTAAAATTACATCATCTTTATCTACGTCCCAAATAAAATAATTTAAATAACTGACATAAGAATTACACTCTTCTACCATCTTTTCTTTTTCTTTTAATGATAAAGAGGCATCATATTCATAAGGTCTTCTCTACTCGGGGGTTGGTAAAGGTTTAGGGGTTATAGGAGGGGGTGGAATACTTTGTTCTGTAGCAGTAGTAGTAGGAACAGTTTCTATTATTTCTTCTTCCTTAATATTACAGCCAACTACAAGAGAAAATAACAATACTATTCCTTGACAAATTAATAAAGTAAACTTTTTCAAAACTAATATTCCCCCTTTCTAACTACTTCATAATCTTTAATTTTTATTTGCCCCATTTGATTAAAATCATTAATAGAACAAGTGCCTATTATATTTAAATTTACATATCCATCATTAGGATAAAGGGCATCAAACTCTTCTTGGTTAGAAGATAAATTCACAAAACTAATACCGTTTTGATTCTCTATCTTTAATACTTTTTCCTTGTATAAAAAGATATTATCTTTATTAACAGTAACATTTTTAATTAAGATAAGTGGCTCTTCAATATTTTGTCCCCACAGGTCTTCGCATTCAGCTATATCTATAATATCTCCATTAAGTAGATCATTATTTTCATATTCAAGGTCTATATCATATTTATAGTTAAACTCTACATCTGATAAACTTTTATCGGTTTTTCCGATAAAAGTTTCAAAATTTTCATCGCTTATACCAAAACCAAAAGCTGAGGCATGTCCTTGTGCATACAAAATAAGTCCAGTAGATTCAAGGAAACTTCTAAAGTCTTTAAGCGGGGAGTTTGAGTAGTTGCGGCCGGACCCTTCCCAGGTGCGTTGCTCTTTGCGCCAGTTTAATATTAAAGTTGGACGTTGATACTTATTAGCTATCTGGTTAGCTACAAGACCAGTAATACCTGTATTTATAGGATTTTCAACTTTAATAACAAGAAGTTTGTGTTCTAGCAAATTCTTTCTGTTAATTAATTCGTCTATACTCTCTACCAAATCGTCTTTAATGCGGTTTTGCCTATTGCGAATATTTACACAGTTGCGGACAGCCTGTTCAACTCTCGGCTCTAAAGTTCCCTTTTTACCTCTACCATTTGAAGGTATCATTTCAAAGGCTTTATATTCTACCATTGACTCAAATAAAACTAATTTTTCTTCTACCGTTCCTATTCTCGTAACGGAGTTAATACCAGGAACTATATAAAATGCTGCTTTATGGGGATTTAAATGACCTTTAACAGAATACTCCTGTTTTATTACCATAGCCTTAAGAAAAGGGTTAGTAATAGTGGTAAAACCTTCTCTTACGAGATACCTTGTTTCAAGATTTCGTAAGTCCATCATATCTCCAACAAGTCCAAGAGCAACAATATCTAACATTGTGTTAGCATAATTAGTGTTCATTAGCTTATCAAAGAAACTACAGAACTTATATACCATTCCCACACCAGATAATGACTTATTTGGGTAGTTACCAAGTTGATTATTAATAACACATGCGTACTGAGAGAACTCTGGTGCTTCGTGGTGGTCAATGACCAATACATCTATTCCTTTTTCCTTTAATTCTTTATGAATATCATATTCATTACTACTCGCATCGGGCACTATAATTAATTTTTCATCTGTTATTAGATTAGTCGGTATACCATGCGCCTTATTTGGGTGAACAACATATTTTATGTTATTTTGTACGAAAGCTGGAAATAGTTTATTAAAGTAATTCAAGAAGTAAGCTGAAGAAGTATATCCATCACAGTCTTCATCGACTACCAAAAGAACCTTATCATTATTTTTAATATGTTTCATTAACATAGAAGCACCCTCTCGCAAGTTCTCTATGAGAGTTAAATCATATTGAACTGAAGCGGGAGGCTAAACATAAGTTAATATATCATCTTTTCCCTAAAGCATTCCTCTATTTTTAAATATATTTTGCAGCGGTGAAAGGTTTCTATCAACCGGCTGCCGCAATTCCTAATTCATTTAAACACTCCTCCTTCAAACACTCTTCTTTCCTGAAATAATTTCATAAATGTATCTGCTCCTCTGTCAATTGGAGAATCCTTGTATCCTAGGTTTTGTTCACCATCAAATATAAAGCTCACCATTACATCATTTATGTGTCTATTTAATATTTTATAAAAATTTTTTACTAAATGCAAATGTTCAGCATCTCCGAATTGTTGATACTGTTTATCAAATGCAATAATTATCTCTTTAACTCCAAGATTTTTTAATAGATAAAACTGATAAATTGTAAAGCTACTTCCGCAACATGCCACCGAGATATTATTTTCTGAACCAAAATAAGAGTCAAATAACAAGACGCTCTTTTCCCCCTCAAAGACCACGGCCTTTTGCATAAGTTTTATTCTTTCTTTATTTTTTTCAAGTCCGTATAGATTAAATCCAAGAGGATGGTTATATAAAGTTTTTCCAATGCGAACGGGTCTGTACTTACCATACTTCTCCGCATCTTCGCGCACCAAAGCGCGCCCGCGCAATCCTACAAAATTATTATTAATATCATAATGTGGTATAGTGATTACATCAGTGCCTGGATAAAAACCTATCTTATATTTATCTAATGTCTCTTGGTTCATACCTTCATTAATCCACGGGGTTATTTTTACATTATAGTTAAATCTATTTAATATTTTTTCATCATAAGGATTAAGTAAAGTTGTATAATTTTTTATATCCAATTCTTTTACTCTATTAATTTTATCAAAGTAATCAAAATCTTGCTTTAGTAGAACTGGATCTTCTTCATTTTCTTCTCTTGGAACATCGATGCCAAGTCTATAAACCAAAAATCTTACAGCTTGGTCTAAATCCCACTCTTGATGAAATTGTATATCTGCTATTTTTATGATTAACTGAAAAACATCAAATGAAGGCTCGGCGCAACCAGTATAACAATGAAATAATCTGCTATTTGTATAATAATACAACTTACGCGAAGCATCATCATTGGGGTGGTTATGACAAATGGTACGAGATATAATATTACCCTCAAAAGCATATTCAGGTTCACCGCCATATTCTTCCAATAGTTCGAATATTTGATCGGTGCTTATTAAATCTTTAACTACCTTTTTATCATATCCCATTACCAGGCCCCGCCTAAATCTTCTTCCATTATAATCTTTATTTCTGGTACTTGTTGTAGTTCAAAACTAAAATCAGTTACAAACATTGGTTCTACTCTGCAAATACCTAAATCTGCTTTACACCAAAGATATACTCCCTTATATTTACCTCGTCTATTTTTATAAATTGAGATTTTAATATTAGGAACATCAAATGCTGTTGTTTGAAGTATTCTTTGAAGCTTTTCTTTATCTGTCTGCGTGACAGGAAGCATAATAGCTCCCCAGTCTATCTTATCCGCGATACTCTTCGCACCTCTTAATAAGTTCTGGTCAGGTGTTTCACTTTCTTTCCAATCTCCATTAAGCTGTGTTGATGACATAATAAATACATCATTCTTTGTGCAAATATCTTTTAAAGTTACGGATAACATGAATAGTGCATTATCTTCCCTTAATTTTACTCCACCACTTCTTCTACTAATTTCTTCCAAAATCTTCATTGAAGTATGGATATAATCATAAAAGATATAATGTATATCATGTTCTCTTATATTCTTCTTAATAATATCCTCTATATCCTTTAATGAGAAATCTGGTTTATATTCTACATATATCTTACTGTTCTTAATTAACTGGGCGGCATGGAGTACACGTTCCTCCTCATCACCAACGTATCTACCGGTGAGGATATGATCTTCGTTTACCGCACTGAGAAACGACAACATCATAGTTTGTACTTCACTTAAGTCCAACTCGGTGGATATGTATAGAACCGGCCTTGCCGCGTTTGTCTTTATCCAACCACCAAAAGATGGTTCATATAATTCATCAGTGCCAATGTAACAAGCGTCGGCGGCCATGGTTCTTGACTTTCCTATACCCGTCGGCGCGGAACGAAGATAAAACTTTCCCAACCTTGCGCCCTTTGTTACTGTGTTAATTAAAGGTCCATACAAAGGAATACCGACTTCTGGTCTTTTCTTTAGACTTTCAATTAAGTCTTCAATTCCTTCTCCTACCAACATGGCATCATCATAAACATCATCAACATATTTAATTTTAATGCCTTCAATTTTTTCATCTATCTTATTGGCTATCATGTCTAATGTACTATTATCAAGCCAATCTTCTTGAAGTTGCTTTTTCTTTCCATCTAAAATGTTATCAGGGTCATAAATGAACCTTACATCAAGCCCCACATAATCATAAGCTCTCAACAAGGAGAACTTCTTCATTCTATTATAATAATAATCAAAAGAGTCTGGAATGGCTGATTCAGAGGCTCTAATAAGCCATTCGTCACCTTTATTTTGTTTAAATTCTGCTTCAAGTTTAGGTCTATCTGCCAAAAAGTCTAAGATATTCTCTATAGTTATCTTTTTAGCTCCCAACTCATAAAGTTTATAGATACTTCCAAATACTAACTTATGAAATGAATTAGAAAAATCTTCATCATTTATACTATATTTATCTGTAAAACTTAATAAAGAAGGGTTATTATAAACACTTCCTATAACTTGAACTACAGCCGTTGTGTCGTAATATTTGGATGCCATTAACTTTCCTCTCTATCTAAAAATGAAAATAACCTTCTACGTTTAGGTTTTGGTTCTGGCGGAGGTATTTTAATTTCTATAACCTCCGGTATATAATTTTCAATTTTTTTATTTACATTTAACTGTTGCGCTTGCCAAATGTCAAAATAATAATCATGCGCTTCTTGGTAGATGTACGGGATTATACCTATGCCGCCATTTGCCTTCTCTATTGGGTTCTTTTTAATTTCAAAGAAATATATTAAAGACTTTAGCATACCCGTATAAGTATAGTTATACTTTTTAACATAATTCTCAGCCATTCTTTTAGTTCTTACAAAATCAAATTGTTTACCAAATATCTTTGAACAATATTGATAAAAGGCATCTTTATCTTTTTGTTCTTTTGTTTGGAGTTGGTCCTTCTGATCCGCACAAGCTTTATGGGCATACCTATTACTATTTACTTTAACAAATGGTATATTTGGATCATTACGGTCAAAGCTTTGACCACAATACAAGCATTTTACTATTGCTTTCGCCATTAACCTACTCCTTTCTTTTCATATTTTACATATATATTATAACATAAATTTTTATAAAAAACAAATGGGGGGTAAGTATTAACCTTACCCCCTATTTATTTCTATTACTTCAACTCTTTACCAAACTCGTCTTTTAAATCTCCGACAATTAAATAAATGAATTCTGCTTGGTCTCTCTTGGTTTCTGATACTTTCTTACCTTTACCAAGTATCTTCTCAACGACTTGAGTAATACGAGGACCATAATATGTAGAATCTTTACCCATTAACTTACCAGTGATTTCTGCAAATTCCTTCATCAAAGCATCATAATCATACTCAATAGCAGTTGTTGGTGCCTTTTCTCTTTCATCTGTTACAAACTTACCTTCGCTTTCGCTAGCTTCCTTGTCAATAGCTTCGCCCATTGCTTTGATAAGGGCATCATATGAAAGAGGAATTTCAGGAGCAATATACTTAAATCTACAACCAGCATCTACTGTACCATCAAGAGAACGAAGAATTAACTTACGCTCCTTAGTTGTTTCATCAATTACAGCATACATATAAAGGTCTGCCATAGCCTTGATGATTTCATTCGCTGAACTCTGTACTGTTGGTATTGTCTGATTGTACTTTGTACCATCCTTACGAGTAAATTCCTTATCTTTATCATGACTGATAAATACAAGAGCATATCCCAAATTAGTGATAGTACGGAATGTATCCTCCAATTCCTTCTTGTATTTTGACCAGCCATTAACTGTCCATCCGCCTTCGCCTAATGTTTCAATACCAAGCTGATTACAAATATACTTATCACAATAGCTAGCTGCTACGTCGATAGTATCAATAGCAATGGTTTTGAACTTTTCCTTAACTTCTGGCTTCTTTAATTCTCTAACTACTTCTTTAATATCGCCCCAACGAGTAATGTCTTGTACCAAGATACCAGGTAAAGCATTATATCCTTTTTCGGTAGCGAGAAGCAAAACACCGGGGAATTGGGAGACGAGTGTCGTCTTCCCAACCTTCGGAGTTCCATAGATATATGAAATGTATCCACTTAAATCTCTACTAACCTTATGGGGTTCCAGTGCAAGCAAATTTATTGCCATAATCTTTTCCCCCTTTTAATTAGAAATCAAATGTATCTCCACCTGTAGGAGCCTTAGAAGCAGCTTCTCCAGCTGATGCCTTATAATCCATATATCTCTGCTTAACTTCAGCAAGCATTGTCTGACGGTCTGTCATAGCCTTTGTAAGCTCTGCCTTTGTGATTGTAGACTCATCGTCCCACTCATAAGGCTCAGACTGTGCCCAATAAATTGTCCAATCCTTGTGGTTATTCTCCACTTCACGAACTTCATCACCAAAAGCACCCTCAACTGTGATAGTCTTCTTAACTACCTCAGAGATCTGAGTACCCTTAATAGCTGTGAAAACAGGTGTCTTACTTGAAGGCTCAAGTCCCTCAAAATAATCCATAGCCTTAGGATTAAGAACAGAGAACTCAACAGGGAGCATAGAACCTCTGAAATCAAAGATTGCGCCCTTGATAATTCCCTTCTCAGGGAGTCCTCTCTCTTCGTCAGCTTCCTTACGAGTGAAGTTTGTGATTACAATATCAACATTAAAGTAATTACGGTCCTTGTCAGACTCCTTAAGGTTGTTAACGATTCTAACAAAACCGCCCTCGTTTCTCTTAGCAGAAACAAGTGTAGGGTCTCCATTATCGTCCTTCTGACGATCTGTATAAAAATCATTTATACCGATTGCTGTATCTACAGAAACCTTTGTTGCAACTTCTGCACCATCAGCCATGCATGTAAGATACTTACCATCAATAATATCAGACAAAACCTTAAATCTTGTATCTGTCTTACCTGTAGAAGTAACCTCAGTAATGTATGAGAAGTGAACAGAAACAATGTTTGTGATATTATCATCAGTAGCAATCTCAATGTTACCCTGAATATATTCTGTGCCGGGCTTCTTAGACTGAGGCCCTGTTACCTTCTTTTCCAAACTGTGCTGATAAAGTCTTCCTTCAAGGTGTACCTTATTATTCATCTTCTTCATGCGTCATTTTCTCCTTCTTCAATTTTAAAATTTTTTCCTTTTTCTGTTAAAGCGTAAATTGTCGGGTTCGTTCCCATCTTGTCTACAAATCCATCATTTACCAGCTTTCTCAATGCGCCAGATACTGTTCTTGACGCTACACCAAGCGCTTCCCCAATATCCTTTGCCTTAAAAGTAAGAGAGTCAGCCGTCTGCAAAAATGATAAGACCCGCGCCCCATTTTCTGTTAAACTTTCTTGCTTTTTAGTATTCTCTCTTAAAGCCTCAATATAGGCCATAACAGTTTCACTACCCTTTTCCTCTACTACATTTGGCGCTGCTTTCATTAGTGCATCCAAAAACTCTAAAAATTCCTGTTTCATTAGCTTTTCTCTCTTTCTTTTAACTTTTTATACATATATTATAACATAAAATTTATTAATTGTCAACTATAAACTCTTTACTATAAGGTAGAGTTTTTATAATTTCATCAAGGAAGGTATGCCACTCTATGAGTTTGTGGTTTTTTCTTTGATGATATATAGTTCTTAATACAGCATAGTTAGCTGTCCATGTTCTGGTCTGTAACCAACCTTCTGGGAGTAATCTAACCAGTTCTTTCCAATAGCGAACATCATTAGTTTGTAGATATAATTGACGCAAACGCTCGCAATCTCCTATTAAATGGTTAAATACATCAGCAGCAGTGGTCAAAGGTGTTGTATAAATCTCCAAATCATCTGCCATATCGTCTGTTTCAAAACAGTCAATAGTTATGGGGACAGATGCAAGTTTGTGCATTGTAGATTGTGAATTAGCTGTTGTACCCACTTTGTAGGTGTCGAGCTCTTTCCATACCTAAAGTGGCGCTGTAATATCCATAGATACAGTTACCATTCTTGCCCATTTACCGTGCTCTGGACCAGCTTTAATAAGATTTGTAGCTAATTTCAAATCATTAGGACCAATAGTAGGAATACCTTTCTCATTATAGGTAGTATCAGACTTCTCCCAACTATTCATGGGATTGCGCATACCTCTTAAGGCTGCCTCCCAGCCATAGGACTCGATCTTTTCTATCTTCATTAGCTTCCTCCTCGCGTTACGTTATATCCATAATTCACAGAGTCATAAAACTCTATATAGAATTTTTCTCTTTCATTTAATTGATTACCACTACATTCTTCTAAAACTTCAAAAGTAAAATTCTCCACTCCATCTTTCATCATAGCTGGATAAATCTTGTTGCGCGAAGGCGTGTCGGCGCCCAAACCCATCTTTATATGGTCGCCCCAACGGTTCTTGATGTTGACTGCTTGACCTATATAACACTTACCATTTAAGGTATTAGTAATTTTATAGATGCCGGTCTTTGCCTCGGAACCAATCACACGGCCGCACAAATCATTATAAGGATTTCTAAAATAATAAGTCCAAATAAGTTTATTTAATGGGGTACTATCTCTTAAAATCTTACCTATTTCTCTTAATTTAGCAAGCTCTTCCTTATCTAAATCAGAAATTTGAAGTTTATAAAAGTTAATTTTATCTTTTTCTTCTTCAAGGCGTTTGTTAGCTTCAGTTATAGCCAAAACCTTTTTTCTTAAATTTCCTATTGAGTCTTTTAAAGTGGTTATGGTCGCTTCATCTTCCTCAGTAATCTTTTTAAATTGTTCGGCTAAATCTTCTAAAACGCTTTCATATTCAGCTCTATAACTAGTAATAGCATCGAGATACTTAATTCTCTCTTTTTCGGCGGCCGCGTCCATGCGCTCGCCCATACTTTCTAGTGCTTGTTCTTCCTACCTCTTGGTAGTTTCATCAATGGCTGCGGTATTTTCTTTCAAAAGGTTATTTAAACCTGAAAGGTTAGTTTGAGCCTGTTGGATATTAAAATTTATAGAATTAATATCATTCTGACACCTAGATTTTTGAGTTTCTAGACTTTCTACTTCAGAAACAAGTCTAGCTTTTAGAGCTAAATTATCCTCGTTCTCCTTTTTCACCTTCTGGTTGATCTCCTGCGTAACAGCCAAACGAGACCTAAGCATAAGGTAGGTCCCGATACAGCCGGCCGCCAGGGCAACCAGTCCTATAATAAAATACCACATAATAAATAAAAAAATGGGGGAGAACAATTAAGCTCTCCCCCAAGAATATTTATTACTCAGCAGCAAGAGCATCAACGTCTACAGCGAGACCAGCATCGTTAAGGAAAAGCTGCTTAGCCTCGATAGCTGTGCCATCCTCTAGCTCAACCTTTACCTTCTCCTCTGTACGATAGCCGTACTCCTTACGCTGGATACCCATTGTAAAAGCTCCATTAACCTGCTTTGCGTTAAGACCTGTAGCATCAGCAATCTCCTGAGCTGTAAGTCCCTCATTGTGTGCCTGCAAATACTTAAATACTGTTACTGTGTTTTCTGACATTGCCATAATTGTTTTTCTCCTTTGTGTTTAAAAAATTTTAATATTTTATAATCTAAATAATAAATAAATTGCCCATAACTTCAATTTAAGTATTATTTATAAGCTAATTAATCAAGAAAGATAATCTTGAATAAGAGTGTCAAGAACTAACAAATCTTCAAGATTGTAAACCTGTTCTGTTAATTCTATAATCTTCTGTCTTGCTTTTTCTTTTTCCGCGTACTCTGCGGTGCCTTGACAAATCTTTTCATAGTTAGCAATTTCCTTCGCTAACTTCTTTAACTCTTTTTTACTCATTACCTTTCCTTTCTTATTATGTTAATATTATAACATAAAATTTTTATTAAGTCAAGAAATTTTTGATAAAATCTTCTTCTGACATAATAGGTATGTTTAATTTTTTAGCTGCTTGATTTTTAGCAGTACCGCTTTCTGTGTCATTAGTTACCAAGAAGTCTGTAGCTCCTGTCACACCAGACACCACCTTGCCGCCTCTAGCTTCAACAGCCTCCTGGAACAAACTCCGGTTCTTAAACTGAACCAATTTACCTGTTATGCAAATTTTCTTGCCTTGTAAAATTTCGCTTATAATTTCTTCTGCTTTTGGTTCTTTAAAATTAAGGATAGCCGCTATCTTTTCGGCTTCGCTATAATCATAGTCATGAAGCGCCTTATTCATTTCAAAACCAAAATTTGGAAGTGTACTATATATGAAATTTTCCTTAATTGATTTATAAAAGTTTGCCCAAGTACTGAAATGGTTCGCAAGGTCTTTGCTCGCGGTGGTTCCGATAAGAGGAATACCAAGAGCAGAGATAAATTGCCATAATTCACAATTTTTACTTTCTTCTATTGCGGTTAATATATTATCTACGGATTTCGGTCCCAGTCCTTCCATTTTTTCCATATCTGTACGGAACTGGTGTAAATTGTATAAATCAAAAAAACTATTAAGCCAACCTTTGTTCATAAAACGAGAAATTAATTTCTCAGAAAGTCCTTTAATTGCCATGCCCTTTTTCATATCGCAATAGTGAACTAATCTATTTATTAGCTTACCGGGGCAAGCGTCATTTGTACACTAGAGATTCTTTGTACCAGAATCTTCTTCTATTATTTCGGTGCGGCCGCCGCATATTGGACATACCTCAGGCGGTGCTAACATATCACCTAAACCCTGGTCAACTGAAAAATAGTCAGGAGGCTCAATGGTCGTTGTCCATATATCAATCTGAGGTATAATTTGATTCGCCTTGTACACGCTGACTATGTCACCACGCATAGGCGCCTGGCCGCCGCAAAGTTCATCAAGAACACTTAAATTATGAAGACTTGCTCTTGATACCTCAGTTCCTTCAAGCTCTATAGGCTTAAAAATCGCTACAGGAGTTAATCTGCCTTCTCTGCCCATAGACCACTCTATATCTTCAATTTCGGTCTCAACACATTCATCATAAAACTTAAAAGCTAAACCACCTCTAAAGTGATGAGTTGTTCTACCTTCAGCTTTATAATCTGTCACATAATCATACTTAAATACTAATCCATCTATTGGGAGCTTTTCATTGGCACAAGAATTTTTAACAAAATCAACAATTTCATTTAAATTATCAATCTCAAACTCTGTTATAATTCCATCCCAATAAGGAACAGTAGTAAATCCTAATCCTTTTAACTCAACTAAAGCATCACCAAGTCTAGGATAAGGATTATTAATCCAATCCCATGCAATAAAAGATAAATTTCTTTTTGCACATTCTTCGCTGTCTAATAATCTAATGCTTCCAGCTGCGAAGTTTCTTGGATTCTTATATTCTTCTGCAAATGGCTCAAAATCATCATACTTACAGATAATTTCACCATCTACTTCAACTTCATCTTTTATTTTTATCTTTTTGGGAATATTATTAATATTTATAATATTATAAAAAACATCTTCACCAATTACACCATTTCCACGCGTTTCAGCAGCGATTAATTCCCCATCCTTATACCTCAGTGCGCAAGTCAAACCATCCATCTTTCCCATACAAATAGATGGATGCTTTTTAACAAAAGTCTTAATTTCATTTAAATCTTTAGTTTTATCCAAACTAAGCATTAAATGAGTATGCTCTACCTTCCTTAATGGAGTAGTTATTTCAAAGTTAATCTTTTGAGTAGGACTATCTGGAAAATAAATTCCAGACTGATGCTCTAATTGCTGAAGATAGAAATAGAGGTCATCCCATGCCTTATCACTCATCATGGGATGCCCTTCATCGTAGGCCTTTGTAGCCTCATTAAGCTGATTAATAATTTGCCTAATCTGTTCTTTCATTTATCCTCTATTTCCTTTAATTTATTATAAATATATTATAACAAAAATTTTATTTAATTGCAAATAATGTCTCTTGCAATCTTCATAGTCAGAGTTCCACAAACCTTACTAAAGTTTATTCCAGTGTCATTAACCTTTGCAATGGTCTCAGGCTCCTCCTTAACGCAATCCTCATAGATTCTCTTAGGAAGTACCTTAGCCAGCTTACCCATATCTCCAGGAGTAAGTGTATCAGGAATAAGCTGCTCATCTCTGAGCTTATATATCATCTTTTCAATTCTATTCTTGGTTACAATACTCTCGGCAAGAGAATAAGCATAAACCTTCTTAGCCTCCTGCTCGGGGTCAACAACCTTAGGAGCCTTTGTCTCCTTAAAATCCTCATTGACAATCTTAAGGTAAAAAGGCTGTCTTGTATTAGGGTCATTAAGCTTTGTCTGATTCTTAACAACCACACCCTCCTGTCTATCTCCATAAGCAGGGCTATTCATAAAGCTTCTGCAGTGGTCCCATGAAATGAACGGACCCTCATAAAGAACATGGATATAAATAAATCCATAGTCATTACAAAACTTCTTTACAATATCCTGTGGTAGCCACTTCTCTGTACCCATATCAAAAATATCATAAACATACCACTTCTTGTAATTGTCAGCATTATAAATTATCTTATTCTTATTTCCCCACTCACCGAATACTCTATATGTGGGATTAGCCTTAAAACCAGTCTTGTCCAATCCCTGAACATAATCCCAAAAGCCATTAAGAGTATTTCCCAAAGACAGAGTCTGCTTTCTAGAAAAAGCAACAAGACTATCAGAATCAGCATCATAACCGACAGAAGCATTTGAACCGTCCCACTTCTCTGTTATTTGTATAATATCACCAACCTCAAATGCCTTAGCATTAGAAGCCTTAATTGCTGTCTCATTCTCTATTAAATTTTGTATATCCATAAAATGCTTTATATTAATCATATATTTCCTCCATAATAATTCTTTATAAATCTCGCAAGTTCAGCAGTAGACAAATTCTTTACTCTTTCAATAGACCAATCTTCATTCTTTATAGCATCGAAATAAAAATGAGTAAAAGGATGATTCTTATACTTGATGGCAAAAGCCTTTCTATCTTTGTTCATATTATTCCAATCAAGTCTAGCCTTAAACATATAATAGTCCAAGTCAGAGAAGAAGAAATAGATAAGATTCAAAGGATGAGTATAAGCTGGGAAGTAAGTTAAAAACTCTTCCTGCTCATGACGCAAATATACTAATACCAAGTCTTCAAGAGAAGGTGTCTTAGTAAGTATATGATGTCTAGCTACATAGTAGGGGGACTTAATCTTTACTCGATGAAAAGCCTCATCTACTACTACAAAACCTTCATACTGAATATCTTCTTCATTATCATTCAAAGCATTAGCTGCTTCAATACACTCCTCAAGGGAAGAGAGAGGATAAGTATCCGGCTTAGCTATACCCAAATCTTCAGGTATTTCCTCAAAGCCTGTCTTATTATTTCTCTTACCCAACAGATACAACTTAGTATCAGAGCCATAGTTGATTACAACCCGGTTGTAAGGAGACACAAGCTCAAAGATATAAGTATAATCCGTATCCAACTGATTTATCTTGTCAGAAGGAAAAGCCTGCGTGAACAACTTACCAAAAGTTATTTTAGAGTTAGACAACTGTGCATTAAATGCATTGATACAAGAATTAGTAGATACATGCCAAGAGCCCTTATCAAACCAAAGCTTCATAATAGAACCATCTACCTTCTCCTGTACTACAGCGGAAGACCAGTCTATGGAATCAACATAACCTTCGCCATAGTTACCAAACTTATCAAAGGCTCTGCACACTACACGAGGCTCCTTGCCCGTGAGGTCTAAAATTATACCTCTAGCTTCCTTTACTATTGGATTATAGAAATCAGAGCATAACTGATTATACATAAAAAGAGTATAATTATCCTCATCCTTAATCTTCAAGCAATAAGGCTCCTTAGCCAAAAGCTCTCTCCAATCAGGATTTTCTTTGATAAAATCTATCAAATAAGACATAACTCTAATTTCCTTTCTTTATTTTTTCTATATATATTATACTATTTATTTTATTTAAAATCAAATTACTTGCTATTTTTATCTTCAAGATAAATAACATTCTCCCAAATATCTCTTAAATAAGTTACTTTTTTATCCATCATTTTACTAACAAACATATCATGCTTTTTAATAGCTTCTTCTTTTGTTTTAGCCGTACCAACTATAATCCAAGCTCCGTTATTAAAATTCTTATGACAAACTGCTATTTCATAAGGGAATGGTTTATCATAAACTTTAGCTGTATCTACTTTAAAATCTTCTGCTTGTGTATGCTTAATAGATTCAGCCATAAAAGCGCCTGCAATAGCAGTAAAAAGACTATTAAAAGCATCTGTTACTTCTTTTATATCATCATTAGTAAGAGCCTCATCACCTTCCAATCCAAGAATGTCATTGATTTCTTCCAACTCTTCTGGTGTAAGCTCATTATCTTTATCTTTATCTTCGTTCATTTTTTCGCTCTCTTTCTTTTTACTATATATATTATATCAAAATTTTTAATAAAAAACAAAAAAGTCCTATAAAAGAACTTTTTTGTATAGAATATTATTAAACTTCCGTTATTTTAAATTGTGTAGTAAAAGCCGTTCCGCAAGATTGACAATCACCAGAGCCATATTTTAATTCTACTCGTCCACCACACCTTGGGCATTGCATAGGATAAACTTCAACTACCTCACATTGAAGTTTATAAACCTTTCCATTAGGCATTATTATTTCTTTAATATATCCATCAAATTCTTTACCGTCTTTATCTATCATATTTTACCCCCATTGTTCAGCCATGGCTTGTGCAAAGCCTGGGTATGTTTTTGATCTCGCCTTAGCTCTTTGCGCAGTAGGTAAACAAGATAATTCATAATACCATTTATTTTGTCTTTTGGTTCTACCACTTTTCTTATCTACCCATTCTACCTACTCAATTTCTGGTTCCTCTTCTACTTCTGGAATAAGATTCGGTAATCCTTTTAGCCATAAACAGGTTCTCTTTGTATAATTGGCGCCAAACATCCAAGGGTGAACAATCTGAGTATAAGCGCGTGGTAGATTATATTTTTCACAAAGGTCTGGAAACCACTGTTTAATATAATTTCCTGATATTATACCCACTGGATTCTCTATAGCTATCTTATCACAATCAGCCTCAAGAAACTTTGCAAAGAACTCTATAGACCTTACTTGGGAACCATCGGCGCGCTTGCGTTCAAAAACTCGCGCACCCGTTGTTGTAAGGTCAGTACATGGAGGGAACGCTATAATCATATCCCACTTACCTTCGACCGCATGAGATATTCCATCGCAAGTTTCAAAAGTACAATTACCATTAATTAAAGGTAATACATCTTGTTTAATATGCCATTCTAGGTGTCCACCTGAGCAATCGATTATATCGCAACTCTAAGCCTCATGTCCCTTCTCTCGAAAAGCCTTACACACTTCTTGTGACTCTTCGCATGCTACTAATATTTTCATTAATTACCTCTTTAGCTTTTCATAATCAGTTTCCCACAATTCAAATAAAAATTTTTGTTGTTTGAGTTTCTCTGGGTCTTGCTGTCTTTCTACAGAAGACTGTAAACTTTCCAGCCAAGTTCTTAATTGAACTAGTCTTTGTTGTTTAACGTATGTTTCATAACCATAATGATAAAGATCAAAATGATGCGGTGATTCTCTTTTGTTATTTAAAATCATTTCTTTTAAATCTTTGTCATATTCTTCAATCTTATCTGAACATTCTTTTATTACTTCTTCTAAAGTATAATGGTGATCTTGTTCATATTGATATTTTAATTTTTCAATTTCTTTATCATAATTTCCATCACAACCAATAGTTCTATCCATATTTTCCTCCTTATCCCATATGCGCATCTACTTCAGATACAGCAGAGCTAATTTCTCCATTATGTTCTGAAACCGAAGATGCGGCGGCCTGGGCCCTGACAATGTAATTACCAATGCCCAGGGTCAGTACACCAGCTAAGATTACAATAATAGCTATGACCAACATCATTTCTACAAGAGTAAAACCTTTTTTATTTTTATTTATTCTTTTCATAAGTTTATCCTTTATATAACTGATACTTTTTGCTTAACTTTTCTGCCATCTCATCAGGTAAAGGTTTAAAACCAATACAGGTAAGAGTTCTGCCGATGCCATTCTCATCGACTTCTTCGGGTTCCAATTCAGTATAACAATTATCTTTAATTAAAAAGAAATCTTTACCTTCGACTAATCCCATGGTCTTAGCTACTTCTACTACTTTCATCAAATGATTTTTATTTTTTGCTTCACACACTACTTTAGTAAAACTTCCTTGAAACCATTCTTCATATATTTCTTTTTCTATTAAAAAGTGACAAGGTAAAAAATTCATACTATTATCATATTTAGTATTATTTCTTATCATAGTAGAGATAAAAGCCATGCTGGCATGGCTCACCTGTGCGGCGAGTTTACCAGCAGACATATTTAAATCTTTTCTAGCAATAATAAGTTGTTTCATATTTTACTTACTCCTTGTAATCTTGTTCCTTTTATAATTTGTGTTCCAACTGCGTTCTTTGTTGCCTTAGTGATTTCTGATGCTGAAATACAAATTGAGTTAGAAACTCCAACAGCCAAAACCATGTCACTATCATTTACCATAATTGCATCTGCCAATTCAGCATCTTTGACTATTGCTACTCCCTTTCCACTTCTTTTCTGCTCGGGGAGTTCGCTTATGGACATTCTCTTACCAAGGCCAGTAACAGTGAATATTGCAATATCATCTGTAACATCTCTTATTGGTACTAACTTAATTACACTATCACCTTCTTTAAGGCTAATACCCTTAATACCAATCGTTGCTCTACCAGAAGCTGCTACTTCTGAAGACTTAAATCTAATACCCATACCATTCTTTGTAACGATAACAATATCTTCGTTATCAATTAAGGTTGCGTCCGCCAACACATCGCCTTCGCGCAACTTCAAGCAAGATATTCCTGTCTTTCTAATTGTCTTTGTATATTCCTCAAGAGAAGTCTTTTTAATTGTACCATTCTTTGTAACAAATAATACATATTTAGCCTTTGTATCTCTATAAATAGAATAGATAATAATAGGCTGTTCATTTGCCTGGAGATTAATCAAACTTCTAATAGGTGTACCCTTTGTCGTATTTGTGCCGGCTGGGATATCATTAACCAACAGACGATACATTGTACCAGTATTTGTAAATACCATTAATGAATCAATAGTGTTAGTCCTAATAATAGAAGATACTATATCATCTTTAGTCTTAATTCCCTTACCACCTTTCTTCTGTTCCCTAAAGGAAGAAGTGGGGATACGCTTAATTAAGCCACTTTCTGTCATAATTACAACGCACTTTTCAGGTTCTACATTTACAATTTCTTTAGCAACTTTTTCTTCCGCAATATCTGTAAGCTGAGTGTGGCGGGTATATCCATAAGCAGAAACAAATTTATTTAATCTTGTAATAAATAAATTTATTTGTTCTGATCTGTTGGATAAAATCTTATTACATTCTTCTATTGTTTCTGTTAGTTCTTTCTTTTCTTTCTCCAGTTCTACTCCTTCTAGTCTAGCCAAAGTACCAAGTTTCATATTTGTAATAGCCTTAGCCTGAGCTTCAGAAAAACCATATTTTTTTATTAAATTTTCTCTTGCATGAGCAGAACTATCAGAAGCCTTAATAAGAGCTATAATATCATCAATATTAACTATTGCCTTTAATAACCCTTCAACTATCTCTAAACGACTAGTAGCTTTTTCAAGATTAAATTTATACTCTCTTTTTATACATTCATAATTATGCTCTGTATAAACTTTTAAATAATCTTTAAGTGTTAAAAGAGTAGGAGTTTTATTTCCTATAAGAGCAAACTGATTGGCATTATAAGAATTTTGAAGGTCTGTTAATTTAAAAAGTTGCTGAAGTATAGTTGATGGACTGCCGGAGCATTCAACTTCTACCAATATTTTTCCATTACTGCTTTTATTATAAATATCTTCAATTCCAGTTATAGTTCCATCATTAACTAATTTCTTAACTGACTCAATCCAAGGTTCTATATAAACCTGATACGGAAAAGATGTAATCTCTATAATATTATTTTTAATATTAGTAATACCTCTTAGTACAACTTTTCCTTTTCCTGTAGAATGAATTTTACCCAATTCTTTAGAATTTATAATTATTCCACCAGAAGGAAAATCAATAAGTTTTAAAGAATTATAATCTATTTCTTCATCTTTTACAAAAGATTTAATTACATCAGCGCATTCATTAAGATTCATCGGTAACCAGGTATTAGCTATTGTTACTCCAATACCCATACTACCATTAATTAATAACCTTGGCATTACGGCTGGTAATACCTCTGGCCATTGTGCATCTTCTGTAAAGTTATTAATCATCGGGACATTGTTTTGCTTAATTCCCTCAAACATTCCTGCCTGGGCGGCCGCACTTAATCTAGCTTCTGTATAACGATCTGCGGCAGCCTCATTACTTATAATTATTGAACCATTTGCACCATGCCACTCTACTTCTGGAATATTATTTATCCAATTTTGAGACATACGAGTAAAGGTATCATAAATGGCAGTAGTTCCATGCGGCCACCATGTAGCAGCAACGCCGCCAGATATTTTTGCACTTTTTACATGAGGCTTAGAATGAATATATCCTTTTTCATACATTTCCCAAAGACAAGCTCTTTGTCCAGGCTTTAATCCGTCTCTAGCATCTGGAAATGCCCTTTGACTATTGGCTTCATAAGAAAAGTCTATAAAATTTTGATGCAATTCTTGTGTTATATCAATACTCATGTTTCACCTTCTTTTTTTAATTTAAAAGTATAGCCACAACTTATTTTTCGTTTTCCTTTAATTACATCACTTACTTTTAAACTTGCAGGATTAACATTTAATGCTTCTCCCATTTCTTTAATTGTATTAAAGGGGCCGTATTCTTGCAAAGTCTTTACATCTATAGCAATATATTTTTGTGACAATTGCTCTTTTTTCTTATTAGCAATTTGTATTCTTTCTTTTAAAATCTCTTGTGTAAAATTCTTTTTATCTATTGCTATATAACCACCAGAAGAACCTTTATTGTTTTTAATCATCTGAGTAATGTCGCTATGATTTACGCCATATTTTCTCTCTACATCACGCTTATTGACAAATTCTCCAACATATTCTCCTTTTGCGGTATATAGTAAAAATGGAGAAGAGCCACAAGCTTCTGCAAATTTATCATCTTCTTTTCTCGTTTCTCCGCCAGCCCTAGTATTATAACCATTTTCAATAGAATTATAATAATTTATCCAATAAATTTCTTTATTATCTAATTCTTCTCTATTTTTAGCTTCATCAATTTCTTCCCAAATAAAAACTTCTTCAGGATATTTATTTAAAGCATTTAAAAAATGTGTGTTTAAATTTTCATGTCTTGCCTTATAATAATGAGCATTTCGTCTTTCATTTAAATTTTTTACCGTTTGACCAATATAAATTTTATTATTAACAGAATTAGTTACTTTATAAATTATTCCATATTTATTCACTCTAAATTCGCCTCCTCACTATGTTTTAATAAATATTCTCTACGAGGAGGCACTGAAGAACCCATTAAGCATTCCATTAATTTAGAAGCTTCTTTTTCATCTTCTACCACTATCTGAACTATATTTCTTGTTTTTTCATCGATAATAGCTTCACGAAGCTCAGAAGCATCTTGTTCTCCCAATCCCTTATTTCGATTAACTAAATAAGACTCTCCAGTGTGAGTATTTTTATATTCTTCTAAAGCCTTTTGGTCTTTAAGGAAAATATATTTATTTTTCTTTGTAGTTATTCTAAAAAGAGGCGGTACGGCAGCGTAAATATGACCATTTTTAACAAGTTCTGGACATAACCACCAAAATAATTCAAGTAACAAATTTTTAATTGCCTGGCCATCTGGATCTGCATCAGCGCAAAGCACTATTTTACCATAACGTAATTTAGATTTATCATAAATTATTTTACCTGTCTTTGCATCTACATCAAGCCCAAGAGCCTTAATAATATTTACAACTTCTTGATTAGCAAATATTTTTTCATTACTGTTTTTATATGCAGAAATAATTTTACCACGGATTGGGAAAATTGCCATAATCTCTGGATCACGTGCTTCCACCAACCCTCCTGCCGCGGAGTCTCCTTCTACAATTAATAATTCACATTTTTCTCTCTTTTTTCCATAGGCATCAATTAATTTGCTAGGAAGATTTAATAATTTCTTTTCCTTTTTCTTTTCTACGCCTCTGGCAGCATCTCTAGCTTTCTTGGCAGCTTCTCTAGCCTTACGGGCATTAATGGCTTTATCAGCTATTATTTTAATTTCTTTTTCATTTGCTAGAAGCCATGTATGAAGTTCTTCTGTAAGATTAGGTGTGAATGGCTTCATATCAATCTTCGTAATATCACTTTTTACTTGCGCATTGTAGGCGACATTGGGCGCCGTTATATTGAAAACTATATACATTCCCTCTTGGATATCACTACCCTCAAGGTTATCTTCTTTTTCTTTTAACCAACCTTTTTCCCTAAAAAACTTATTAAATTCTCTTGTAATAAAAGTTTTGATTAAAGTAATGTGTGGTCCACGCTCTGTAAGACCTGTATTAACATATGCTATCATGTTAGAGCTATAATCTGTAGTATAAGTGAGGATAAAATCCATCTTATTTTTTTCATCAGCATTAAAAGTACTATGAAAACGATTTCTTATAATTTCTTTTTCTCCAACAGCATTAGTTACAAAGTCATCAAGACCTTTATCAGAATAAAAGATTTCTTTAGGTTCAGACTTATATGTTAATTCTATAGTTAAACCAGGACAAAGACAACTAATAGTCTTAAACAAATCTTTTATTTTCTTAATTTCTATTCCCTTATCAGTAAAAAATTCTTCTGAAGGAGAATAAGTTACTTGAGTTCCTGTAGGTTCTGCAGATTTACCAACTTTTCTATCAGCAAATTCACCCTCTTTAAAAGTAACAGTTTCAAATTTTTTATCTCTATAAGTTGTTACTATAAGTTTATGAGAAAGATAAGTGGTAATTTTACTTCCGATACCAAAAGAACCAAGGGAAGTCCCCGAATAAACGCCATCTTCGCTATATTTACCGGAAGTATTTAAAACACTAAAAGCAGCCTCCAAAATTGTTTTACCATCTTCAGAGCGCTTTTCATTAACCAAAAAACCTTGACCATAATCTCTAACAGTTATAGTATCATCTTCTTCGACCTTTACTTCTATCTTATTACCATGACCTAATCTATATTCATCTATAGAATTACTTATTATTTCTACCAAAAGCTGAGTAGAATAAGAAGTATCTCCACAATAAACTTGTGGTCTAAGACGAGTAAATTCTAGTGGGGTTAAAGACTCAATACTATCTTTAGTATATAATTTTTTATCTGCCACTATAACAAACTCCTTTCATTTCTTATACAATAATATTATAACATATATTTTTATATTTGTCAAATTTTCTCTTCTCAAATCCATTAATCGTTTCGTCCAAACTAATTATAACAAAAAATTTTCAAATTTGCAAATAAAAAGTGGGGCATCCCTTAGAGGATACCCCATCTTGAAATTTTAGATTTTTTTTGATACAATATAGTTAGCCTTTAGGTTCTTCTTCCTTATCAGCTAAAGCAGTTTCATAAACTATCCCATCTTTAGTATTTTCTGCTTTCGCTTTATTATAATAGAAACCCTGGCTCGCGCCATAGGCTGTCCATGGAAGTGCTACCATCGCGCTCAACCAAGGAAGTTCACCAAGATATTCTTTATAAATACAAACAAAAGCAAGAACAATAAAAGAAATAGTCATAACCCAGATTAAAATTGATTCTTGAATTAATAGTATCTTAGAAAATTCTAATTTCTTTTTATTTTTTGGCACTGGCAAATGTTTAAGTCCTGTTTTTTTCATAGGCTTATCCTACTTTCTTAATATAGTCCATAGAACACCAACCAACAAGGTCACCATGAGTCATGTGTACCCATCTGCCATCCTCTTGGTCAATCTTAATAAGGTTTCCATCATATAATCTACCAATATCAGGATATGATTTACCAGGACCAGAACGTACATTAAGATAAGTGCCTGCCACATCTATTACTATAGCAGTATAAGTATCTTCAATTTTAATAAGGTATTTAGGATTTATAACCCCAGTAATAGCTCCTGTTTCATAAATAGAAATAGCAATATTGCCATCTTTGCGGATCTGTCTTACGTACAGTACAGAATCCATTACCCATTTAGGAATTTTAGATCCACTTGCCCAAGTAGCTCCCTCTACGATTTTAACCTTATCGCCAACTTCAAAAGTATCTGGCTGCGGCGGGGTGGGTGGTGGAGTGGGACCTGGCTCCGCATCATAATCTGGACGACCATAGCCTAAAATATCTTTATTAGATAATTTATATTTCTTTCTTCTTACTCTATTGGAAGAATTACCTTCAATAGTATGTACTTCCGTACTTGTAACATACTCTACTACACCTACGTGTCTTGCCCTACTAGTTCCGAAGAAAATCAAGTCTCCAGGTTTAGGAGATGAATAAAATCTTTTCTTAGCTTTAAAATAATTCATAAAGTAATGTGCCCCGGCCGCGCTACTCTTATTTGGTAAGAATAATATTTTTTGTGCGATAGCAGCGCCAAAACTTATTACAAATAACCAAATGCAGAATACAGCACACCAGTCAACGCCTTGCTTATTACCGTTCAGAATATTTCTAGCTTTTTCCCAAACATCACGAGCATACTTTGTAAAATTATTAGAACCAGCATTAGCAGTTTTACTATCTAATTGGCTATTGGACTTTTTTTCTAAATATCCAATTTCTTCTATTGCTTGTTTTATAATAGTACTAGCATAGTTACCCATTATTTTTTCCTCCTTTGTTTCTTTTTATAATAAAAAAGGTAGAGCTTTCGCTCTACCCATTTTTATCTTACATTTTAAGTGCTTGTTTAGCTATTTTACTTCGATAGCAATTTTTAAGTATAACAGTTCCGAAATAAGGTTGCCCTTTAAATACTTCACACACTCTTCTTAATCCATTATTCCCATTTTCATAACTTGCATGGTCTACTTGACATTCAGTATCACCCTCAAATACACCTATTGTATCTTCTCCGAATCTCTCAAGTAGAAGTTTCATCATATCTATTGTAGTATTTTGCGCCTCGGTCATAAAAATACCACATTTCATATTAGATGTATCATAACCTCTGGCATCTGCAGTGGCTATAAACTCCAGTTTTCCTTCATCTACTAAAGAATATACATTTTCAATTCCTCCCAATTTAGAGGATAAAAAATTTCCAATTTGGCTACCAAGTATTTTTTCTAATAAAGTACCCGGTAGAAAACCAAATTTACAACTATTTCTTTCTGCCATTGGATTAACAAACATAACTATCTTATCTATTTTACCATTATCCAATAGACTAAAAAGATAACCTAATCCGAGATATGACTTTCCAGAACCGGCGGGTCCGCGCAAAACGGTTAACTGATTATTCATTAAACTATCACAAGCTATTTTCTGATAAGGGTCATCATTCTTAGCTTTTAGCTTTCCAAAATAATCAGAATAAAGGTTTGGATAAGTAATTGACCGCATTTTATTGCCTTCCCAACAAGCTATATCTACTACCTCTTGGTCAGTATTATATATAATTACATACTCACCGATATAAAGATTAAAATAATTACACCCTAAATGACTATAATAATCAGCCATTTCTTCGTCACTAAGTGTGACTTCAACATATCCGTTGTAATCTTCTTGTATAGGCTCTACTTGCTTAGCATTTAATCCATGACAACGAGCTAGGTTAAATAAATTTATATCATTGGTATAAAATTCCAAACCTTCATCCTCATGAAAGTGTTTTAGCCAACACGCAGTAGCTAAAATCTTTAAATCATTATTAGCTTTAGTCTTATCGTCGTCTGGCTCTAAAATATAGTTTAATTGATTAATATTATAATTAACAACTTTAAATTTGTTGTTATCATAATTTTCCATAATAAATCTAGATACAGTTCTAGCTTTTTGTTTTATTTCATAATCTTTATTAGAAGAATTTTTAATTCCTTCAAGTTCTATTAAAGTTAAATCACTAATATAAAAAAACTCAATAGGAATTTGCAATAATAAAGAACTGGTATCTAAAAATTTAATTGCCATTATTCTTCATCCTCCTCTTCATCATCCTCTGGTTCGACTTGAAACCCGATATAGTATGGCTTCTCCTCAGGTTCTTCGAGTTGGGATTGTAATTTTTTTATTCTAACAGCTACTATATTTTTCTTTTCTTCAAGATGAACGCCAAGTAGCTGGATAAAGGAATCTATTAAAGGGAATACCCATTCCTAGGCTATAATTCCTATAATGAAAAAAAGTAAGTATTCGATAAAAATCACCTTCCTTTCATTATAATTGAAAATTATTTATAAGAAATTATTTACATCTGACCGCAATATAACTATTAATAGTATCTTTCATATGCTTAATCATAATATCAAAGTCTATTCTAGACGATTTAGCGTTCCAATATTGCCTTTTAATACTTTTTGCTTCATAAGATTTAGGATTATACTTCTTACTCTGTTCCATGTCAGTGATAAGAATTTTAAGCCTATTCTCTTCTTCTCGATAACTCTCCCTAAGATATCTATAAATCTCAGTTTCTGCTCGCATTTCAGCAATTTGCTCGCCTATACGCTGATTATAACTATCTTCTGGATTACATTTAGCTATGCCTACAAATTTCTGACCACTATCGGGGTGGGTGAGAACACAGATTGTAGTATTGTCGTTGGTGTAATAAAAATTAATATTTTCCATTATTATTTATCCTTTCTTTTATATCTAAAATTATTTGGTCTATTGATACTAGGGTATTATTATGGGCGTCTAGTTCACAATGATATATTAACCCCTTATCAAAATCATGAAACTTATCTTGTGTGTGAGAATGGCCGCAGAGGTTGATGACGCGCGCCTTTAAGGGCTTGTCCGCGTCATAGTTTGAAACTATTGTTGGATAGTGAGATAAGTAAAAAGTATAGTGATGATACTTAAGTATATTAGCATAGCCTAATACTTCTACATTATACATTGTTTTATATAATTCTTCTCTCACTTTGGTGCAATGGTTACCCAAAATAATTTTTATATTTCCGCAATTTAGCTGTTTTAAGCAAGAAATTCCAATAGCATTGTCTCCTAACATACAATCACCTAAGCAATAAACTGTATCTTCATATTTTACAACACTATTAAAATTTTTTATTATCATTTTATTCATATCATAAACATTTTTAAAACCTCTTGGTTCATAAACAAAAGATTTGTTATGATTGAAATGCCAATCTGAAGTAAACCATATATTACTCATCTTCTACCTCTTCCCAATGGTATCCATATGCTTTTTCAGTTATTCCATTTAAACATCTACGAATGTTAGGATGTACTACTTTTCCAAAATAACTATCTATTTGTGACATAGAATTAAATAACTGCCCAGTTTCTACCATTTTTATTTTTTTCTTTTTTTTGTCTTGTTGATTTTTTATCTTTTTATCAGTTAAACTTTTATAATCTATATTTTTACTTTTTAAAGCACTATATACAACTTGGTCATAAATTTTAAAATGTTGACAAGTTAATAAAATAGAAAAATTATTTTGTAAGAAAAAATTTACTATTTCATCATAATTGTATTTTGAATTGCCATCTCCACCTAAAGTGGCATTATAACCATTGTGGTAAGAGTCATAAAATTTTATCCAATAAATTTCTCGTTGATTTAAAAGTTCTTGAGAGCATTCTTCTATAATTTCAACAGAAAAGTTTTCAATTCCATATTTTCTTATTGCTTGATGAATAGGATAATAATATTCATCTTTTCCTTTTGTTTGCCTATGATTAAATGAACAATAGCAATGAGCCTTAAATCTTTCTTCTACAGAAATATTTGTTTGTCCTATCTAAATATTTCTATTGATATTGTTTGTAATTTTATAAATATAACCCATATATTTATCCTCCTTTTTATTATTACATATATAATAAAAATTTTATGATACGGGTTTCATGATTTTGACCTTTTATTTTACACGTATATCATTTTTGAAACAACTCCCTTAAAGCTTTATCAAAATCAGAGAGGAAGGTTTTTGCTGGTTCACTAAATTCAATTCTTTCTCCGCATTTTACACAATAATTATAAAAAATATAAGTATTGGTAGTCACATCATAAGTACATTTTAAATTTTTATCTTCGTATTTATGGCCACCACTTATCTTACAAACAAGTTTGTGCATCTTAAAATTTACCTTCCTATTTATATATATTTATATTATATCATAATTTTTTATAAAATACAAAAAAGTCCTATTATAAAGGACTTTTTATTTCATAACTATTAGCTGTAAAATACCTACAACTAATATAAGAAAAGAAAAATTTCCTTTAAACATTTCTTCTATTATAGTTGTTATCACTATTATTTTGTCCCTCTTTAAATCACATTATTATCTCTTTCAAATTCTCTTGCTAATATTGTGGGTATTTTAACAAATTCAGATTCTGACTTGCCACAAATCTTACAAGTTTTAACGTGACTATACCATTGATCGGGGCCGATCACTCGATACCGTTTATAAAATTCTGTATATTTATGAAATCCTAACATACATCTTATATTTGCCATTATATCACCTTCTTTTTTAATAATCAGTGAGAATTATAACATCACCATACACACCGTTATTGAGCATCCCACTAATTAGCATGATTTCATTGTCTTTAATATCAGCATAATACTTGCTGAATATTTTCTTTGCCTGTCTAAACGATGTAGCTTTGCACAGAGCAACATCATCTGTAAATCTATGTCCTATCATCTGGTTTGGTCTGCTAAAAGCGTAATATTTCTTATTTTTATTGTGCATTTTTTATCTCCTTTTATTCTTATGTAAACCAAATAACCCAGTATGGCACTTCGCTCATAGGCTTATCTGCGTATTCTATCTTTACTCCAATGACCCAAGCGATGAAGAGAATAAAAGTAACAATTAGTATTTTCTTCCATATTGGCATCGGGTCTTTTGTCCATAAATCATCTTGTCTGCTCATTCTCTCACCTCATAAACAGATAAATAATAAATCCTAATTCTATTACATGAAGAATAGCAGATACTATACGTAATAGTTTATCTCCACAACAGTAAGTTTTATCTTTAATCTGTACTTTGTATAACGTCTTTCCGTGTCGTATTTTATTTTTGCTTGGTTTTTCTTTAGGTATGGGAGGAGCATTGGTTACGAGATCTAATATTACATCTCTTACACCATTTGATCCATAGTTGACTCTAAAATCGAGCCATTTATCACTAAAATAAACTTCTTCTATTACCTTTTGTAAAGCGTCAGCATCAATTGGTCTCATTCTACCTTTCTCCTTCATCTTGCTGTAATGCCTTTAGATTATTGCAAATTGCCTTATTAACCTCTAACAGAAGTTTGTCCTTGTCGGACATAGGTACTTCTTCATCGTCTCCACATACATCAAAGAATTGATATATTGTCTTATGAATTACATCTAATATTTCTTTCATTCTTTCTTCACCTCTTATATCTGCACCACAATTAGGGCAAAAGTTATATTGTGATGTATGTCCATCAATAAAATCATGAATAAGTCCGCATTTGTTACATTCAAAGTGTTTATGAATTACTTTATTTTCATCAAGATAGTCCATATCTTCTCTTTCTATCCACTTGCCTCGTAGTCTTTTTGATTCAACTGTTGGGGCATTGTCAATAAGCCTATTTACCTCTTTAATATGTTCACGAACTATTTTATTAGTAGTTTCATCAAGATTAGTGTTACCATTCATCATTCCCAATAGAATAGAAAATGTAATACTATCCGTACACATACCACTTGAGATTGTATGCTTAAATTCATCTGCATCAATCGTTCTCATTATTTGTCTCCTTTATTTCCTTTTCCCATTCCTTAAGTATCAAATCCCAATCTTCTTGTGCGATTGGCTATCTTGTTATATAATCAATATAAATACTAACAGGAATCTCTGTTCCATCATTCAGCACTATTTTCATCACTCCTGTCTTTACAATATGGACAAGGTAATTGTTTGCTTACCTTTTATACACCATAACAATGTGGAATTATTTCATTGAAATAAGTAATTTCATCCATATCTTTTATAGTTTCAGGTGTAACTATTTTTTCATAGTGGCCACTATACCTTACCCACCATTTAATCATTACAACCACACCTTGCCTTACTCGTTCATAGGCAAACTTTACATCATCTAATGTAGGTGTTTCTTCGCACCAATAAAATTCAATAGGTATCATTCCTCTTCTCCTTTCATACTCGAGGTATTATCTTCTTCTTCTAATGGATAAATGCCAATATCCAAAGTTGTAGTTGTTACACTCTTAGCCATGCCCTCCGCTCCGCAATAAAAACAACATGGAGTAGATGGGGAATACACTCTCTTACATAAGGGGCATTGCCAACCCTGTTGCGCAAAATTATAATTTTCCATTTTTTTCTCCTTTTTATCTAGAAATTTCTATCCAATGCTTGTAGAGTTCAGGATTTGACATAATATCTTCCATACTAGTGTTGATACTAGAATTGTATTTTGAGGATACATTATTATTTTCTCTCATATCTGCGGCACAATTTGGACAAGTCTCATAATTGTCCATAGATACTCCTGTTTCAGCATCCCAGCTAAACTCTTCCCAGCAGTTAGAGCATACTACCATATCAAATGACCTATTTTTTGCAATAACTCGTCTGTGTATCCACATGCCTTTTGGTCTTTGTTCTTCAAGAGCCTTGATAGCAAGGTCATAGGCTTCTTTCTGTTTCAAGTATTCAGCACTTGGCTCTGTACTTGTTGCAACTGGTGCAATTAAATATTTAATAATTTCTTTATTTGTCATTCTCATTCACCCCCTTCATTGTAAGACCGCCTATTCCACAATTTAACAGCTTCTTTATCTGTTAGAGACATATTATCTCCATAGATACAACCGCAATATTCGTTGTTACATACAACAGTCGCTATGTGGCCCATACGATACCATACTGTTGCACTACTACCACAAAACGGACAAGATTTTAATTCATCACTCATTCTTATTCACCGCCTTTCTGTTGTCTTGCATTATCACTAAAATATCTTTTTATATTTTTTACACAATATCCCTGTGGCACACGGCTTTTTCTTAGTCCATTTACTGTGCAATATACAGAAGCAAAACACTCATCACAACATCTAACCTTACTGATATATTCACCTATCAATCTTTCATTGATTTCCTCTACCGATTTTTTCATTCCGCACCGCCTTTCTTATGTTGCAGAAGCCAAACCGCCATAAGCAGTATCAGTATCAGCAAATTTCTGTGTTTGTGGCTTTCTCATATCTGCACCACAGCTAGGACAAAAATTAGAAAATTTGCTTGCACCAAATTCATTGTAAGCACTTTCTTGATTGCATACAGAACAATATATATCTTGACCTTTTACTACCCACTCACCCTTTGGTCTTTCAGATTCTCTCAAACGCTTTAATTCTTTCAAGTATGACTCAAACTGGAGATATTCTCCTTCGTTTTTATAGTATGTTGTTCGTAGCAATGCCTCATCTTTATAAAGTATTGCTAATTCTCTACATATTTTCGCTTTTTCCTTACAATACAAAATATCTTCTTCAAGTGTCAGCATCATTTACCTCCTTACTATTCCTATCTTTTAAATTTTCCTTTAGCCATTTAGTCATTTTGTGCTTATCATAGAAATATAGAATAATACAAAGAATAACACTAATACCTGCAATATAGCGGCAAATTATATCAGTCAATGTTATTTCAACCGTCATTCTTTATCTCCTTTTAATTTGGTATGAAGATAAGTTGCGAATTCCTGCATACAATCTATACATATATCATAATTTTTATTGTCGTGGAAACTTCCTGCATAATCATTAAGGATGTTTTTACTTTTAATAATGAAATATCTATTATTAATTCCTACTTTTTTACCACAAATATCACATATTTTATGTCTTGGAATAATCATTCTTCTGTCTCCTTTACTTTAATGGCTCATTTTGATTAGCTTGCTTTGTAGCGATATAAACAAGTCCTTCGGTATAGCTCATATCTTTTATTTCGTCTGCGTATCTTTCATACAAATCAGGTATATTATCATATCCAAAATTACAATCAACTGCCCAATTCACAAGAAGTCGCAAGCCTTTTAGTTCCTTCAACCACTCTGCTAACTGCTCATGTTCTTCTGCACAAGTTTCACACTCTGCGATTCCTTCAATATCCATTCTTTCTTTTAAAGCTTGCCATCGTATTTCGTTAGCCTTTTCCTCGCAATGCTTTATAGCTTCATCAAGTGTCATTATTCCTCCTTCTCCCAACAACAGTTAATGTCATTTCTGCGTTAGGAATTTCATCGGCGCTCATAGAAGTTATTGTAACGTCAAAGTTTGTTATTTGACTTATAGGGATTATAATGCAATCCTCTGCATAATATTGAGTATGTGGGAAATATAAATCTAAGTTATTCATTCTTTGTCCCCTTTAAAAATTCGCACTCTCCGCATACTTCTTTGCTTTTAGAGTTTTGATTAACACAAATATGGCAGCCAAGAGTATGTCTTTTTACTTCTTCTATTGCTTCATCTAGAACCCAAACAACGCTACCAGCATTAACACCCTCTATAATCGTAGTATTTATACCAGTAGCCTTAACACCTTTTTTGAGTATCTTTAAACATTCAATTAATTCATTATTTTTCATTCTTTTCACACCTTTCTAATAAATTTAAAGGACAGTGTTTTGAACGTTCTAATGCAATACCCCAATTACTTTTTATACCACCAAGATAACAATCCCAATCTTCATACCATGTACCCTCATCTTCTGGGTATGGCATATAATAAAAAGGACATTCGCAACAATTTGCAGGCATAGGATTGATACATATCATTTCTGTAAAAAGTTTATCTTCTTTTATTGATTTCATTTTAATTTTTTTCATGAATTAGTGACCTCCTTTAGCTCTGTTCCATCAATAGGGCAATATTCTACTTTAGTTTCATAATGATGTCCACACTCAGGGCAAAATTTACTTCCGCGATAAACAAAACTTATAATTATTATGCCTATTGCCATACCAATCAAAAAGCTTAAAAGATACATACATATAATTGTTAATTTTTCTGCCATAATTATTCTATTTCTCCTTTATAATCTACCATATAAGCAACAGGATTAAAACTTCTAGTTTCCGCATCTGTTATAAAAAACTGCGCGCGGGCGTTCATGTCACGAATCGCGCTATCTGGTACTCTTGCGACTCCTGTACGCAAACGGTTTCTGCGCATACACTCTTGCAAAGGTACATCAAAGATGTAATAGCAAATCTCTTCATCACCCTTAAGGTTTAATCTTCTCAACAGCTTTAATCTGGAAGAAGAGTTGATGTGAGTAGCATCTATGTAAATCTCATTAACATCAGAAGCTAATGCCTGGTTTATTCTGTCTATAAAAGTATTATAAACTATTGTTTCCTTAGCGAAGAATGGCTCGTTCGGTCCTAAGATTTCCAATCTTACCTCGTCACGAGAAATATAAGCTATGTTATTCCATTCTTCCTTTATCTTCTTACAGTAAGTTGACTTGCCGCATCCAGGTAGTCCTATCATTATATTAATTATTTTTCCCATTCCAATCAATTATCTCACTTTCATCTACTATTTCAGCTAAATCACCAGCTAAAAATGCTTCTTTAAATGCTCTTACCTCAAACTCATCTCTGCACTCTACCATATTTAAGGTCATATTACAGTGATAACAATATAATTTCTTTAAGTGACCTCTCTCGCGCAACTTACTAGTGCTTCTGACCACGGGCAGAGTCTCCTCGCCGCATCGAGGGCAAAAAAATCTATGAGTTACATATTTCATAAACTAAAAACCCCCCATAAAGTAATAGCCAAAAGCATAAAGCCAAAGAATGAGCCAATGAAATAAAGAACATCAAGACTCTTTGCCAATCTCTTTACACCAATCTCTCCAAAGAATATTAGTATAACAAAAATCGCAAATAAGAATAAAGTTACGGCAAAGGATACTTTAATCAACATCATATTTTATCACCTACTTTCTATTTTCTTATAATTAATTATAACATATTTTTTTCTAAAAAACAAAAAAAGACCTAGATTTATTATCTAGGTCTTTGTAATTACTTTCTCAACGCCCTAATCTGTCTTTGGAGCTTCTTAATAATTCTTCCATTGTCCTTTTTCCTCGCGGAAAGGACGCCTATGCGATTCTCGATAGCGGCCGCGCGCAACTCTTTCTCTGTCATAATTTTATCTCCTTTTTTAATAATAATTCCATTCTACTTCTATTTCTCCATTAGGACTTATATGTACTGATTCGACAGCAGATTTAATTCTAAAACTAATTCCGCCGTATTCATTAATTTTTACATCATAAAAACGTCCATAGAATTTTCTAAAAGATGTATTAGTATCAGTAGGAATACCTTCTATAACTGTATTTCTTTCTTCCTATTGGGCAATTAATTTTATATCTTCTTCTAATGGATAAGCAATATAATAATCTCCATCTCCATTTTTATCTTCAACTGCCTATAACATATATTTATTATTAACTCTTAAATTAAAGTACATGGTATCTTTCTTCACCTTCTTCCGTCTATAACTCCTTAGTTTTAGCCTCATAATAACCAGGTTCAAATCTACTTGGTTCTGGGAAAAGGTTTCTGATATATTCTCCTACTTTTCCTTTAGCAAAAGTTTCCTCTGTAGTTGAGACATAATCCCAATCTTCACCTGGAATTGTTACTCTATCATAAATTTTTATATCTTTATGAGATCTATAAGGAACATCATTTAAATTCCCATAAGCCGATCTAAACATAGGACTATTAGGAAATTCATTAAGAGTTTTCTTAATTAAAGATTTATTATATAAAAAGGGTAAATGTAAAGCAAAATTCATTGTGTCTAAATTCTTCATCTTTAAATAAATTGATAAATCAGCCAATTTTTTTGAATAAGTTGAACTTCCATTCAAATTATTATTTAATTTTTTCACCCTGTTCTCTAGAGTTCCGTCTACAAAATTAATAAACTCATCGTCTCTATCAATTCTTTTAAGTACAAAAAAGTCATCATTAAATAAGAAAAAATTCTCACTTATGGTAGGATTATTACAAATTTTAAGATAAGAAGAGCAGACTCTTTCCCACTTATTAGAGCCAGATTGCTTGTGCGGCAGCCTGAGGTCAGGGGTTAAACCTTCTGGTTGTGCCCCCACAAACCATACTTTTCTATGAGGAAAATTTTTATCTACACTTCTTAATGACTATGTTAATTCTGCCGGGTCTATACCATCTTTTAGGATATAGACTATATCACAATCTTTATAGCTCATATATTTTATCTCCTATTTTTTATATTTATATTATAATATAAATTTTTTTAGAAAGCAAATAAAGGGACGATATAAAATCATCCCTTTATTTAAGAACAATCATGATTTTTGTAATCTTGATATTAACAAATACTTCACTCGTAAATACTGCCTTCAATCGCCTTGATCTGGTTGTTGGGATAGCCAAGAATCGTTGACCAGGCATTGGTAGCCTGATAGCTAGCAATTAATGCCTGTGGTACATATAACGTACCGCCTGTTCCGTTACTTGCAAATGCCGATAAATTAAATATGCCGACGCTTCCTAATGGAACGACTTCATTATTTCTTAATATTAAAGTTTTAAATTTTTTACAATTATAAAAACAACTACTACCAAAAGATGTAATTTCCGATAAATCAACTGTTTGTAAATTTTGACAATTATAAAAGCAATTACCACCTATACTTGTAACTTTTGGAAAAATAACTTGTTTCAATGAACTACAACTAAAAAAAGCAGAATTTCCCAAATGTATAAGATTTGGTAAATCAACTTCTGATAATTTTGAATTCTGATAAAAAGCACTTTCACCAATATTTGTAACACTATTTGATTTGAACTTTTTTAGGGAATTACTGATATAAAAAACATACTGTGCTACGTTCGTAATCGTGTTGTTTTCATATTCAACAATGCTTCTATCTACTATTGCTCCTGATTGGTCACTACCGCCAGCAAACGTACCTGTAATCCCATGCACAGTAACATCCTTCTTAATGTTACCTGCGACAAGATTGCTGTCCTTCTAAACAACAACGGAGCTTAAAGCATCATAACCACTATCTGCTGTTACATCAACATTTCCACCGCTGAAATCAGGTGTTACAGATTTCTGTTGATATGTGGGAATAGGTATATTTGTAATAGCACTAGCCATTTGTCCGGGACTATAGGTATTTGTTGTACCAGCTCTTTGATTAATTGCTTTAGCAATATCATTATAATTTTCACTTGAAGTAGTAAAAGTTACATTATCATTACTCAATGGAAAAGAACGTCCATCAGCCGAAGGGTAAGCACGAGCTTCACCACCTCCGCCCGCTGTTGACTTAACTTTCCATTCACCTTTATTATTTAATATATAAGTAGTACTTGTTTCAATACAAAAACAAGTACTACCTGGTGTGCATGTCGTAGGGAGAGATTGTATATCGCTCTCATTATCGGCGGTATAAATCACTGTTCCCTATTGGACATGGTCGCCAGATTTTCCAATTCTAACACTCATTTATTTATACCTCCTCTGTGATATGTTTATAAATTCTCAATTTCTTAAATTTATAGCTTCCCGGATTGCCAACCCACCCGGCATTTGTTCCGAGATAGAATCTATTATGCTCAGTGTCAGCCATAGCGTCAGCAAACAGACCACCAAAAGTAAAGAGACCTGTTATAAAAATACCGTGCGTATAAAGGTTACCAGTCTCCAGATTAAGACACAGTTGACGCGCCGCGCTTTCTATGTTGGTGAAGTTCGCGGGCGGTGTTACATAAGTGGTATTTATCCATTTGAAGCCGTCAGCAAGCCCGGCAAACTGCAACCCGAGACTATAAGCATTTTTGACGGATGACCACACACTGAATAACGCCCTCATAGACTGAGTAGACCCCACTGCCTCAACTTCTAATTCTATGTCAATCTTGCTCCAATCAGTGACGGGTAGTTCGTGAAGATCGGGACTATATACGGTTTGATCGGTTGAATTAGTTCCGAAATATATACCCTCAGAAGTGCGTGTTATGTCCGCGCCATCAATTACGAATGATTTATTATGGTTTTTAGATATAAGTGATTCTGTAAAGTCCCATTCATCAACAAGTTCTCTATCCCAAGTAATATCACTTTCTCCTCCAGTAGGTAAGTCAGTAATGGCTTGTGCCATCTGACCCACAGTATATGAGTCAGATGAGCCATTTTTACTTCTTATTGCATTAGCAATATTTTGAATGGAGGTTTCATCATATAATTTATTTGCCATTATTATTTACCTCCTTAATATTGTGTATTATTAGCGTTTAAATCAGCCCACACGATAATGCCAGATGAATTAACTGTTAATATTTTACCCGCATCAGCTATAGTTGGTTGAGGGAGTTCCTGAGGCGGTGCCGCATGCATCTCTCCAACCTTAACTTTATTATAACCACCATTATAACCTATATCGTTATTAGTAGAAACTTGAATCCATGTTTCTCCATCTAAGGAAACATATAAATCACAAGCGCGTGGAGAAGCTGATTCATAAGAAGCATTACGAAAATAAAATTCATTATATTGAGCTATGTTTATATCGGTTAAAGAAGTTAAAGTAATAGAATAAGGTAATTTAGAAGATATTCCAGGTAAATAAAATTCATTACCATCTGTAGTAAGGAAATCAAACCAATTAGTTCCATCAGAGCCTATGAAAGTTTCTGAACCAGCAAATGTATAAGTTTCTCCAGTAGTACCGTTTTGTAAGTATATAGGAGTTCTTAAAACTAAGTTTGCATCACTGCCTTGTATACTATTAATTACTACTTTAATATATTTAACTTTATCTAAAGTGGGAGGATTAATTAAAGCCTCTATTTTTTCACTACTATATGTATTATTGGCAGATGGAGTTATATCATTTATTAAAGCACTAGCGGCATTATCTACATATACCTTTGTAGCAACATCCATATTATTAACCGGATTTGTTCCTACAGTTAATTTACCTGCTAATTTAGCGTTACCAGACCAATCAAGAGTACGGATATTAACTCGCGCATTAGCGGCGCTACCGCCTCCAACAATCTCTGCATATGTATTATTATTATCAGAAATATTATATTTACCACTTACGTGTTGTGAGTTACCAGAAGCTATTGTATAATAACCTTCTGCATGAGAATATGGGCCTGTAACCTGAGTATTACTACCTTCAGCATGTGCGCAATCATGTGAAGAAATTGTATTTTCTCCTTCAGCATGAGAGTTTGAACCGGATGCCAAAGTTTTATGACCTTCTGCGTGAGCATATGGAGCTGTTGCCTGAGTTTCTTCTCCCTCTGCATGAGTACTAATATCTGTAGTTTTAGTTTTTCTGCCTTCTGCATGTGAATAATGTCCAATTGCCTCTGATTCAGAGCCTTCAGCATGCGCAGCTTCACCTTTGGCTTTTGTTAAATGTCCTTCTGAATGAGAATAATGTCCTTCTGCTCTTGTAGTGCATCCTTCTGCATGGCTGTCAAACGGACCAGCATAAGTATTATGTCCTTCTGCATGAGACGCTCTACCAGCTGCTATTGTTTCTTCACCTTCTGCAAAGGAATAGTCTCCAGAAGCTTCACAATCTTTTCCAAAAGTAGCAGAATTTATACCAATTGTGGTTTCTGCTTTTCTGTTCATTGACATTGAACCAGTACCCACTGGATTAACTTTACGCATCCATATATCACCAAAATCAACGGTATATGAATCACCAGTAGCAATTGTAATAATTAATCTACCTTGTGCATCTAATTCAATATTGGTAATGCCAGGGCCAGTTAATTCTTCTAACTGTTCTTCTGTAAAATCTACATAAAGGAAAGGGTCACCTTTGTCACCCTTATCACCCTTAGAACCTTTAGCGCCATCTTCACCTTTGACTACTGTTACATTTTCAAGGCTTGTAAAGAACTCATACTGAGTATTACCCTTAATCCATAATTCTTTTTCATTACTTCCATTAGTTACACAAACAATCTCACCTACTTTTACATCAGTACCAGAATAATCATTATTCATATCTGTGTAGCTATCATAAATTTTCTTGATTTGAAATGGTTCTCCACGAGGGATAGAGAAATCAAATACGGCGGCAGATGAAGTGCCGCTATTCTCGATAGTTACTTGAGATCCCGGTTCACCTGTATGCACTTCTCCTACTTGAATAGTTGCGGCCATGCCGGTTCCTCCCCCGCCGCCACCCTCGGCCGCGATTTTTATCCATTCCTTTTGGGAATTAAACATATATGTTTCACCACTATCAATTACAAAAGCTGTACTACCTACCCATACATTATCTATGGGTAAATCTACAATATCTTCATTAGTATCACAGATATAGTGCTGTAAAGCATAATGTTTCTTTCCACTATTGGATGCTATAATTATTGCCATTATTTGTTACCTCCTTTAAAATATTTTACCTATTTATATTGAAAAAAAGGTATATAAAATTATAATATTTTGCCCAATAAAAAATAGGGACTAGATATAAATCTAGTCCCTTAAATTATTAAGATATATTAACATTTGTTATACTAACTTGAACTAATTCATTTCCTGTTGCTATTGGAGAAGTAGAGAAAGAAGCAATACCTTGATTAATTGTGAAATCTAAAATATTACAATAATGCAATCTATCTATATAAATATCTACAATACTATTATCAGTATATCCAGAAGGTAATGTTATATCAGTATCTCCTTGTGACAAACCAGTAATTGTTGTATTGGTTTGAGAAAGTGATACAGTAGGAAGGGGTGCTTGTTCAAGTGTAGTTACGCGATCTTCAAGGTCGTCTACATCATGTACTAAACCACTATTACTATCACCTACAGTTGTTTCAAGATTAGTAGTTCTATCTATTAATCCAGTAGTAGAAGCTTCTACTTCAGTTTGTAAATCATTTACATCTTTAACTAAGCCTGATGTGCTATCTCCAACTGTTGTTTCGAGATCTGAAATCGCGCCTTCGGCTGTTGTCATGCGTGCTTTAAGTCCAGTTATAGGAGTTTCAATTTCGGCTGATATAGCTGCATCTGCTGTATCAACATATGTTTTAGTGGTTACATCATTCGCGGCCGTAGGTTGCGTGCCGACAGTAAGCTTGCCCGCAAGTACTTGGTTACCATCCCAGTCTACAGTAAGTGCATTAGACCTATCTAAAGTATCACTATAAGGATTATGGTTTGCATCATAAGCTGGTGTAATTCTACCGTTACCTATAATAAATAAACTATCTGAATCTGATATATTACCTCTGCCTATAACAGTTTGACACATACCATTAGCTATTACACCAGTACCTATAGCTACTCCACCCGTTTTTAATACTTGTGATTTATCAGAAGATTGAATATTAGGACCATAACCGACACATGCTGAGGTCCATCCTGATATTTCACTTCTTTTAATAAATCTATTTGCAGGCATAGATATGGGTGAACTAAGATTTAATGTAAGCTCTGGATTTTCTAAACTTATTAATAAATCTTGTTGACTAGGATCAACTCCAAAACTAGTACCTCCTACTTGAGGCCCATCAGGATTATTTAAATCATACTAACCAAATCCACTTTGTAAATTACTAGCGTAAATAGCAGCTGCGCTTACACGTTTTAAAGCTTCTATAGTTTTAGTAGTATAATTTAATTTAATTGTAATTTTAGTTACGGATTTAGCTGTATTAAAAATAATGCGCTCATCTGTTATTTCATCCGCTTCTGGAAAATAATAAATTAAATCTACACCATAAAATTCCTCGGGGGTAGTACCTAAACCGCTAAAACAAAAACCAGTTGTGCCTGTCGATTTTCCATAATATCCTCCGACAAAACTATCACTTGATTGTATTATATTTTGTTCTCCAAAAGTTAAGCTATTATAAGAACCATTCATAGAATTGTCATGACCAAATGCTGCATTATAATTTTTAGTAATAGTATTATTTTTTCCAAATACAACATTATAATCACCAGTTACTGCATTGAGTTCTCCAATCACAATACTATAATCACCATTTACACCATTCCTTCTACCAAAAATATATGAATAGTTACCTAATTCAGGTTCCTACCAATTTTGCATATTAAAAGGACCGGTTACATTATTACTTTTACAAATATAAAGAATATCATTATAATAACAAAAATCACCTTCATTATAAATACTACCTGAATAATATTCTCCGATATTTCTAATATTAGCTTTAATCGTATTATCTTCGCCTACAACAACGCAATTATTTCCATAAATTGAATTTTTTCCTAAGCCTAAATTACCAGAACCACTAACTATTAAACTACTTGAATTAGGTCCAACTAATAAATTATCACTACACTATTTAGAACCTTTAAAAAATACTTGATTTCCACCAATAACGTTATTAATTACAGAAGGATTATATGTTAATCCATGAGATTTACCAAGATAAACATTATCTTTTAAATCTCCTGTAGTTGATAATTCTATATCATTACCAAAGATATAATTTTGATGTAAAGAATCACATTTTCTTTCTTCTACATCATATTCATTACCACCAATTTTATTATCTTGACCTATAATTATATTTCGATTGGTATTAGTGCCACTATGAGCGTCACGTCCAAAAATTTTATTATTTTCACCTAAGACAATATTACTATATCCATTAAGTCCATAGATATAGTTATAATTACTAAACTCTAATTTATTGCCTCTACCAAAAATAATATTATTTTCAACAGTTATATTATTCTTATCATTATATTGATCTCTTATTAAAAGTTTATTTCCTTCCCCACATATAAAATTAACATCAGTACTATCAAACTTAGAAGTTATATTTTCATTGGAAAATTCATTATTATAGCCTAATAAATAAAGTTGACTACCTGCTTTAGAATTAACTTGTAAATCTATTTTATTTCGGCTACCAAAAGCAACTAATGTACTCTCTGAGTCTGGAATATTATGATTTTTATCCTTGTTAGTTACAACACTTATTTCGTTATCTTGCCCTGCTATAAAATGAAGATTATCATTAAATTCATTAATTATTTTATTTGCATCTCCAAAACTATAAACACAGGCCCAATCATTATTGCTGCCTATTCTATATACATTATTCTCACCAGAAATAATACCTAAAATACTAGTATCAGGAATTATCCAACCTAAATTTTTCAATGCTTGAAAACTAAAAAGCTCATCATTATAATATAAATATCTATTATCAGTATCAGATAATAAATCAACATAAATTTTATTATTCTCAGGGGTGGTTGGATTTACATAATCCAAACTTTCATAAAAAGAACCTTCAAAATAATAAACAGGAACAACTCCTTCAATAGTAATTCGATTATAATTACTATCATACAATATAGGATAAAGTTTATTATTATGCCCACCTACTATAAGACCTGCTATTTCTGGTCTAGCTGGATAGGTCATATGTATTTCATTACTATTACCCAATACTAAACTTTCATAACTAGTATTTACATTATTATTACCAAAAGTAATAGTGTTATATTCACCAGATTTGCTGTCAGTACCAACTACAATACTTCCATATTTAGCAGCATAGCTTTTAGTACCCATTGATATAGATGGTTCACCGAATTGCTGATTTAAGGCAGCTTCAATGGCTAAATATTTACCGTTAAATCCACCGCCACTACCCGAGCCGCCGCCATCCATGGACTGTAAGAGGAATATTTCTTCCATATTAGTTGTAATACTTCTATTGTCAACTGTTGCCATTCCTTTATCTCCTTTCTTATTTAATTTTTAAGGAACATACCTTTATTTATAATAAAAAAAAGATATTATAAATTTCTTACTTTTGCCCATAAAAATACCTAGGGCCATTTGGTTTCGGGAGACGATCTTCTAAGCCCTCTGCGCTCGGCAGTTCGGTTCGTTGTTTTTACAAATGCATAAAAAAAGGAAGCCATCACTGACTTCCTTTTGCTAATAGTGTGGCTCAATGCCCAAAAGGTTCCACATACGATTAGAACCTACTCTTTAAAAGATGGACTCCATTAATCCTACTTCCTAGTAGCTATTGGTGCGTCCACCGGAAACCTATATATTAAGACTTGGATTTTGCCAAGTCAGTAGGTATTTTAATAAAAACATCGGGTAAGGATTTGCACCTTACATAGCAGTTAGCCAAATGTCGTGTGTCGGTTACTCTGCCAACCTCATCAAGCCTTTCACTTGAACCTTTGCACTCTCAATGGAGCCTGCACATTCCAGCTTGCGTCTACTATCACATAAGATTCCGTTGTGCGCCAAACCTTATGTCTATTCCGCCACCGATGTTAGATCATAGGCCTCGCAGGTATCTATGATACGATCACGCCCGAAGGCTCTGGCTGAGGGGGTGGGATTCGAACCCACGAAAGCTAAGCTACCAGGGTCAAAGCCTGGCTCCATTAACCACTCGGACACCCCCCAATATTAAAAACCAACAACCTACTTTCCGCGTCTTGCTTTTCTAAGGTTTCATCCTCTGAGAATTTTTCCTCCCAGACGGTAGGCTTCCCCTCAGTTGTTGGTATGGATGAGGACCTGGGATTTGAACCCAGAACCCACGGTACCAGAAACCGTTGCACTGCCAATTATGCTAGTCCTCATTATTATGCTTCTTCCAAATCTTGCTTATTAAGAATAAAAGGGCGAATATAATAATCTGCAAAATTATCAAGATAATGTCTAAGAACATAAGGGTCATCATTGTAATCCATATAATCCTTAGAAATTGTTACATCCAATACTTTTTCTCTTACTCTTATAAGGTTAAGAATATAATTATTAGCTGCTTCAATAGAATTAAATACTCCAAGAGGGCACAAATCTTCAGTTACTACATAAATATTCATTTAATTAACCCCACTTATAATCTTCGTGACATATTATTCTCGGTTCTGCATCTTCCGTAAGGTCTATGATTGTGGTAATGTCTTTTTCTTTACAATGCTCTAAAGCTATATTTATAGCTTCAGTATAGTCATGCGCCAAAATAGTCATTTTCCAATAGTCAGACATCATATTTTTCGTAAATACTTTAAAAACTTTCATAGTTATCACTTCCTTTTTATTTACATATATATTATTTTAACCAATATGGTCTTATCCCATTCAATACATATTCATATATCCCGAAATCAAGCTTAGGATAACTTCTTGAAAAATATTCTGTAGAATCATCTTCAAAGTTATTAAAATCTATCTCTTCTTCTTTCCAGCCGTCATGAATCAGTATTTTTACAATACAATCTTTTGCTTTTTCTAAAGAATCAAAAACTCCTACTAAATCATCACATTCCCAAACTGTAAATACTTTCATAATTATCACTTCCTTTTTTATTTATTTCCTTTATTTTTTACATATATATTATATCATAAAAATTTATAAAAAACAAGTTAAATAAAAAGATGCGGCAAGCCGCTCGTGCATAGTGCATTAACCGGCCGGCCGCATGGAATTTAGAAGTAAAAAAACTTAAAGAATGGGTCTATGTCGAACATCTCCCCCGGCCGCAGTGCAGTCTTATAAGTACCATACTTATCGCAAAACTCACTCAATGCCTTTTGGTAATCATGAGTTGCTACTTCGTAAGCCTTCTTGGCTTCCTTCATAGCAGTATAAGCCTTTTCAACCTTTTCTGCTTCGACCTTACGGGCATCCTTAACTTCAAGCGCCTTTTTTTCAGCAGCCTCAAGCTCTTCTACCGTGTCATAAACCTTCTTTGTTTCTGTACTAAAGTACTTCATAATTTCCTCCTTCGGCGTTTATCCTAATCTTACGCCTTTCTATAAAATATTCCTCTCTATTGGAGAGGTTGGCACTGAGGGTGGGATTCGAACCCACGGGACCTTGCGGTCACAGAAGATTTCAAGTCTACGCCGTTATGTCCACTTCGGCACCTCAGCTTATTGAAGATTTTTAGTAAAAGCAGTTGTCACCACGTGCAGGTAATCTTCTTTGACAACCTCCGAGTGAGAGGAATCGAACCTCTACCTCAAGTACCCAAAACTCGAATACTACCTTTATACGACACCCGGTTATTTGGGTGGAAGCCTCAGAATCGAACTGAGATCAACGGTGCCACGGACCGTCGTGTTAGCCGTTACACCAGCAACCACATGCTATTGGCGGACAGAGTGGGCTTCGAACCCACGCGCCGTCTCCGACCTAACGATTTAGCAAACCGTCCCCTTCAACCAGACTTGGGTATCTGTCCGTATATTATGTTCAAGGGTTTAGAACCTCTTTCAAGGAGACTTCCCTTGAGTAAGTCTTTTTTGATTTTAATTAAGGAGCTTATCAGCATCCTTATAACCCTCAAGCTTAGCTACGAGGATCTTATAGGGGTCTACTTCATCGCTCATCACCATATCAAAGATAGCGGGTGAGAAACCGGATACGAGTGCTACACCTAACTCATTCTCCTGTACGGGGATTGTGTTAGTTCTAGAGCATACGTTCCAGAATACGAGCTTAGGAAGCTTATATCCTCTATCGGCATATGCTTCAGCGATTTCCTCGAAAAGCGCCTTATCAGGAGCCTTCCAGTTTCCATTATCCCACCAACCTTTGCCATGAGTTGCATCGTCGAACTCCATATCAGAGATAATAAGGATTCTCTCAGGCATCTCATTGGCAGGTACATTGTTGTGTACTGCTGTATGAAGGATAAGCTCAAATACGGCCTCGATGTTGGTGTTTGCGCACTCATCGTGTTCATAAGCCTTATTAAGCTTCTTGTGAAGAGTGTCTTGGCGTCTGAACTCTACAAACTCAGGGTGTCCTGAGAATGTAATGTACTTATCCGCAAATACACCTTCATTGTGCTCTGAAGCATAGATGGCAATAGAGTTAGCTACTTCAAGAGCAGTCACTTCAGAACCGCCACTAATTCGAGTTCTCATTGAACCAGAACCATCAGCTACTACAAGAGTATTTCTAAGTTCATAGTCAGGCAAAGCCTTCCAAAGCTGCTCAAGAGTATCATCTACAGAAGAAATGCGTGACCAGAAATAATGACCACCATATTTATGAACAATGTTATAAGGGAACAAAGTTCCAGCGTTAATCTTAGTCTCGCCCTTCTTCAAGGATTCAAGATACTTTTCTCTTCTCTCCTGGTCATGCTTCAAGAAAGCATTAGCAAATCTAATATTAGCATAAGAAGGAACCTTTGAATAGTCAATCTTATCCCAATCATTAGCCGAAGCTCTAACTTCAGTTACGTCAATATAAGCACGAAGCTTAGACAACATCATACGATACTCTCTATGTGTGATATGGAAAGCCTGAGCTAACTTAGCAGCACGAGCTTTTGTTTCCTTTGAGGAAGTATTGATAGAGGGCATCCATTTAGCCAACAGAGTAACAGGCTTCTTCTGAAGCATAGCTACAGTATCAGCTGCAAGACCCATAGAAAGAACCTCAACAAGAGCTTCCTTCTGCTCACCTGTGACAATATCAATAAGATTGATAAAGTCATCAAGCCTTCCATACTTTTCAATCAACTTATAGAGAGAGAAATACTTATCAGAAGGGATTATATCATTGTAGACTAAATCCCCAAGAATAGTACGGAAAGTTCTACGCTCTCCCATACCACCATTACGAATATCTCTTGCGAAGAAAAGCCAACGCAAAGCTAGAACCTGGTCCTCGTTCCAAGCATTCCAGAATCTATCAACGATTTCGTCCTCAGACATATTACGCATAGACCCAGTAGCAAAGTTAAGATCGACAAGGGCGGACTTGGAGGTCACGTAACCTACTGCCCCATTCTCTGTTCTCTGAGTTGCACCATTCTTCATCATACCATAAAAATCCATATCCTTTTTCTCCTTTCCAAGACGCGTTTTTTCATCAACATACCAAATTGCAGACATTTTCAAGAGTTGCTGAGTGCGTCTTTCTAAAAAATACAAGACCCTGTTTGTGAACATTATCCAGCTAAATTTAATAATTTTCCTAAATAAGTTGCTGTAAGGGTCTTTCGGTTTAAATACACGACACGACATAAAAAGAAATGAGCGGTTTCTCTGATTATCAATCATGTAAAAATTGCTGCATGTGTCGTTTTTATTAAAAAATGTGTAGCGGAATTTATAAGCCGGAGACTTCTTAGAAAACAATAATTGCAGAATAGTGGGATTCGAACCTCACGTCTCCGGCTCCGCGCCGGCGTCTTAGCCCTCTAGACCATATCCCGCTTTTTCGTCTGCCTCTACACCTGGACTACAGACCTACACTATTCTTAAACGGTTTCGTTTCGCTTAAGACCTTATCCTCAGGTTTTTACATAGGGGTTACGAAACTTTCCCTATGATGCATTTGGTTCCGGGGAACAGAATTGAACTGTCGTGACCGAGTTTATGAGACTCGTTTGGGAACCAACACCCTCCCCGGTATATTAAAATGTCCATGCCGCACCACCAGCTCACAGGGGAGGACTGCTCCTGCTCTCTTAGGTTAAGAGCCTACCCAAGACTTGTGTTAAGGTCGTAAATCTTGACAAACATACCGCTATCAATCCTCAATAGCTGAGCCATGGCACTCTATCCCAGAACGGCGTCGGGAGGTATCATCTCGCCAATACCTAGCGTTTACCATTATTACGGTGGTAAAGCCCGCATCCCTTTGCTGGCTTGAGGAAAGGATGTGAACCTCCATTGGTGGCGCGCCCCAGTACTGCCCTGGATTCTCTACCTTGAGAGGGTAGTGTCGTACTTTCAGACCCCCGCGTCATTTAAAAAACCTATGTGTTGCCCATAGGGAGTATTATAGGAGAATCTTACATTCGCAGCGAAGGGTTGGACAACCAACTTCTTTCCTTGCGGGACCGCCGCTACCCAGGGTGTGACCCAGCTCTCAGTAATACCCAATCTTTTATATATATATTATAACATAAAATTTTTAAATTTTCAATTAATCCTCTTCCTTATAGTTTGGATTCCATTCAATTCCAACCCAAACATTATTTTCTCCGCAATTCCACTTAACTATATTGTGATACATAAAGTTAAGATGATTAAGCTGAGCCTTAGCCATCTCAAGTTCCTCACTTACTTCCTCAATAAAAGAGTTATACTCTTCTACTGCATCAAGTTTCTCTTTAAGAGTAATACCTTCTACCTTACGAGTGAACTCAATGTCATGCTCATATCTTTTAAGGCTCTTCTCGTAACGAGCAATCATTTCCTCAAACTCTTCTTTGATGGCGTGATAAACCTTCTCGTCAAGCTTTACACCATCCTCATAAGGAACCTTATATTCAGCTGCCTGATACATAGGATTGCTTCTGCTGTAATCTGTCAGAGGAATATAAACACCATTCTTCTCAACATAAAAGCACACATAACTTGACATAATCATCACTCCTTTTCAAAAATATCTTTAAGGTCTCCATCACATAAAGGATTTTCTAATTCATAAATGCTTTTGATTTCTACAATATGCTCTTCACCAAAGTACTGAATAAGACGCTCACAAGCAGTTTTCCAGCTAGATGCTCCAATGATACCATTTTCTATTCCAATAGTACCATCAAGTTCATATTGTATCACATACTTAAAAAGCATTTATTTCTTTTCCTTTCTCTTTTTTACATATATATTATAACATAAAATTTTTAATAAAACAAGATGTGGTTAGTTTTAAAAAGACAGCTTATGCACCCTGCGCTCGGCATCGAAACTGTTAACTAATGACTGCTACTCTACCTCCTATGAGCGTGGAGTCCCAGTCAATCCAAAGGCTATCCTTTAACGCATAATTTAATTCTCACTTCTATGGAGCTACCGGTTGGAGTCGAACCAACTAACGAGGCGGTTGCGGCGCCTCCCCCGGCCGACGAGGTTCAGTAGCATATGGTCGGGCGGGCAGGATTCGAACCTGCGAAGCCTTAGCTACTGGCATCGGAGTTAGAGTCCGCGTACTTTGACCACTTGCATACCGCCCGGACTTAATTTAATAAGGCGTATAATCTAATTCCGTAGGGTCTACAACATTCATGAAACCGACATGAAGTTTATAATCAAAAAAGTCAGTAAACTTGTTACTATTTTTATTAAAAGCCCTAACTTGATAAATTAAAAATCCATTAAAATCATCTTCATAATTGTACTGAAACAAATCTGTACTAATTGTACCCATCGACTTACAGTCAAATTTAAGATAATCTTCTATTACTTTAAGAGAATCAGCTACACAAACAACTGTGTCTTTACTCATTGTAAGCACATAAACTTTCTTCATAATATCTACTCCCTTATCTTTTTTACATATATATTATAACATAAAATTTTTAAAAAAACAAGAAAAGATTAGGATTCTTCTTCACTTAATACTTTCTTTATTTCTTCTTTTTGGAGTATTCTAAACTGTTTACGAGTTCGTCTCTTCCAAAAGTGCCAGGCCTTGCGGTTATTCTTCACCCAACAGGCATAGTGACGGTCAAACTTATCTTCATAAGTCATTTTTTTATGGATGTTTCCTTTTGCCATTCTTCACCTCCAAAGCCGTTCTCTTTTAACCAGCGTCGTAACATAACTCTTTCACTACAAGGGTTGTTCGGAGCTTCGTGTACCAATAGGATATAAGTAATATCCATTTCTTTGTTATTAAAGTTTTGCCAAGATTCTCCTACTCGGAGAAATCGTTGTTCTATCTCCTGCGGATTGAGGAGTTTAAGTTTCTTTTCATATTCCAATAGGAAATCACAATACCAAGGTAAATTAGATAGGAGATGCGGACAGCCGGTCGTTCCCCGGCACTGAGCCTCCGGCCGCAACTCTAGTCGTGGGCAGAAAGGTTCTGCCCGTAACCCATTCAAAACTCCCCTTTTGTCTATAAACTTATACTGTTTATCATTTGTGAAGTCATGGTACCACGCGGGGTCTCCAAGTGCCGTGGAGAACGCAAGGTCCTCCGGCCGCATATTCCTAATCTGGTAAAAATAACTTGTATATACTTTAATCATCTTGGTCTTATGGTTCTACCCTTAGTGCATCTGCCGCCATCAATATCACTTACCCAGCAACACTGTCCACCATACATATCATCAGTACAATGGAACAATCCTACTATCTGTTCTTCTTGGTCGTTACCCGTATAAATTAGTTCATAGCAAGCATTATTACCAATACCTGTATTATTTACGTTACGACCAAACTTAATATAACTTGTCTTATTTAAGATTTCATTACGAATAAGACTACCATTTGCTCTATTGGTACCCCAACTATATTCAGATACTTGATTAGGATTAATGGTTTGAATCACTCCATTGACCACTGCCGCCACTTCATTATACTTACTATCATCGTAAACTCTACGCATTATATTACTCCTTTATCTCTTCTATTCTTCTGTATCTTAAATGGAACCGAGGTTCTTCTTCTCCAAATCCGCAAATGTCTTCATCGCCATGGTAATGACCAAAATACCAGTGTTTAAACTCAATTTCCATACCATCTAACAAATGATAAAAGAAATTAACTAGTCGATTTGGACTTCTATTATAAACATAAACTGAGTTACGATAGATGTAACCCTCGGGTGCGCAATGAGTAAGAATATAGTCTACCTTAAAATCATTTTTTTCAAGATTGGCTACAGCTTCTTTATACTCTTGGTCAGATGGCATTTCTCTTGCCCACCAAGTTTGATTTTCTATCCTATATATTCTATCAGTAGATTCTGCTCCTCCCATAGTGAAGAAAGTTTTACCTTCAATAGTAAAGACCTGACCACGCATAAGGTGAATTACATTATCTGCGAGGAAGTGAACCTTACCACCATTCCACTCACTAACCGGATAGCTATCAAGAACATTATGATTTTCGTGGTTGCCATCAATAAAAAGAGTAGTCCAGGGGAAACTCTTCCACTTATCTAAAGTCTTTTCATCTGCATCAAGTAAACCTCTAGCCTCTAATACATAATGCCACTTAGTTCCCGGCTCTGGCTTACCATAAAAACATGCACCAAAATCTCCCAAAACGATAAGATAATCTATCTTTGATGCTTTTGGAGAGTTATTTAAATAAGTAGTAACTTTATCTAAATCAATTGTTCCGTGTGTATCTCCAGTTACGAAAATCATTAACATCACCTTCTTTTTATTTTCTATATATATTATATCATTTATTTTTTTAAAAAACAATTATTTTTATAATTATAGCCTTCCATTTGGAAGGCTATAAAAAGTTAAATTTTATCCCATTCTTCATCAGAGTAAAGTAAAATATCTTTTTTTCTAGATGGTAAATTTTCTGCTATACACCATTTTGCTATTGCTTTATCACTTACTCCATATTGTTCAGCTAATTTGACAAATGGAACATGACGAATTAACTGTTTTAATTCTTCTCTTGTCGGTCTTTCAACTTTCCTAGGTCGCAATTTTGCGGCACAGCTCATACATCTTACAGCCCCTTTAGTAATGGGAGTGTTACAATCTATACAATAATTCTTTTTATCTGTAATTTTTTTTAGAGCAATAATTGGATTTTCTTCTATTTCTTCTTTTTTATCATCAAAAAATTTAGAAAAAGTATAATCTTGTACTAAATGATAATTTTGACTCGAAACAGGTATTGATTTTCTAAAACAGATTGCTTTTTTATCTCCTATTTCTTCAATAGGAACAATAATAATGTCATCCCATTCAACTAAATAAAATACAAAATAATCAATATCATTTTTATAAGTATCATAATGCTTATTTGTAGTATGATTTGTACTACTAGCACAAGGACAACTAATAGAACCATTTACTATTTGTTGATTACACTATTTTACTTGAATTTTATTTAATTTTCCGTTGAAGTCTGCTATTAAATCATATCTAGCATTATCTCCAAAAGGAATAGAAACTTGTATTCCTCTTTTCGTAAATTCAGCTAAAGCTTGAGATTCTCCAATATTACCTTTGTTTTTACTATTCATAATCTATCTCCTTTGAAGTATATTTTGGTGAGGGTAGTGGGACTTGAACCCACGACCTACGGTTTAAAAGACCGTTACTCTAGCCAACTGAGTTATACCCTCTTATTATACTTCAAAAATTTAATAGATAAATTATAAAAAATTGACCAATGAATTTTGTGGGTCAGAGTTCATTCTTCGAACTCAATTATAAAATTTAACAAAATTAGCCATAAATAATATGTTGCCCATCTGACCCCACGTGGAGGGTTTTGTTATGTCAGATTGGAAGTGAGGGGAGTCGAACCCCTGTCCAAAACTAAAAACCTTAGACTTTCTACGAACATAGCCAATATTTATTTATCCTTTAATTATTCCTCTATTGGCAAATTAATAATCAAGGAGTTCTGAATAAAATATCTTAGCCGAACCACTAAAATAAGTTTTGATTATTTCACCTCTAATAATCAAGGTCTGAAACCGTACATTTACCTTATCTTACAGATTAAATAAAGTAAACGGCAGCATTATCAGGCTGCTAAAGCGTAATCATTAGCGATTATATTTAAAAGTTCTCGTTTTTTATAGAGGCACAACGAGAATCCTCTGTTCGCTTATCTAAACTTTTTAACCCTGTCGAAACCTATTACACCCCCATATTAAAATTAGGTTATTGTTCCACTATCAACTACTTACAAGGTCCTCTTACCTAAGCCTATAAATTTAATTTTTTTATAAAAACATCGGGTAAGGATTTGCACCTTACATAACTATGCGTTTTCAATCTTCAGCCCGTGCAGATATGAATACATCTTCATCTCGGTCTGCACTGAGGAGGCAGTGAGCCTCAGACATAATCTACTTCCCAAGCCAATAGCGTCTACCTATTCCGCCACCGATGATATTGGTACTCACAGAAGGACTCGAACCTTCACTGCCTGGTTCGTAGCCAGGAGGTCTCTCCATTAGCCTATGCGAGCATATAATGGTGTCTAGCCTGGGATTCGAACCCAGATAACCTCGGGTTTGAGCCGAGTACGTATACCAATTCCATCAGCCAGACATATGGTACCCAGTGAAGGTTACGCTCCTTCTCCTCCTCTTTGTAAGAGAGGGATTCTCCTATTAAACTAACCGGGCATATGGTGGAGATTACGGGCACCGACCCCGTCTGCTATCCTGCTTGCAAGGCAGGTGACCACTCCAAGCAGTCCCAATCCCCATAATAATTGGTGCTTAGAAGCGGAATTGAACCACTGACGCAGGGATTTTCAGTCCCTCGCTCTACCTACTGAGCTATCTAAGCATTTTAATAGTAAGTTGTAATCTTCTAATTTAGGTGCTCCTATGCTTGGGACCAATGACCTCTACAGTTACGAGCAAATAAAGTTTTGCCATTAAATCCCGATTGACTTGACAATCCCCATAAATTCCTATTTTAGGCTCATCAATATGAGCGTGGTCGGAGGCGTGAGAGTCGAACTCACCGCAACTGCTTTATAAGAACAGCCCCATAACCGCTTGGGTAGCCTCCAATATAAATGGTACCCAAGAAGAGATTCGAACTCTTACGCACAAGGCACTAGATTCTAAGACTAGCGTGTCTACCACTTCCACCACTCGGGTATAATAATCTCAAAGGTATTGCACCTGCACCCCCCGGTTAAGGGAGGTAGGTGGACTCGAACCACGCTCTCACTTTGAGATTAAAAGCACTGGACGCATATCGGCTTGCCAGTTTACCAAGGACTGTTACTACCTTGGTCAGTGCTTGTGTCAGGGGCCTACTTCCCTCAGCGGAGCACAACCTCCGCGCGCAGCGAATCTATCACTGGAGTTCCCTCTGTCTCATTTATATCTCCCGCAAGTATGAGGTGGGTGGACCCGCAGGCCCAGTGCGGTGCACACCTTCCTGGCAATTCAGGAATACTCATTCGCCAGCTGTCTGGTCTTAGCAGCGTCAATCCACTGCGGTGCTTTCAATAACCTACGCCTCCAGACGGGCTGTTAAGAAAATACTCTGGATATTTGGTTAGGAACTAAATAAAAACTAGGTTTTTCGGAACTCTCTGCGTTTCCATCCCTGGTGCTTACCCACTATTGGCATTACTGCCTCAACGCGACCTAGTAAACCCTCGCAGTCTCTTCGTCGGTTTAACTTCCTTCCCCGCAGTTAGCTAGATAAATAATTTATCCTCTTAGACCTAGCGCCAGAGCATTGGTCGAAGCAGATAGAATCGAACTACCATTACTTGCTTGATTCAAAGATGTTATTCATTAATTATTTTTTTCACCACCTTTTCTAATTCATATTCAGTAGCAAATGTTATTCCTTTAGTATGTCCATTTTTTGGAGGAGTAAATCGTAATCTTTTTTCAAAAATACTACATTCATTCACTGGTACTAAATAACATTGCTCATTAAAAAATGTTGCGAAATAATCAATTTCATCTTTTGTGTATGGATGACGAACAAAAGTTCCTCCCCTAGTAGTTTTATTAGAAGTATTAAATACTATATATCCTTCTTCTAGGTGGTTTGCATTCGCCGATTTAACTTGTATTCTATAAAAATTACCTTTTATATCTACTACAAAATCATATCGTTCGCAATCACCCTAAGGAGTTAATACATTGTATCCTAATTTTAAAAATGCTAACATACATTGTAATTCTGTTATGTTTCCACGCTGTTTTGTATTTAACATAGTTTAAAATTAATGATTAATTCTTCAAATCAGACAAGTTTCCTAACCATTAGAAGATGCTTCGATAAATGGTGGAAGAGGAGGGACTTGAACCCCCAGAGTCACTGACACGTGGTCTACAGCCACGCCCGCTACCAATTACGGTTTACTCTTCCATTTTAAATTTTTACTAAATATTTACAAGTTTCAAAACCTTGATTATTAGAATTTAATTCTGTTCTTAAAGCTATAGAACTAACATTTCCTTGTAATCTTAATTCTTCCATTGGAATAACCCACATATTATTTGCATTAGAACAAAATAACAAATCTATTGGATGATCAATTACTCTGTCATATACTTTACCATTAGTTCCTCCAGTAGATCTTAAACTAATTCTATTATCTTTAGAGTCAGTAAACTTACATTGAACAGTTTGAAAAATACCATCTTTTTCAACAATAAAATCATACCATTGAGTATCATTAAGAGGTAAAGAAACTGTATAACCATTAGCACCAAACTAAGCTATTCCTAATGCCAATCCAGCATTTCCTTTTTGTTTATTGTTTTCTATTAACATAAATTGTACCTGCTCTTTTATAAAATATAGAAGGTTCAAGCGTCAAGACATGGTTAAAGGGTCCCTTATTGTCTTCCGTTGGTCTATCATTTAAATTAGTACGAACCAGAACGAACTAATCCTTCTTTGGCACCCCCACTAGGATTTAAACCTAGGTTACGACTTTAGAAGAGTCGTGTCCTATTCACTAGACGATAGGGGCGTGTGGCGACTCTACGGGGAATTGAACCCCGATCTACGGAGAGACAATCCGTCATAATAGCCATTATACCATAGAGCCATATAATAGTATCTTTCCCTTTGCCTCAGTTTAACGACTATTGCCAATAGTTCAAAGATACAAACCTCATGTATAAGTCGGGAGCGTTTTTCTGCGTAGCAACAGTTATTAACTCCTTCACCCAAGAGGTTGTAAGTCGAAACCTCTAAAACACTTGAACCCATAAGCTACTTTGGGCTGGCACCAGCAGGAGGAATCGAACCCCCGATTTCGGTTTTGGAGACCGCTGTGTTACCACTAGCACTATACTGATATATTGGAGTGGATAACGGGCATTGAACCCGTGCTCCCTGCTTGGCAAGCAGGCGTACTGCCACTATACTATATCCACATAAAGTCAGCTAATGCACCGCGACCTACGGCATCTGAACTGATAACTAAGACGATGGAATTTTCCACTGTCTATACAAAGGACTTATTCCTTTTCTGCATTATTTAATCGTCACTTCCTTGGCTCCCCCGGGAGGAATCGAACCTCCATTGAATGATTAACAGTCACCTATCCTACCTTTAAATGACAGGGGAATATCAAGCGACTTTAGTTTAACCTCCTGAAAGCCGCAAAGGGGAGGTGGAGGCGAATCCCGGTTATGCTCCGAGGTCAAAAGGTTACAAATCTCTCGTTTTACTAATTAAACTAATTCGCCATATTTGGTACCTACCATGGGGGTCGAACCCATATCTCCGACATTAAGGGTGTCGCATTCTGCCATTGAACTAGATAGGCATTTCTCACTTTTTACATATATATTATAATATAAATTTTTATAAAAAGCGAATTAAATCTTTTTCATTCTTCGTAGGTTCGTGGTAGCGCGTAAGGGAGTTGAACCCTTTTCTCCACCGTGAAGGGGTGGTGACTTGACCGGTTGTCCAACGCGCCATATAAAAGCCTTAAACCTTACGTTTACCGCACACCCCGGTTACAGACCACCGAGGGGGTTTAATGGCTCTTACAAGGCTAGGGGGAATTGAACCCCAATCTCATTTGAGACTTCCCGTTATTTGTAATCGGTTAAAGGCTATCACTTTCGTCTACCTGCCTACAGCTACCCTGATGCTGCTTTCTAGCCTCATAACAACCATTAAACTAAAATCGCTAAAAACCTTCAGCTTCACTCCGTTCTACGACTCCCACACTATGGTCGAAATTCGGGCATGCAATCGGGTACTGTTGTATCTAGGGCAATACTGTCTGCCTAGACCTGGTCCTTCAGGTGGAGATCTCTCAAACCATTAACCGGTTGATTTGAGTCCATCTTGCCTATGATGTTTTTAACTTCGGGTAATTATACTCCTGCTAACTCAACCTGTCCCGCCTTAAGACCACCCTAAGTGTTAGCCGTTAGCTCTCGGAGTTTGGGAAAGAGTTTCATAAATTATTTAAAGACGCAAATGAAAACCCTTCTAAATAAACGTCTCTAATGGAGTGAGTAGAGGGGATTGAACCCTCACTTACAGTTTGGAAGACTGTAGTACTACCGTTATACGATACCCACATACTTAAAAAAGATGGGGAAGAGTTGTGGATATCTGTCCACCTCTTGCTACGGGTAATCATTATGCAGAGGTACCTTAACGCCGTAGAGCTTTTATGTTAAGGATTTATACTGCGTACACCTACATACTGCGCCAACCCATCTCTAAAAGAGTAATCTTCATAAATTATTTATACTCGCAAATGAAGTTATTACTGGAATAGACGAGTCCAAGATGCTGGCTTATTTATCGTCCACGACCTTTAGAATCTTGATAGAAGGACTAGAAAGGTATTGGTTTTTTCTTCCCTCACTTTCTTACATATATATTATAACATAAAATTTTTTATAATTCAATTTATGTTCTTCTTTTTATTTAAGCTATTAAAAAACTCATTTTTTCTGATAGCTTCTTCCACGGCGGCACGGCAGCGCGCGTCCATTTCCTTATCTTCTGGAGTAAGAAACTTATCTACCTCTTCTGGATAGACAACTTTTATTTCTTGTCCATTTATCATTAAAGTCTTCATTTTTACTCCTCTTCAACAAAGATTGCAACATGGTCTTCAACATCAGAGCAATTATATCTAATATCGAAGTAAGAGTTACCTTCAGAGTTAGTGGTCATCTTCAGATTTTCTAGCCTCTTGGGCAAATCTCTAACAAGACCATGATAAAGATATTCCTTCTCATCATTACCCCAGACTCTAATTGTTTCCCATTCAGGGAGTATCTTCATTATTTTCTTCAACTTCATTTTTATCACTTCCTTATCTTTTTTACATAAATATTATAACATAAAAATTTTAAAAAAGCGAATTATACCTCTTTTGTAATGAAGAACCAACGCCACGAGCCAAAATCTTCAAATATTTCACCATCAGATGTCTGCCAACAGCGAGAAAAAGGTGCTCTCTTTAATCCATTCTCTTCCAGCCACTGCGCCTTAGCTATTGCTACTTCCCGATTAGTAGAAAACTCCCCAATAAGTTGCTTATTCTTAGTATCATAACCTTCATTTATATAAAGTCTTATCATTATTATTACTCCTTCTTTGTTATGTATTATCCAAAAAAGGATAATACGATTTAACTAAGTTGACCAAAAATTTTTCTTGCATTTTCTTCGCCAATCCTGGGGCCGTACTTCTCAACAACATCATCTTCATCAAAACCATTGAAGATAATATCATTTTCAATATCATTAACTATTCCACTCAAAGTTGACCTCTGAAATTCCTCAGCCATATAACCAAGAAATGCATCATGTTCCCATCTTTCCATTATACTTTATCCCTTTCTCCTGTCTTTGCCTTTCTAATTTCTGTCTGTACTATACCTTCAAAATTTTCAATCCCATCAATATGAAGCTTTATAATATTATCTTCATTTTCTCCGCCAAAGAAATCTATTAACTTCTGATAAGCCTCTGTAATGCCAGTAGCAAAAACTATTCCTTTTGCTACTGTATTTTCTTCTGACAAGTCGTCCCAGTAGAGAACATAATATTCAAAAAACTGCATAGTTTATCACTTCCTTTTCTCTTATTTTCTATAAATATTATAATATATTTTTTTATAAAAAACAATAAAGTGATTGCTTTTAAACAATCACTTTATTTACAGTAAACTTGTTATCTGAAATATAAATTTTCTCAAAGTCTAAATTCTTAATATCTTCTGCTCCGGTTGCGGTTAGCATTTTACCGTCGGTAACATTCGCATGAGTAATTAACAAATGAGGTTTAACTACCTTGCAATCCTCATTGACTCTTGCTTTAAGGTTATCCAAAGAGTCAAATCTCCCATAACGAATACCTTCCTGCCATTCGTTATAAATATTTGTATCATCTTTAATCAGATTATCACATTCTACTACAAAGTCACCCCTACCATGTCTGGTTAAGTAAGTTCTTGTAACATAAACTGCTTCGTCGAGTTTTCTACCGGCGGCCGCGAGGCTATTTACTACATTATACAAACCTGTTTTAGAAGGAGTACCATGAACTACATCATAATCTCCATCTAAGAGCAACCCCTGACCATTCTCAAAGATAACATTATCAAACTTATCAAAAAGGAAATGAGGTGCTTCTATTGTCTCTATATAATCAACATTATACTTAATAGCTACTGCATAGTTATATAACAATACAGCATCATTCATCTTTTCAGAAAATTCATTGTTTCCAAACTTTCCTCTAAGATAGTTTAATCTCTTTAAAGTATAATTAGTTCTGATGAAAAGCAACTTATGATATAATTCTCTTACAGAAAGGTCTTTTACCTCCTGGATTGTAAGACCATATCCAGCATTGTTGCGGCAGACGCACTCCCAAATACCCATACCGCAGCTTCCTGCCTTCTTCTGTGTTTCTTTGAAGCAGTTAAGAAAAACATCATCAATTATAGTAATCTTAGTATCTTTGTGGCAATAAATCTTTGCATGTTTTTTGGTGAGATTATAAAAATCATCAAATTCCTTATTAAAAACATAAAGGTCAGGATGATAAGTAACATCCCAATAGGTAGCAGCGTCATTAAAAGAACCGGAGCCAAGCTCGTGAAATACAAATCTCTTGTCTCCCACTTCTACGGTATGACCTGACTGCGCGCCACCATTGTGGCGCACAACCAGATTCTTTCCCTCTTTGGTAAAATAGTTTACCGCAAGTCCCTTACCTTCATCACCAAAATTAGCTCCGATTACTGCTATGTTCATATCTCAATATTTTCTCCAAAGTTTATATCTTTTATTGCTCTATTTACGATTTTTTCTACATTCTTATCCAGGTCACCAAGGATTTCTGTCGGGTTAACTCCTTCAATCTTACAAATAACTGTAAGAATAATCTCAGGCAAGTAAGTAACTTCATTTCTGTCTATCTGAATAGTCTTACCAGGAACAACTTCATGTGTGCTACCATACCAATTAATTATATTAATATGGAAAAGATTATACTTCTCTTCACAAATTGCCTGTGCTTCGGCTGTATCCATAGTAGGATGAATCTCATTAAATACTTTCTTAAAAGTTTCTCTATGAATCACTTTATGCACAGGTTCATCGCCAATAGTAAAGGCATAACCCTTCTTGTTTCTCTTCTTCATCGAGTCGGTATCAGTATGCTTACCGAGGAAGTACCAGAACAACTGATAATCCTCACCGCCATTGCCCCAGCCGCCACCTTCAAGATAGAGTTCCATCAGCTGTTCTGCAATACGAATATCCGATTCAAACTGTGTAATCTGAAGAGGAGCATCATCACAATAGTCACCGCAAGCTGCAAACATAAGCTGCGGGTCAGGAATTACCTGAGAAGCATACAACTTCTTCATCAATTCATTGAGTCCATTCTTAATAATTTCCGCAGGAAGATAACCCATAGAACCCGTAACATCAAGTCCAATAGCAATTGGTGTAGAATTAGGGTGCTCATCATTATCTCTCGACTCTCTTACATTAATATAGTAAGGATTAAACTTATCCAAAAGTGTACGATTCGTAAAAAGCTCTCTTTCATTAGAGCTATTAGTAATACCTCTCGATGTTTTCAACTTATCCCAATCATGTGCTGTATAGCTTCCGCATCCCATAATTTATTTTTCCTTTCTTTATTTTTATAAATATATTATAACACTTTTTATTTTAAAAAACAATTAAACAAATTTATGAAAGTTATGTCCATTAAATCCATTTTCTATCACATTATCCCACTTGTGAAAGTCCAAATAAGCATCGGCTTCGGGGGCTGTGTTCAAAAATTCGCGGCAAAGCTCAGGTACCGTGGAGTCATTAACTACCTCTGCCGCAACCTTTCTTATATCTTCTAAGTATCTCTTGGTTGGAACTTTCGCAAAAGTGTTCCAGTTCTTTCCCAAGAAATAAAGTTCATGCGTTTTAGGATTAATGTAGAAATCATTTATATCTACCTTTTTAAAACCAATTTCATTAAACTCAAAAACGCAACCAAGATTTTCCATGCGGGAAATCATCCAAGCTACCTGCTTAGCATCTAAGTTATTAAACATAGACAGCGGATATACATTCTCTGGTTTATCAAGTGCGATTAAAACTCTCCCATCATCTAAGTCTACTTTATTAACAATAGTAGGAAAATACTTCTGTAAATTTTTTATATCGGCAGAGGGGAAAAGCAAATCCTCAACAGGTTTGAAAATATTTTTATCTAAAATATAAATTATTTTTTCTTTGCCAATATAAACATCTTCTTCAGGAGAGAAAAAATATTTAATGGTTATTGTTCTACCATGCTTAGATGTAAAAAACTTTGACGATTCTCCATGCCAAATTCCCAAAACATCTCCATCGGTATTAACTAAATCATTGTTAATACAGTCTTTAGTAAGCATCTCATCTCTTACTTTGAGATACTCTTCAAAGTCTTTGTCATTAAGATAAATCTTAGAGCCGCAAAAAGGACAATTCATTTCACCACGAGAATTAATGCGATACTCCGCACCGCAGTTGTCACATCCTACTTTAAATAATTTGCTCTCCATCTTTTTTCTTCCTTTCTATTTTCTTATATATATTATATCATATTTTTTTATAAAAAACAAAAAACCCCTAGTTTTCACCCACACCGGCTACTCTTCTAGGGGTTATCGTATATACGCCCAACACTTATTTAAAGTCGCTGTTGGGAAAACCGACTGGGCACATCTGGGGTTGCACACTTTATTTTAAGACCAATGGTCCAGGGAGTTAGTCCTCCTAGTGTCCCACTCTTATTTTCTTCTCTTGCCCTATGGTCCCCCGCTCGGGAGTCGAACCCGAAAACCCCGGATTTTCTTGCCACACTATGTCGCCATAGCCACCTAAGTGTTGTGGTCTGGACTATGTCTTCGCCATGTCATTAAGATTTAGGCGGATGGTATATAGTCTCTACACATTTACGGTTAATCCGATTTAGCTCGGCGTTGTCTACTTGAGAGTTTCGCCGAATTAGCCATCATTCACTTAATAGGTTTCCCTTATTAGTGCTCTTGGTACGCCTTAAAGTCCGGTCCATATGCCAATTCTGGTACCGGGGGATAACAGTGCCACCTTTATGGACTTTCACCAACGGGCGGTGGCGCGCCCAATATTTGGTTTGTTTGTTTTATAGTCTTTCCTGACTTTTAGTAATATCCCATATCACTAAAATAAAGCAAAATAAATATTCAGTTGTTATAAGAGCGAAAGAAAGCCACAAACTCTAAAGACTTTCTTTCTCATTTCTTATATATATATTATATCAAAAAATTTCTTAAAAATCAAAACCATCCCAACCAGAAATCTTTAAAAAATGATATAGAATTTTATCATCATGAGGTGAACGTTGTATACATTCTTCTACGTCATATCCTGCTGATGTTAACTCTTCTTCAACTACATTTATTAAATGTGGATAAATGTCAAATATATAAGTTATTTCTGGATTTCTGATTCGAAGAGCTCTACGAATTTCTACATTTATTTCATCAATAATTCGATTTTTAGTACATTCATCTTCTCTTGCTCTTATTTCTCTTAATTTACTAATAGGTATAATCTTTGCCATTTTAATTCTCCTTATAAACCAAGAGCAGCGATCAAATCCTCAATATTCTTCTGTTCTTCTTCTGTAATCTCTGCGGGCTGGCTGGTCGTTGGAGCGACAACAACCTCAGGGTCCGAGAAATCGTGACCACCTCCTGCCGCAGCAGTAAGATCTACAGTTCCTACCATAGTTTTGGGACAGGTCATAGAAATGGCAATCTGCACCCGCTCTCCACCATCATCTGCCCATACATAAATTTTACGATCATACACCCCCACAAAATCAGCACCAAACGCTTCCTTAATCTTACTCTCAACCTTCTCTTTGGCTGTTGTACCTCTCGGCATAGTCATCAGTCTCCTTCCAAAAAATTTAATATGTCATCAAGTTCTTCTATATTGATTTTAGTACAACCTACTATTTCTTCTGTTTTAAAATAGGCTATAAGTTCTTCAGTAAGCTCATTACAAAACTACATAGCATCAGAAGCAATATAAAATTTATCTGCTTTGACTAAAATCTTAGTACCATGTTTCAAAATTATTAAATAATGATTCATTAGCCTTGACCTCCCTCTCTCATACTTCTTTCACATTCATCACATAAAACTGCATCTGGGTTAGTGGTTTCAAATGCTTCATTACAATTAATACACCAATTTACTCCGCCCATCATACATTCTATACAAATATTTCTTTTTCCACCCTTATATTTTACAGGGAACAGGTCTTCGGACGGTTCATAGACCGTCTGGCCGCATTTCTCACACTTGTTTCCAAGTTTTAAATTCTTAACTAACTTAACAGGTTTTTCTGTATATTCAAACTTCTCTATTGGTGGGTTCTCTAGCATCTTAATAACCTTATTCATTGTATTATAAAAAACGCCTACATCTAAATACTCCATACAAGTATGTTCATTTTCATAACCAATAGATAGATTTACTCCGCATACTTCCCAAGTAGGACATAAAAATACAATATCAGTAAAGCTTCCTTTAGCCTCTCTGAAACCAAAAGATTCTACATACTTTATAAACTTTTGATTATCTCCATAATAAAATACGCAATCATCTATTCCACGGCGGTCAAGCTGAATAATATACTGCAAATCTTCAAAAGGATTTGCATAATTACAAAGCTTATCTGCTCCTTTACAACCAATTTCTTCATCAGTTGTAAAGATAACATTCGGTCTGTAACCAGCCTGGATTATCTTCATTATCATATAAACACCGGCTCTATCATCGTGCCCGCATCCTTCAGGAGACCAAATTACTCCACTTTCTTTATCATAAAAAATGTTTTTTGGCGGGGTATAAAACACCGTATCTAGATGCGCGCATAATGCTATAGGAATATCACCAAAAGCAATAACAAAATCTTTTGTAGCTAATACTTTAGTATAATATTTTTCTAGAAATAGCTTCATAGCTTTTAGCAAGGTTGGCTGAGTGAATCCAAGTATCTTTTTATACATTGAATATTCTTCGCGATTAAATCTGTTCATTATTTTTCTTTTGCTCCGTTATTTTATTATACACTTTTTCATTTGCTAAATCTAACATTCTATAACATATACGACAATTACTACCTGTGAGGCATCTCTGATGACAATCGATCCTATGTAATGACATTCCAACAGGTATGTAAGCATTATCTCCTGAATAGTCTAAATTAGTAATCAAATCTTTAAGCTGACCCAACCACTTTTTATCTTCTGCATATATTCTGTATAAAGCCTGTTCTCTTACCTTATCTCTTGTATCTTCAAATTCAATTACGTCAAAAAGATTACCATAAGCTTCAACATCTTCAGGTCTAATCCAGGAACCAACTACTCCATTTTCGTGCGGCAAGCCGTCTGTGTACGCGACATTAGGCATTACCCTAAATTGCACATCAGCATCATCTCCCAAGGTTTTCCATATCCCTTCTAAGTCGAACAACAATGGCCCAGCTATGACGACGTCCGTGACCCCCGCGCGCAATAATCCATTTAAAGTAAAGGCATCGGTTATAGGGTATCCTACATAATAAGGAATATCCAAATCTCTAAATAGCTTCCAATTAGCGCAACAAACTCTAAAATGTCCTCTACTTAGTCCCTTGAAGATTTTTAAATCTTCTATATCTTTCTCTTGGAGTTCTTGTTCAAAGCACTCTAAAATAACATCTTTGCCTGGATACTGCTCAAAGATCTCAGGGATAATATCTCTTTTTTCCCATATTACCTTAAGTTCATCAGCTTTATCAAGATATTCTCTATCTACCTAAGCGTGTAAACAATATTTCATTCGGGCATACACCTCCATTTTTTATTTTATTTACATAAGTATTATATCATAAAATTTTTTAGAAATCAAAAAAGGAGTGTCTTTCGACACTCCCTCTTTAGTCTTGCCCTTTTATACGGATTTTCAGTACCTCACTGGTCTCCAATTTAGATGGTGATGAAGTCACCATCAGGCGCGCTTATAAGCAACTCTCTTAACAGTCTTGCCCTCAGCGTTCTCGACCTTGATGTCGACCTTCTCGATACCCTCAATCTTACCGATACGAGCAGTTACCTTATTCTTTGTAAGGTCCTCAATACCGAGCTTAGCAACGATTTCGTCAGCTGTGATAGGCTCATCACCGATAGCACCTGCGATAGCCTCGATATAAGGGTCGGGCTCAGCAGCCTTCTCAGCTCTCTTCTCCTTAGCCTTAGCTGCCTTAGCATCGAGCTTCTCTACCTGTGCCTTGAGGAAATCTACCCAAGCCTCATCACCACCGTTTGCCTTTACGAAATCTGCGATTGCTACATAGTTCTCTCTTGCTGTAATCTTCTTAGTCATAGTCTTTTTTCTCCTTTAATAATTTTTTCTTTTTACTTTGACTGTTTGGTTCTTTAAGATTTGGATTTTCTTTCCTTATCTTTTATATTTATATTATACACTAAATTTTTTAATTTTTCAAGTTTGTGCTTTTCAAATTCTTCATTTAGTGTATCAAAAGTGAAAGAAGTTTTTTGTATTTCCCTCACTTTTTACACTTATATTATACACTAAATTTTTTAATTTTTCAAATCGTTGGTGCTAAGAACCGTAGATTTTTTCAAAACCGCAGCTCTCTTCTATACTTTATAAAGTAATCTTCAATGTTATGAGCATTAACATTTCTCGGACAATTATAAATATATCTTTCAATCTCACTCCAATTATTGATTAACTTTTCAAGGTCAACTACAAGATAATCTCTTCCCCAATCATCTGCTTCAAGGGTTTCATAAGCATCAGCTCCGGTATAATGCTTAAATTCCTCAAAGTCGTCATCAACAGCTTCCACTTTCAAAGAAGAACACCAGAAACCGTCTTCTGTAGGAATAGCAAGTCTATATTCGTAGACCGAATCATACGGGGCGTAAGTATCGAGATACTCTACAAATTCATAATCCTCAATACAGCAGCTGCAAACACAATCATAATCTATAGTACTATACATATCGTCGTTTGAATAGATGATGCGGCCGCATCTCTGACAGGTCGTACTACCACTGCATTCCAGGCAGCACAAATTAAGTCCTTCAGTATCTTCATAATCATCTGGCGTCTCAACCTTGCCGCAAATAGAACAGATATAAGTACCACTATAGTTATATGAAATATGCTGTCTATACTTCATTTTCTTAAATTCTTCTATAATAGCGTTATCTTCATCAGTACTTACAAAATAATGATTATAAGAATCAGTAGTACCAAAGTCACGATACATAAAATTCGTATGGAAAGAAAAACCATACCAACGCTTCTTATCTTCATCATAATAAAAAGGTATGAAGCTTTCATCATCTTCATTAATTCCCATTGTATCGTTATACTTATAGCCAAGATTTTTCTCAGCAAGCTCCTTTAGCTTCTTAACACCAAAAGTAGTCAATTCATCATTGTAGTAAGGATAATTCTTAACAGAAGTAATAACTGTAGGCTTAACAACAAACAGACAACGCCACTTCTTATTGTCAATTTCGGGCCATTCCTTCATAGGCTTTTCACCTTTCAAATATCCTACTACTACGCAAGGAGAAGTCATCATCTCAATGGTCCCACGACGGAAACAACCACCATTCATCCAATTCATACAGCTTGACCAACCATAGTCATTATCACTCATCGTCATATAATCAAAAGGACGAATAGAAAGAACATAAGTTCCCTTTATCTTCTCCTGATTAAAGATAAGACTATACTTACGTCTAAAATCCTCATATACTTCAGGACTTACGAGTTTGTAAATCTTATTGAGCTTAGAGTAAATCTTAGTAAGTCTCATACCTTTTGTAACTACAAGAACTTTATCTTCTCCAGCTTCAGTCTTATATTTAAACTCTATATTTTCGCAATGATTATACACCTTGTCAATAAGTGCAGAAGTAGAAGTTAAATAACTTAAAACAGTATAACGGGAAAGTCTGCCACCAAACTTATACTTATAACTTATAAAATCTGTTAAACAACTATAAAAAGGGTGGCCACACAATTCATACTTATCTATTTCAGCTTCGAGTATTTTTCTAGTAGCCTGTATTTCAACAGGAAATTCTATATAGAGTTCTCCTCCAAAGATATTACCTATTTCTTCCTCTTTTCCCTGTTCCCAGGTTGAAAGCCACTTCTCAGTAGGCATAAAAGGACCTGCATTATACGCATTAGTATAATCGCCAAACTCCTTACGATAAGATGTAATTGTATCTATTTCTTTTTGTGTCAATTTTCTAATCAGCATATTTAATTACTTCCTTAATTTTTTTACATATATATTATATCAAAAAAAATAATTAAAAACAATTAAAGAGAGACGATTACTCATCCCTCTTATTTAAATTATTCATTCTGTCGACTAAGTCTTTTGCAATACGTTGCATTTCTTCATCAGAAACATCATCAGGTAGCTTGACTTCAATATGTTTAAACCTCCGAAGTGCATACCATGCGCCTCCAATAAAGCCCATAACAACCAAACCTACTGCCAAAAGAGTAGCTAAAAAATAATTCATTATAATTGTTTTCCTTTCAAATTATTATATTCTTCTTCTGTTATAATTTCCCAATAACTATATATATAAGGTTTAATTGAAACATGCATCATCTTCCAACAAGCCTCTGATTCATCACGAGCTTTTATGATAAAAACTTTTCCAACTTCGGGATAGTAAAAATAAAACTTTTTCTTTCTCCTAAAAATAGACATATTATTTACCACCTTTCATTGACTTTTTAACCATCTCAATGTCTGCTTCTGCCAGAGCGAGATCGGGCTCCCAATCAGATTCTGGCTGAAGTTTACAGCGCGGATAGCCGCATTTGAGCATCACCATACCGTCGTCGTTGTGTAGTACACGAAGCTCCCGGCCGCAATAAAAACATTTCATCTTAGAAATTCTCCTTTTCTTCAAATTGCATAGCTCGTGTTAAAACTGTCTGTTTCTGTCCCTTATAAATCTTGTGGTCCTTAACAGTTGCTCTACATCCATAAATCTTTCCTACTTCTAATGTTTTAGCAGCTGTTGACCAAGTATATACATTTCCATCTTTGTCCTCAAACATGTGGAATGTCTGAGAACCATAGTTACCCTCAGTCTTTTTTGCGTAAGTGCATTTTAAAACAAGAGGCAATCTCTGACCAATAGTACCGACAAAAGAACTAGCGGAATTGCCGTAGATTAAAGCAAATACTGCTGCTTCTATTTCTGCTATTGGCTTTAACTGATTTTCATCTACGAAAACCTGGTCATAGTTTAGCTTTATCATCTCTAAACCAACAGGAATAGAAATCAACTTATCCTCATCTTCTGAAGCAAGATACCATCCGAAGGTTCCATGGTAACGACAAATACTCTCTTTAAACCAGTCATCATACATCTCCTGACTTCCTTTAAAGAGATAAATATATCCTTTATCAAAACCTAAAGCATGTTTCTTATTCATCTTTTAAATTACCTCTTGAGTTAAATAAAATTTGTACTACATAATCATTTTCAAAATTATAATTTATATCATAAGTCTCATAATTTATCAAATCTGCGCCAAAGTAAGAATTTACTAAATCAACTATTTCCTTAATAGTAACTTTACCATCATTTCGAATTACATCGCTAAATTCCATATAGTTTAAGAAAGTGTTAAAAACAAAACGATTAAAATGATAGCATTTGCCTGGCTTAAGATTACTTATAATCTTTAAACCATTATCATAATAAACACAAACGATAGAATCATAATTACAACTAAATTCATCTGTTCCTTCACGTCCAGTAAGTAATGCTACCTCTATATCTCGGTTGCGGTTTGAACAATATAAATCTTCAATAGCACTTGATTTATAATCTCCATTAATTGTATCATTAAGTATAAAATTCTTTAACTTTTCGTACTTATTCATGTTATTTTTTCCTTTTATTTTTTACATATATATTATATCATATTTTTTATAAAAATTCAAATATGGCTAAGGTTTTACCTTAGCCATATTCTCCCCAATATCCTCGAGAGTTTCTTGATGACTCTGCTCTTAATTCTTTATATTCCTTAAGGATTCCATAAAGTTGATTCTGTTCCTCAGCAAGTTCTTTATAAATTTGACCTTCTTTGGTTCCTCTATTAGCTTCAGCAAATCGTTTAAAATCTATTTCTCTTTTAAGAGCATTATACATTAAATCATCTAAATCCATTTTTATTTCTCCTTTATTTTTCTAGATATATTATATTATAATTTTTTTATAAAAGCGAATATTGCCCGGCCACTTAGTTGAAAAATAAGAAAATTTTTGTTATAATATTTATATGGAAAAAGAAAATATAAAGGAGATTATATATGTTTACTAATTTATTTTTATTAGGTGCAGGAATAAGTTTTATAATTCTTATTTTCTGTATTATTTTAAGTAATAAGTTACCGCATTATATCCCTACTCTGTTTCTCATTCTTACTATTGGTCTTGGAATTGTTGGGGGGTATCTTCAGCTTTTCGGGAAGACCTGTGGTAACTGCGGCATGAAAAATTATGCTTTCGCAGAAAGGTGTATGGGATGCGGCCACCTGTTCTTGACGAGGTGCGCGAACTGTGGTACAGCGTTGGCGGATAGCGATGTTAATTGTCCATTATGCGGCCATTCGGTTAATGGACAGGGAAGAACCGGCTGGGGCGCAGGAGGTCAGATACCAAGATGATGAGTTTAAGACAATTTTTGGATGCTAATCCATTTTTTATAGATGATAAAATAGTGATAAAGGTAGAAGGAGCACCTGTTCATATTTATAAAGGAACTTTAAGTGAACTTAGTTTTTATACCGTGCATATTTATGGAGAATATCTAATTAAAAGAGTTGAATTTCCAGAATGTATGCGTGGTCCACAAGCTGTTGCAGTTATAGAATTGTATAACAAAGAAGGAAGTTAAAAAACTTCCTTTTTTTATACTGGTCAATGGGCGACGTATGACCATCTTGCCGCATTGGTCAAAAATTTGTAATTTAAAACGAGTGATTTTCATTATAAGTGAATAAGAATGAATAGGAGGTTAATATGTCCAAAAAAACTAAAAAAGTGGGGGTAACTTGTCAGTTGGACCCCGAAGTATTTCAAACCCTTAAAAAATTGTCAGAAGAAAATGATGTTTCATTAAGCTGGCTTATTAGGACAGCTATAAAAAATTATTTAGATTCACTTGAACCCAATGAAGAATGAAACAAAATGTTACAATTCATTAAAATTTTAATGAAAACTTAATGAAAACCTAACAAAGGAGAAATACGGAACATGAAACAAAAGTAGAAGATCTGCTACTCTCGCAAAGTCGTATGGAGGCTAATGGAGTAGGGATAGTTTCCTATCAAAGAATTGCCGCACCCAACCATCAAAGGATTTAAATGTTGGGCATTTGAGTGGACAGATGAATTTGAGGAGGCCTTCTTACATGTAACAAAGGAGGTCGGAAGAAATGGCAGAAGTTAACAGAATTGCATTTTATAAGGATTGGATTGATCCATATATCAAAGAGTTGCCTCCAGAACAAATTGATCAGATATGTGGGGCTATAGTGCGCCATGCATATTATGAACCACAAGATCCAGAAAGTTTTTCTGAACCGGGGGTAAGGATGGCTTTAAGGGTAGTTTTACCTAGGGTAGGTAAAGTAATGGAAAAAACAGAAGAAGCAGCAGAGAAAGGAAAATTCGGGGGTAGGCCTAAAGCTGCTGATGAATAGGAGGTATGGTTGTATTGCCGGGAACATCCTAATGCAAATGCGGGGACAGTTGCAAAAGAATTTGGAATTAATAGTTCAAATACAATTTATTCTAATAAGGGATGGAAAAATCGCCACAAGTCAACCTGGGAAAATTAATGAAAACCTTCATTAAGAGGTTTTCATTAAAATTTTAATGAGTTAATGAAAATTAATGAAAATTTTTTAATGAAAACTATACATAAGTTTTCATTAAAAAAACAATAGGTTTTCATTAAAATTTTAATGGTTTTAATGAAAACTATTAATACGAGGTTTTCATTAATTTCATTAAAATTTTAGTAATTTAATGAAAACACGAAAACCTCTATATAGTTTTCATTAATTTCATTAATGAAAACTTTCGTTCTAAACTACTACTCGGGACTTCGTCCCTCGTTAGTAGTTTAGAACGAGTCGCGCTCGAGTTAGTAAGAAAGGAGATTTGGTATGTTGATAAGAATTGAAGATGATTGGTATGATGGGGAAGATATGGAGATTCCTTCGGATTTTTTTGAGCCTTTTGAGTATTTAGAAGGTAAAGATTTTTAGAAGGCTTGTATGTTGTAGTTAGAAGCTTTGATTAATCAAAGTGATTATAAGTATAAAGATATATTTACTGATAAACTAAATGATATGAAGATAAGTGATGAAGTGGCTAATGCGGCAGAAGCTGCTGTGTAGGCACATAAGAAAAGTCATAAGGAGTATTGGAAGAAGAAAGAAGAAAAGGAAATGTAGACGAAGTATTGAAAGAGGGGATAGAGAAAGGAAAGAAAGAATATAAGAGAATTATGAGAAATGTGGAAGGGGTGGTGCCCCCGCGCAGTACCATTGATTGCTATCGTTCTCTCGTTTTTCGTCTGAGCTCATATCCCCATCCACACACCTAAGGCCGCCGCTTCTAATTCTTTCTACTGTTGGATCCCCGGCCTTTTATCTTCGTCTATTGGACATATATGATTTGATTTTTAAATAAAATTATGTTATAATATAATTATAAAATAGAAAGATATCCTATAATCCCCTGCGTAGTACCGTAGGGGCTTTCTTTTTTCTTTTCTATTGGCAAATCGTATAGGTTTTCTATTTGAATGAAGTTCTAATCGCGCGATTAAATTTTATGGGCGTACAGCTTACTACAGCTTTAAAAATCAAATAGGTTTTCCTGCTCCTGGAGTTTAAGAAAAATTATAGAATTGCGGCTAGCTGGTTCTGCGCCGGGGTTTGACTTTTATTAAAAAATATGGTATATATTTATATTTATATTTCCCCTTATATTATATCATATTTTTTAATAAAAGTCAATTTTTTTATGCAAAAACCTCCGAAAAAAGGGTTTTTTTATATCTGAGAATTATAAATATATAATTATTTAGCGTGGACCAAGCATAATTTTTGATTTGACAAGAAAATTTTTAGTAAAATCAAGTCAAAAATGTGGCGAAATCGGCGCATATGGGCCGGAAATGACTTGATTTTTGCAAAATTTTTGTTGTCAAGTTGGGAGGGGTTGAGGCGATATGTAATGCTAGCGCATTACAGGAGTGAGCAAAAGTGAGCCATATGCGAGCATATGTGCGGAAAATTGCGTAGGTCGTGTGGCGGGGGAATGCCGGCCTACACCTGCGGCTCCGGCCGGTTGCACAATTCGGGAGGTCAAAGTTTGTACACATTGTCGACGATTTTGGGCTTGACATTTCTATAGGTTTGTGGTATAATAAAGCGGGCCCAGGCAACTGCTAGCGGCCCGCCGATTTGTCAATAGGCAGATTATACAAATTTTAATCCTAAACATAAAAAAAAGATTGTGCATTTGCACAATCTTTACAGCACAGGTTCTCGGTGTAGGTAATAGGTTAGTCCCAAGTCGTCCAGCCGCACGAAGTAATCCATATCACCATTCGACACCAGGTCAAGGTCGGTCAATTCATCGATGTCGGTCAATGTTTCTTTGCGGGCGATTTTATCTCTTATCCAAACCACTGCGCGCCCTTTAAGGTAAGACTTTGCGCGCTCAAGAGAACCAAAAGCGCAAGTTATTCCTGTTTCTCCATAGGTATTCTCTTCATAGACAATGTAAACAATCTCTTTCATTTCGCGCTCGCCTCCAACTTTTCTATCAATTCTTTTACTTTTTCAATTGTAAGCCCTGTAACGTACTCCCTACCACTTTTTCCTATAACAGTTGTACCGCCTAAATAATTACGATACATACATTCAATACATTCTATGTTTAACATTTCATCGTCATTAAACTGTATAAACTTCATCATTTTTTATCACCTCATTCATTATCATCAATTTTTTCCACTCTATACTGCCAATCGCCACCGCTCATCGCGCAGTCAGAAGCCTCAATAAATGCCTCTTCTTCATTATCTGCTTCTATGTCATTATACTCTGCCTCTAAACATACCCATACTCTATACTTTGCCATTTTTATCACTTCCTTTCTTTTATACTCTTATTATAACATAGGGGGTTGAGGTTGTCAACCCCTTTTCTATCTTATTTCTCCAATTTCTTTTTTTATAGCCTTTTCAAATTTTGCTATCTTCTTAGGGTGCTTTCTGATGTACTCAGCCGCCCAATCGGTCGCCGCCCGTTCCTGTGGTACTCGGAAGTAAATTTCTATATCGTGAATGTAGGGGGCGGTTTCGTTGTACTTGCGCCACGCCTTTTTTGTAAATAAGTTCCAAGTTTTCGCGTGTCCCACTTCGTGGAGTAAAGACCAAGTAAACTCGGTTGCCTTAATGTCGGGGTAAACTCGGTTTATTGTATCCATAAAACCCTCGGTATAGTATTTATCGGGGTCTGAAGGGAAATGAACCTCATCATCATAGGCTTCCCACTCATCTGCCTTGCGCACCTTGATGTTAAAAGGTGCGCAGAACTTTTTGATTATCTTTTTAACTGACATAGCGGTTTACTTCCTTTCTTCTTTTTACAATTTAATTATACCACCTCATTCCTCGATTGTCAAGTGTAATTTTTGAATTAAGGGGCGGATTTTATCCCATAATTCGGACACTTCCTCAGGGTGATTAAGCATATAATAATAACCCCATTCAGTAGCCGTAAATTCATCGGGCAGGTTAAAATAGGTTTTTGTGTCCTCATCATCATCAGCGTTGAGTGTAATTTTGATATTAAAACAAAAATCATAGACTTCGTCGCTAATTTCATCATCAGTCATAGCGTGACCGATTTCGTGGAACAAAGACCAAAGGAAAATCGGGGCGTGAATTAGTGGGAAATTTGTTTCACAAAATTCAAGGAACATTCTATCAAAACGCTCTGTAACTACTACAGCATAAGAGATTGAACCATCGCGGTAGTATGCGAAGTCTGTATCATTAAATACTGTAAGGTCAAATTGCTTGCAATAGTCATTAAGAATTGCGGTCAAGCGGTCAAGCGTAGCGGATACATCTTTGTTCATTGTGTGTCACTTCCTTTCTTTTTCTAAATAAATTATAGCATTTATTTTCGGGAAAGTCAATAATAAATTTGCATTTTTCGAAAAATTTTTTATTTTTTGAAACGGAGAATTTACACCGGCGCACGAGCAGGCTGGCCGCTTTGGCCCGAAAATTATACCACACTTTCCAGGATTTGTCAAGTACTTTTTTCAAAAAAAATGCACAAAAAAATTCCCCTTTACAGGGGAATTCTGTATGTTTTGCGAATGACAATTTCCACAAATTCGGGTTTATTTTCGCACAAAAATCTGTCATTTCGCACAAACTCGCCGACCGCTTCATCTATCCACTTTTGGCGCGTTTTATCCTCATAGCGCAAAGTGTTGTACTTAGACAAAGGGATAAAAAAGTCATACTCAAATTTATCTTCTATTGGCATTTTGTAGATTTTTGCCTTGTGATAATTTCTTGTATGTTCCGCCTTGCGGCGGTCAAGGTCGTTTGTAGTACCGACCTTGAGGATATAATTGCCGTTGGTGTCGGTGTAGTGACCGACATAGAGGAACTCTTTATCCATTTTTGTCCTCTTTTCTGTTCCACGTGAGGGTTAAAGTGAAATGACGATTATTATATACAAACTTCATTTTGCCCTCTTCTGAAACGACCTTAAAATCATCATAATTTTGAAAGGTTTCTACGAGCATTGACATCAATTCGCGTTTATCCTCGTCGGGCTTGCGTGTTACCTTGCGCTTACCCTTTTTGTTGTCATAAACATTTGCAACCTTGAGGTTCTGCTTATGTTCTTCAATTACCTCGTCAGTTTCATCGGGGAATACAACCTCATCATACTTGTCAATAAGGTAAAACTCAGCGTCGTCCCTTGTCCAAGAGTTCTTCGCCATAAGGTCGGCAATCTCTTCTTCCGTGGCATAGTGTCGCTTTTCTTTTGCCATATTTATCACTTCCTTTACTTTTGATAACTCAATTATACCATATAAGTTCGGGGTTGTCAACCCCCTCTTTCGAGGGGGTATCCCCTATGAGGGCTCACGCCCTCTTGTAAAGGTTCTTACCCTTTACAGTGACGCTTTCAGCCTTACCCTCATTAGCGAAGGCTACGAGAATAGGCGTAATCTTCTGGAAAGTTACACCCAGACCATCAGCAATATCCTTTGCGGACTTCGGTTCGTCACCGAGAGCGGCATATACCTCAGGCTTCAGCGCCTCGGCTTCGAGCTGTGCCTTAGTCGGCTTCTTCGGAGCGTTCTTGCGCTTCTCATTCTTAGCGTCAATCAGCTCGATTTCGTGCTTCGCATATGCGACGATAACATCATCATCAGCGCACTTAGCGATAATCTTGTTCAAAACGTCTCTCTTAGTAATCTTTGTGTTAGCCATAGTCAACACTTCCTTTCTTGCGTAGGTCGCAACCCTTACTTTTTACATCTTTATTATAACATCTTGTTTGAAGTTTGTCAAGTCCTTTTTTCTACTTTTTTTATTTTTTTCGTAGTAGGTTTTCTTGTTCCTCACTTCTTACATTTATAATTATAGCACCAAAGTGTTGTGAAGTCAACACAAAAAATGAGTTTTGGGAGAAAAAATTTTTGTGCAAATTTTTTGAAATTTCCTCTTGACTTTTGAAAGGTGGTGGTGTATAATTTTCCGGCCCGGTCGATGGACACGGGCCGGGAGCCAATCGAAGTTTGCACAAATGGGATCCTGGTGCCTGGGCAAAAGTTTGTGCAGTTGCACAAAAATTTCCTAGGGGACTTGACAAAGCAAATGCCCGGCACGGCGCCCAATCGCGCCGGGACATTATACCACAGGTCCAGGTATTTGTCAATAGTCATTTTAAACAAAAAAAGAGTTGCACATTTGTGCAACTCTACAATTACATTTCATTTACAATTATAGTGCCAGTCTTAAAGTAAATGATGTGACGATTGCCATTTTCATCATCAAACAAAATTCTTTCATTTTCATATTCTATATCAAATTTTCCTCGATAGGACTGAATAAGGTCACCTTCTACATCATATACATTGACTTCTCGTTCAATACCGCCATTAAGTTCACTATTTTGACTTTTTAGTGCCCTTTTACCGCTTTCGGTATACCCAAAATAGAAGATACCAAGACCCCAAAAACAGGCTAATATAATTCCAATAATTACTAATCCGACAGGGTGATACCATGTATCTGAACAATACATATTTATCATTAAACCCACACCAATAACAAATACACTGGCAACAATTGCTATAATAATAAAACCTATTGTCATTTATTAATCCTCCCAAATTATATCTTCAAAGTAAGGGTCATTCTTGTCAGGGGTGTAAATAGCTGTAATTTCACCGTCAACATTTCCGCTAAAAATCTGCTTAAATTCGGGAGTGTCACTAATCTTTTCAAACAATTCAGTTTTTTCAATAAGACAAATGCCACGTGCCTTTTCTACAATTTCATCGGGTACTTCAGCGTCAAACCCTACATTAAAATAAGCTGTTACTTTCATTTTTATTTCACTTCCTTTCTTATTACTTTAATTTCTATATCTACGGGGATAACTTGAGTTTCTCCATCAACAAATTCATCATACATTCCGCCATGACTAAGGTTCAATGCCCCAAGAATTGCGTCATCACTTATAATAAACAAGTCCTCGTTATGGATAAAAGTATCACCTATGTTTAAGTTACTAATACAAACAGTTGAATTTTTCGTTTCACTAACAACCTTAATCATTTTTTTATTTCCTTTCTTTTTTATACTTTTATTATACTCCGAGATTAGGCTTTTGTCAAGCCATAATCTCGAAGATTTTGTCGGGGGTGTAAGCATTTTCGCCCCATTCGTCAAGGTTTTTTTGCTCATCATCAAACAGTATATCCGCATATTTTGTAACTGTTGATTTCGGTGTCCCATAAGGTACGATATGAACCGCGTCGAAGTTTACCGAGGGCAGGTGCTTTGCCAACCACTTCATTTTTGCGAGGGTGACTTCCTTGTTATATTCGGGCGTACCACTTTTTGACAGCCACGAGATAATCTCAACTCTATGCCCTTGCGCTTGCATCTTATGTATGCGCCTTGCCAACTTTGACATATTTACAAGTGGCTTCGCTATTGCATAGGGGGTGCTATCTGAGGCTATAAGCATTTCAAGCCAACCACTCACTCCGTAAAGATTTGCAATCGTTCCGTCCATGTCAAAACAAAATGTTCTCATTTCTGTATTTCCTTTCTCTTTTTTACAATTTAATTATAGCATTTATTTGTTTATTTGTCAAGTGCCAAAATACAAAATGTAAAGAAAATATCCGTTTAATACGCAAGTTGACAAGTGCATTAAAATTCCGTTGATGTGGCGGTCGGTAATAAAATCTTTGATTAAACCACAAAGTGCGACGGCAAGTCCGAACCACGAAATCGAAAGTCCGAAAATCATAATCAATACTACATTAATTATCTGAATGACACAACGCAAGTCATTCATTTCAAACTTGTAGGCTTCCTCAATCTTAAAAAATCTCTTAATGTATTCCATTTTGCTCTGTCCTTTCTCTTTGTTACAATAATATTATAGCACCAATAGACGAGATTACAAGTGTACAGATTGCACAAATTGGGAGTGGAGATTTTGTGCGGTTTGCCTGGAAATTAGGGGTTGACTTTGCGGCGGAGGTATGGTATAATATTTCGGGCCGGTCGACCCGAGCGTGGGTCTTACGGTCAAATTAAATTAGGCTTGATTGACAACGTAGCGTCAACAAGTTCACAGCCAGCGTCACCACCAAGATAATATAAAGTTCCTGTTTCAAGGTCAACAGCATTGATAGAACTTTCTTCTTTACACTTCATTAAAGTTTTTTCATCTTCGTCAAAAGGGAACTTAATCTTGAAAACGTCTCCCTCATGTAATTCCCAAAATTCCACTTCTGCAACTTTTAATTCTACTATTCTCATTTTTATTATTTCCTTTCTTTTTATTTGCGGCAAGGCGGTCATTGGACGGGGATTAACCGCCCAGCCGCTTTACTTATAGTGAATCATAGAAATCTTCTAACTGTCTAAATTCACTATCAGTAAGTCCAAACACTTCAAAATACATATAGCCATAGCAAATATCAATTTCAAGTTCACCATCATTATACAGCTTGGTCATTCTATCGCCTGCCCAATTGCGAGTATTAAATATACCACAACAACCGTCATTGTAGTTTTCTTTGATTATCTTCTTTGCTATTTCTAAATTATTCATTTTTATAATTTCCTTTCTCTTTTTGTACTTTTATTATATCACTCTATTGGGGGTTGTCAAGGACTTTTTCAGTCCTCGAACAACTTTTTCCTCATAGGTTTATGGTATGACATACATCGACTGAAAATCTCTTTTTCAATCATTACATCTTCAAGACCTGTATGACTTTCGACAAAACTCTTATTGCCTGTCATATAGCGATAAAGTATTTCCGCTTTTAACTGCGGGCGAGGCGGGTTCTGGTTAGTCATAAAACCATTCTGTTTACACCAAAGCGGATAAAGGGCGGATTTTCCGATTGTATCCTTTGCCATAAACATTGTGTCCCATATCTCAACACCATAAGGCAAAAACCACTTGTATTCACTCTTGGTGATATAGCGGAGTGTCCTCTTTAATGCCCTATTATCAAACTCGGCATTATGCGCCATTATAGCGCGAACCCGATATTTCTTGCATATATCACGGAGTACCTTTCTTGCTGTGAGGATAGATACCATTTTACGAGTACCTTTAGCAAGGTCAATCTCATATTGAGGTAATTTGTCGGCATAATAAGCAGTCTGCATAACATCTTTCATACCGACATATACATCATATATGACGAATGAAAACTTCTCATATACTTTACCATATTTGTCAACTACAGCAAAGCCGAGGTCATAGACCATATTATCCTCAATAGAGTTACAAGTCTCCGTGTCAAGTACGACATAGTATGCCTTTCGGCGGTCAATTTTCTTACTCAAGGTTTTGTACCTTCCTTTCATCTTTGATACTATTATTATAGCATAGGGGTCGCAAGTTGTCAAGCCCTTTTCCAAACTTTTTTCTTTTTTCTGTTGGCGGGTTCATCACTAACTTACAATACTATTATAAGTCTTGAGGGGATAAAATACAATTGTGCAGGTTGCACAAAAATCATGCCCGGCCTTTGTACAATTCGCCTGGTTTCGGGATTTTGTGCAGTTGCACAAAATTTGAGAAAAAATTTGAAAAAATTTTGTGCACTTTGCTACTTGACAAAACTGCGCGGTGCGTCCGCAGCCGCGCAGCTATTATATCATATTCCCAGACGTTTATCAATAGTCAATTTGCACAAAAAAAGCTGGTGAATTTCTCCACCAGCATTTTTTATCTAAACGCTTTACCTAAGGCTTTAATTACTTCTTCACTAATTTTTTCGGGGTACTTGTTATTAATGAAGATTTTATTTGCTTCAGGGCAGTACTTAGTGATACCTGTTTTATTATCATTATCAGAAATAATCGTGAGATTTTTTCTGTTAAAAGCGGCAAAGTTTTTTATGTCACCACCATCACTACAAGCCCAACCGTCAAACATTACAATATTGTAGTTAAAAGTGTTAGGCTTTTGCGCTTCTCTTACTAAATCAAATAAAGCAGGTCTTAAACTATTTCCACCATCGGCGAATATATATTTTTCTTTATTTGTTTTAGCTTTACGATATTTGTCCGCAACGAAGTAAACATCAAATGTAAAATTCTTATATTCTTTTTCAATCTCAATAAGAGCCTGAATAATCTTGTTTGTAGGGGGACAGTTATTACTATACGACCCGCTATCGTCCAACATCAAATTGAGGTGAAGTGAACCGAATTTATTATTTCCGTTTACTCCTGTTTTCTTGTCAAAGTACTTGTAATCTTCACGACCTACGTTTCGGGGGTTAAGAATACCACTATAAGCATTAATTCCGTTTCCGCTATTGTTCTTATGATTGAACTGCATTATGGTTGCTTTTAATGTTTCATAAACCTTTTTGTCTATTCTATCATTAAAAGTAGCTTCAATAGCTTCATTAATAACTTCGCTACCAGTATTATTTTTGCTTATATCATCAAGAAGTTTATTAAGGGCTTCTGCGGAAACTTCCATTTCTTCTTCGTTATTATCACCCTCACTACCATTTTTAATATCAGAATTAAAAGAAGGTGCAGCAGAAGAGTCTGACTTAAAATGTTTACGGACTTCATCATAAAGTCTTTTAATATCCTTCAAATAGTCAATAGCTACACGATATTTATGCCAACCATCATTGTCATAATAATCGTCTCTATACGAGCTATTTATATTACTATACCTATCAATTATTTTTTGTACTTCATCAGCAAGTCCGTATAAATTCTGCCTAAATCTTACGATATTGAAAAATGCTTCTGTCGCTGATGTAGGATTTTCGGAAGGCTTGCCGCAAATGTAGAACAACTGCTTCTTAAAATTTACATCAAGGTAGTAGTTATGGAGTAATGTTTCAATGCGCTCATCTTCAAAAATATTAAAGATTTCAAAAGACGGCATCCAACTATATTCAAATATATCTGATGAAAACTTAGGAGTTAAAATAACGTGACTAAGCTCGTGATATAACATAGAACGTACCGCTATCTCTTCTGTAAAGCCGGTAGTTGCTTCGGGGGCTTTTTCCAGCCCCTTTGCAACTATAGGAAAAGAAATAACAATGTTGTCGTTTACTGTATCATAGTATGATGTTTCCGCGTCAAGGCTAAGCTCGCAAGGGATACGGCGTTCTGCATATAAGCCAATAGGCAACTGATTAACGAGTTCTCTTACGATATTTACATTTACTTCCATTTTCTACTTACCTCATTTCTTTTTATTAAGCCAAAGCTGACTTGAGCATATTAGCGGTCAACTTAAATTCCTTCATATCAGCACATCTGTCTACAAGAGGCTCAGGCAGTCCATATACCATACCACCTATTGCGAGATTCATAGTACCGATAATCTGAAAACCGTCTGCAATTACTACCTTACGTCCCTTATAGTCAAACTCTGACTTGCCGTCGAGAACACCCTGCAAAAAGCGCAAGCTATCAAAAGGCAAAAGGTTAATTTCGTCAAGGACAATCGGCTTACCCTCTGTCATACAGTCCCACAATACGGAAGGCTTAAATGACGGCTTACCATCTTCAAAGCAGAAATCTTCCATAAGGTCGGCAGGAAGCATTGAGGCGTTGCATACTATACAACGGTTATCAGCTTCTGACTGCGCCAACGTGGTCTTACCTGTTCCCGCCGAGCCATAATATACCTTAAACCTCTTATTGATAACCTTTTCAGGCTTAGGGGAAGCGGATAAATCACTGAGGATATTATCAAATTCCTGCGACTTAATTTTAGCCTTTATCTCATTCTTATACTGATTATCCATAAGTGAAAAGTAATTGACGATATAGTCCCTTGCGGCAGCCTTGCCCTTTGCTACCTTAAAACCGAGCGTGTTGATAAAGCGGTAATTAGGCTCAAACTCAAATTCGCTAAAGAACTTGATAATATTCTTCAAGCCACGCATAACTCTTACTTCGGGTGTTTCTTCAACGGCTTCAACTTCATCAGTAGTAGAAGTCTCAGCAGAAGGGAGAACTATATTGGCATATACTTCAGGGCGGTCATATGTTGCGGCTAAACGAAACTTATTATAAATGTTAAGCCAATCATCATAAATAGGGCTTGTAGGCTCAACAACAACAGACGTTCTCGTTGTGTCGTCGGCAAAATAAATCTTTCCGTCCTGTGCCTTCTTAATTGTTGCATTGTCGTTAATCTTCATTGTTTTTCTTTTCCTTTCTCTTTAAGTACCTTTATTATAGCATAGCTTCTGTAGGTTGTCAAGAGGTTTTTTCAACTTTTTTTTCTTTGTGTTGAGCGGTTTTTCCTGGCCTCTTACATAAGTAAGTATACAGGATAGGAGCGGAAAATACCATTGACAAGTTGCACAAAATGGGAAGCCTGGTTTTGTGCAAAAAATCTACAAAAAAGTGCTTGACAACCCAGAGGAACTGTGATACAATAAACCGCGCCATAGGTTCCTTGGCGCGCGGCGATTATACCACACCGCCGTAGATTTGTCAACTCCTAATTCAAAAAAAATTGCATAAAAAAAATCCCCCTCGGGAGCGACCCGAGAGGGGAAATTTCCGATTCCAGGAAAACTGCGCACATTTTCCCAAAAACTCCAGAAAGGGCAGGAAAAGGAGGGACTCTTGCCTTTTTTTATTTTTTAACCGCATTGTACGGGGCTTTTGAAGGGAGACCCCGATGAACCCTAAAAGAGGAGGTACAGTTAGAAAAGTTAAGAAAAGAGGGGGTGGAACGCTTACGAGAACCATGGCTTAGACAGTACCTGCGGTAAGTTTACCCCTCGCCCGAGTTGTTGGTAGCTACTCCAATAGCTCAAGGAACTTTTTGTTCTGTCTTTTCTTAACCTTTCTAACAAGTTAATTATAACATTTATTTTTTAAGTTGTCAAGTAAAATATTATAATTAATTTGTGAATAAAGGTAGCCGGCACCGGTCGCCCTACTCGGGAGGTGCTAACTTCCACGGCGAACCTTTGGCTCATCGTATAGTCACCCTTGACCCTTTCGTCCTTGTGAACGCTCAAGGAATTCTTTATGGGGTTCCCACCCTGACCTTTATCCACAAGTTAATTATAATATTTATTTTTTAGTTTGTCAAGTATATTTTTTAAGAATTTTGGGGGGTAGGGGGTGCTACCCCCCTCAATTCTTACGCCTCAGCGGGGAGAGCGTAGAGCATAACTCCACCCTTGCCCTTAACCTTTGCGACCTTGCCAGCCTCGACAAGTCTACCGAGGATAGGCGTAGCCTTCTGCACGGAGATACCGACAGCCTCAGCGATAACCTTAGCCTGTACGCCCTCAGCAGGGACAGCCGCAAGTACCGTAGGCTCGAGAGCGATGGACTCCAACTGAGCCTTTGTAGGCTTCTTCTCAGCGCCCTTGCGCTTCTCGTTGCGCTTATCCATAGCCGCAATCTGAGCATTTGCCCACTCTGCATACTCAGGGATAACCTCAGCAATCTTTGTAAATCTCTCTCTGTTTGTAATCTTTGTAGCCATATTCGCCACTTCCTTTCTCGCTATTGGTTGCGACCCTTTATTTATATTATAGCATTTGCTATCAAGTTTGTCAAGTAGTTTTTTTAACTTTTTTTGTAAGGTGTCGAGGTGTCTTTCCTCATTTCCTTTTTTATTATACCATAGAGATTTTAGTCTGTCAAGTGTTTTTTTCAAAAAAATCTTTAACTATTTCTTCGATTTGATGAAGGGTAAGTCCGAGAGTATAACCTTCCCTTCCATACTCATCAATATAGATAAAATCAGCCTCATCAAAAAATCTTTTATTAAGTTCTTCAATTATAGTTTTGTTATCCATAATCTGCACTTCCTTTCCTCATTTCCTTTTTTATTATATCATCTTTTGAACAATTTGTCAAGAAAAGATTTTGATTTTGTGGGGACAGATAGGCGAAAATTACCATAAACTGTAACCCCTTGAGGGTTGGTTCTTTTCTGAATGTAATTTTGATTATTTAGATTAGATAATACCATTGACATTTCCATTATGTTAAGGTTAAAACAAGAGGCAATCTCTCCTACAGTTTTCCATTCGTCAAGATTATTAACATAATCTAAAACTTTAGGGGAGTATTCTTTTATCATTTCTTTTGTTGTCATTCTCGTTGTTTCCTTTCTTTCATTTACAAGTATAGTATAACCCCAAAAGAGAGGAATTACCATTGACAAAATGCACAAATCGGGCATGAAGATTTTGTTTAATTTTTGTGCAATTTGCTACTTGACTTTTGGGAGTTGGTGTGGTATAATATTTCGGCCGACCCGGCCTGGGCGGAGGTATTCCCAGGTCGGTTCGGTAAAGAGGAGGTACATTATATTTGGTTTATAAATTCTTCTATCTTATCTTTTAAGTTAATGAGCATATCATATGTAATATCTCCATATTCTTCCCAATTATCGTCATCTATTTCATAGTTTTGTTCCAAAACACTCACAACCATATCGCCAGCATAAAGATTAATATTTTTAACAATTTCTTTTTTGAGTTCTTCGAGTAATTCCTTTTTTGTTTCATCATTCATAGCGGTGTATTTCCTTTCTTTACCTTACATATTTATTATAGCATAAGTTTTTTAGATTGTCAAGTATTAATTTTGCGGGCGGGCGGTCATTGTCGGGGGATAGACCGCCCTGCCGCGGCTTTATACTATTTCATTTAACAGATTTTCAAACTTTGCTATGGTAGCCAATTCCTCAAAGAGTTCGGGGTTTCTGCTAGCGATATACCTTAATGTAAGTACAAGCCCTGCTACTATATCTTCTTCTGGCATACCTGCTATAAGCAAATTAGCATATGTTTCAGTCCACTTTTCTAACAACTTTGTTGCTCTATCTTCCATATTTATCACTTCCTTTCAATATACATCGTAGCCGTATGCGTCTACCTTATCATCACCCATATTGTCAGCAGGGAATTCGTCTACGAGTTTACAACTACCGTCAAACTCAGATATGTCCTGTGCCAAAGCAAGGGCGCGTTCCTTATCGGTGTCGATTACCGCAAAACCACCGTCGTTTGAATCAAAAATGAAGTACCATTCCATATTGTGTACCATCCTTTCTTTATTGTACCTTTATTATATCACTTCTCTATTGGTGTGTCAAGCATTTTTCTTGCAAAAGGCATAAATCTCATAGCGATTTCCATATCAGTAAGAGTGCCGACGAACAAACGTTCGAATTCTTCTTTGGAGTAGTAGACTCCATTCTCCATGTCGTAGTAGAGTATCAGTACAGTAGTAGCCATAAGTGTTACCCCCTTTCTTATTTACATCTATAGTATAGCACACATTCTTTGTGCTGTCAACACAAAATTCCTGGTTTTGGGAAGGTGAAATTTGTGCAAAATGTCGAGAAAAAAGTGCTTGACTTTCGGCTGGCTGGGGTGTATAATATTCCGCGCGCTGCGATGATGAAGCGGCCGGCAGCGCGCGGCTCATTTGTCAATAGACAATTTGTAAAAAAAATACACCTTGCTTTTGTGCAAGGTGTAGAAATTTCTAAATTAGATTACCGATGTCGGTTACAACTGTAGCCGTGACCCATTTTACAGGTATTCCCTCTTTTTCGCACTTGCGATAAAAACTCATATCAGTCTCAAAATTCTGTAAAAAGTCATAAATGGCTTTCATATTTGGAATTGTAGGGTTTTTGAAATACCTAAATTCAAGTCTTGCCCGCCAGGCTTCTTTTGTCATAATGGGCGCAAGTATCGTAAAAGGGATATTGCGCTTGCGCAAGGCTTTTATAACATTGATGTGAGCTGATATAAAAACCTTTTTATCCTTGTAGTTGAGGGCTGTGTCGATATAGTTATCTTCCCAACCGTTAATTTTTTTGAAGTTGCTTGAATCTAAATCTATAGTTGTATCGGGGTTGTTACGGCAGTATGTGCTTTTACCAACCCCTTGATAACCGCATATTATCATATTCACCCCACTTCCTTTACTATTGGTATAAATCTCATAGCTGAGAACTTGCCACGGTGCTTGATGTTGTACTCATAATCGGAGATATACTTGTCATTTTCCAAATCATACCATATTGTGATTGTTCTTTTCTTAAACTTCATTGTCATATTATCACCTCATTCCTCTATCAGTTTTGTGTCGTCGGCGTACCATACATACACCTTGTCACCATCAAGGGCGCACCATTCGTTGATAAGCAATTTATCGGGAGCGATATGAGTGATAATCTGATACTTGTAGACTTCGCCCGTATCACTATCCCACATATGGCGGGTGTAGATACCGCCGCCGCAGTAATTTACCATATAGTTGTGACCGTTTACAATGTGTCCGATAAAATCGGTAGCGTTCTTCTCGGTAGCCTTATACAATTCAAGAAATGTATCGTGTGTCATAGTTCTTTACCTCTCTCTTATATTTGTAATTACATTATAGTATACTTTTTATGCCTTGTCAACACCTTTTTTTATGGTGAGGATATATTCACCCATACCTTCACAGATAGAATACTCATAATCAAGGGCATTGTTAAAGCCTAAGTATTCTATACGGCTTGCTATATCATCAGGCGTTGCCGCATATATGCACATAGGTGCCTTTGTAGTATCACGGCTATCCGCATAAATGTGAACAGTGTGTCTATAGCAAAGTTCGGGCATAGCCTTAATAGCCTTTGTTGCGTTGATTGCTAATTCATTGATAGTCATTTTTCAAGTCCCCCTCTGTTGTTTGTAATTACATTATAGCACATTTATAGGTGATTGCAATAGTTTTTTGCGTTTTGTAATCTGTTTGTAACATTTCATTACAGAGTCTTTGTGCACCTGCACAAACTTTCGCCTTTTGGGATTGGTAAATTTGTGCAAAATGTAGAATTTTTTGGGGTTGACTTTCCTACAGGAATGTGGTACAATATTGCGGCGCGGTTCGTCCAAAAGCGCGCCGCTCAAATAAAAACCCCCTACTGCCGTCGCAGTAAGGGGTTCAGCGCTGACCTCTCCATAACTGCTCACCGCCTGCGAGGCAACAGGGGTAAGGGACGGTTCCCATCTCGTCTGTAGGAGGCTCTGTTTCGGTCTGTCGCTTTGCCCTTTGGCGACCTTTGCGCTTGACCTACTCGGTTATTTAGTCCCTCTCCCGTGCCACCGAGACAACGGTAAGAGGCAGGTTACTGCTTTAACGGCTTGTCCTGCCGGGTGGGGTCTGGTGCACCATACCTGCGGTTTTTGTAGGGTTCCATTACCGCTAAACCAAAGGGTTTTTTCCCTGTCCCAAGGGTTTCTGCTATTATAACGCCTTATCAGTGTCGGCGGTAGGACTTTTCACAACGAGGCTCCTTACTGCACCCCTGTGGGCTCACTGCCCTTCCTTTGATGATTTAAGTATACCACCTACGGGTTCTAAATACCACTGACATAATGCACAAATTACGGGAGATTTTATTGTGTAGTTTTATTTCAAAAAATGCTTGACAAAATCCTGGATCTGTGCTACAACGCAAATGCCTCGCGCGACGCCCGGCCGCGCGAGGGCGAGCCTATCAGTCCCACCCCCTCTGCTTCGCCTTGCGGTCTGCCTGCTCGCGCTTTTCCGCAAGGGTTTTAGTGCGGCGGGTGTATAAACCCTGCCAGGTCGGTCCGCGGTGCGCGTTTACTTTCTTATGTGCCATTTCAGATACCCCCTTATAAATTGTTATATCCGAGCTTGTAGTGCTCATATGCTAAATCTAAAAGTTCCTGCGGAGCGGTTTCACCAGCCGCCTCATAATATCTCTTTACCTGATTAGGGCGCGCCACGAGAACTGTAATTAACTTTTTGGAATTAAAGTTAAAAATCATTATGAGGGCGGTAGAAGTTACGAGGTGGTATTCCATGCCATTCCTATGATGGCGGTCTACCTTAAATCCTCTTACGGGCTTGCCGTATCCGATTAACTCTTTGATTGCGTGAACGCGGTCGATGCGGTCAACTGAAAGGTGGTTTGTAGTTAACATAATGTGGATCTCCTTTACCTTTGATACTTAGATTATACCACTTGTAGGGCGCGGTGTCAAGCGAATTTTGAAAAAAAGTCTGGAACTTTTATAAAATGCGAACCGTAAAAGTAATTTACATAGCGGTAATTTTCTTCTTTACTACCTTTATTTACAGTAAGAAAAATAAAACCTGTAAAATGATTGTAAACTAAAAATGTCATAATTCTCACCTCCAACAGTAAAGATTATAGCACATGGAGCGGTGGGTGTCAAGCACAAATTTCGGGATCAAAATTTGTGCAAAATGTAGAAATTTTTTGCTTGACAAATTGTCCAGGGTGTGCTTAAATCTAAAAGCCTCGCGCCAGGGCCGGCGGCGCGAGGCTCAAAAGTAAAACCGCCCCTGACTACACAAAAAGAGGGCGGTTTTACTAATTTTGGAGGAGGTATTAGAAAATTCAAAGGAGAGGGCGTAACAACAAGGAACTTTGGAGGAGGTATAGGACAACGCGTAAGCGCCCGCCCGCTCTTTTCAACTTTCTACTATCCGCTATCTTCTGGATAGGGAGCGCGACTTCCCTATCCCTTTGATTGCCGTGTTGTGTCACGGGGTCTTTCTAAAAAGGTTCTGTCATTTTGCGTAACCGCCTTTCCTAAACTCAACTCAACTTCCCTTAAGAAGTTATCTATATTGTATCATAAGGGTTGAGGTTTGTCAACCCCTATTAGCAATATACCAGGCTCATATCAGACCACTTGAGGACTGATATTTGATTGCAGGCGCGTCCTACTTCGAGGGCTTCACGTTTTGTAGAGACGCGGTGAGAATTGTCTATATAATACAAACCATTCTCAAGCCATATTCCGCAATTTCCTTCAAAACGGCATATCGCACCAAAAGCCGCGAGTGCATTATCATATGCAACGCCGTCGGTTGCAACCTGATAACCGGACTTATATGATATAGCCTTACCGTGGCGGAGCGTAGCACCGTCATTATTTCCGAGCGCGAGTAAATCCTTAAATGTAAACTTTGTTGTGGCAGTAATCATTGTACCGTCCCCCTCTCTCATCTTTGTAACTATAGTATAACGCCTACGGGTGCAAAAGTAAATTGTGCAATTGCACAAATTCGGGATAGAAAGTTTTGTGCAATTTGTATATAAAATTCTTCTTGACTTTTGGGCGGTCAGGTGGTATAATTTACCGCCCGCTGCGACCTTGTAGCGGCCGGCAGCGGGCGGGCCGAAAGTCAATGGGCATATTGCACAAATTTTTGACTTAAAATTTGTGCAATATGTAGAATTTTAAGAGGGGAAGTCCTCAGACTCCCAAGGCCGCGAGGGCCTCGGAAGCCTTATCGGCGGGGAGTATTAATAATCCGTCGCGCCCCCAAGCCTTACGGATATATCCGCGAAAGTGGCGGTATTCGCCATATTCCTTGAGCGTTGAAGCTATTAGGCGCTTATTGGTGGCGATGCCGCCCAACTTATTGGCAATATTCTCACCAATACAAGCCGCTTCCTCTATCGTGTCAGCACTTGCCTTGAATGTCCACTCATTCTTAGCGCCCTTTGTGTTCTTGAGACCCTCGAAACCATAAATTGAATACTTAGACATCTTAAAAATCCTCCAAAAAAATTTGATATATTTAGGCGGTTTTAAGTGGCGCCCAGCACTATTTGATTAGAAAACTCTTTTGATATAGTATGCGTAGTTGTAACGCGTGCTAACTTTGATTGTGCGCCAAATATCGCCGCTTGTGCGATAGTCCCAATAATCCACGGTGCGGTCGCCGTATGCGTCAATTGTCAAAGTAACAGCAATATCACCGCTGTTATATTCAAAAATCAAATCACCAGATTTGCTATGACTAACGCAGAAGTGAGCACCTTCTTCGACTATGGCGTTAATAATCTTATTTGCTCTGTCTACTGATACCTTAAATTCTGTCCTTGTCATTTCTAAATCCTCCTCTAAAAGTAATCTCTTGAGCTTCGGGCGTCCCCTCAACTCATGCCTCTATTATAAGGGTTGGGGCGGAGTTTGTCAATACCCAAATTTTTCTACATTTTCACCAAATAATTACAAAAATCACGGGTGAATTTCTACATTTTGCACAAAAACAAAAGTTCGTTTTTACATTTGCACAAATTAAAAAGTAAAAAATCTACATTTTGCACAAAAGAAAAAATTCTACAAAATGCACAAATCGGGAGTGTGAAAATTTGTGCAAAATGTAGAAAAAAAGTGCTTGACTTTGTGGCGGCACTGTGGTATAATTTTCCGGCCTGATCGGCCGGTACTCGATAAAAACGAACATTCGTTCGGTTTATGGGAATAAACCATATGTAAACAAATTGTGAACAAATTGTAAATTTTTTCCGAACGTATGTTCGTTTTAGAAAGCCCAGCGCGAGGCCCGGGCGCGCTGGGGCAATCCACCTTTATGCATATTGCACAACCGGGCTGCCGCATATTTGTGCAGGTGCACAAACTTTATTTTCTACATATTGCACAAAGCCGAGATGAAAACTTTGTGCAAGTGCACAAAATTTAAAATCTACATTTGCACAAACTGACCAGGAATTATTTGTGCAAATGTAGATTTAAAATCGGGGGCGCTATGCCCCCGTTATCTCAAATTCTTCCGTCCTATTGGGATATTCGATATACAGTCTGTCATTTGTTCTCCACATCGCGGTGTATATGTGGCAGTTCCTACTGCGTACTACTAAGTCTCTGCCGCCGCTATGCGTCATTCTATCCTGTATGCGACGCCATGCGCTTATCTTGCGCATCGAGGGCTTGTCGTATGCCTCGAACAAATCACCTTTTGCCCACTGATACATTTCATTTACCGATTTGATTGTTATAGTTTTCATTGTTTTGTCCTCCCTATTGGAATTATTAAAGTATATATGAGTTGAAAAATGGGGGGCTTATGCCCCCCTGAAGCTCTCCACTTTTTTACTTACGCTATTATACAGCTCCTCATCTGATAAGAGGTCGTTTCCTTTGAGAGTCCACGTAAGTTTTAAAACTTCGTTTTCAACCTCAAAGTATGTTATTACTTCCAACACGAGCTCGTGATAATGCCCGTATGCATTATGCTTGTTCCACAACTCACGGAATGTTCTAACTGTTGCCGTGAAATTGTCTTTATCATCGGAATACATTGTACCCCAAACGAGCTTTGAACTATAGTCCGGATGCTCAAATGTTGCCCTTATATCGTAGGCGATAACGTCGATCGTATCACAAATTTTGAATTCCATTTTTAAATCCTCCTTTATCTGTTGGCTACAGCCACAATTATTATTATCAAAATTGCTATGAATGTTCCCATATATTTATACCTCGAGATTATGCGTATACTCGTTATAGTACCATGTGTATACATTATTACCGAAATAGTGTGCTATGTAGGATAAGGACATGCCCTGTTCGAGCATGTCCCTTCCGTATTCTCTGAAGAATTCTACACTCATTGTATTATGCCTCCCTTCCTACCTTGATTGTCTGCGGCCCCTTTGTGCCGCGTAAGAGCTTAACGTTGCCATTGGTGACAACATCGACCAACTTATCAGCAAGCAACTTCATTCTTGCCCTTGATACTGCCCAAGACATCAACACAAGTCCTTTGTTACTTGTGTCTGATACCTTGTATGCTCTGTTGCGCTTGCCGTCTGTCGTGATGATATACGACAACCCCTTATCACTGTATGCGTAC